GGGGTAGTTGGAAGGGGGGTAGTTGGAAGGGGGGTAGTTGGAAGGGGGGTAGTTGGAAGGGGGGTAGCTGTAGATGTAATTGGAGGGTTAGGCACAGGTTTTACAGAGAGTGTACTAGGAGCAGATTTACTTGCCACCTTTGAAGCACCGGCCACAGCTGTTAATGCGCCTACAATAGTAGCCGTAGCACCCGCAGCATTGATATATAAATTTTTTACTTCCTCTCGCGCAGCATCCAAAGTTACTGACCCATCATCAGTGTATGAAAACGGTCCCCAAAATACGCGTTCAATCCACCCACTTGGACCATTCCACATTTCACCGTTCCACATTGGCTTAGGGTATCTCATAAGAGGCAAAAAGGCATGCATATGTTTTGTAGTACCTCTATACATGTCAATTATCAACATTATGTAGACAAGCGGAAATAATATTACACCGTATAAAAAACTAAATAACCGAAAGGGTATATTGTAACCAATTGCTTTATTTGCCGAAATACTTCCTGCATATAATGCGAGTAATATAACTAAGAGCGACCAAAACATGTCTATTGACTTCTTTGCCACAAGACCTCCTGTGTGCTTAATCGGTTTAAATGTACTTCTCTCAGCCTTTACTGCGTCTTCTTCCTGCTTCTTAGCGAGGGCCTTATCTTTCTCTGCTTGACTTTTATCAGCCAATGCTTTTCTTTCTGCGACTAGTTTATCCTGCTCTGCCTTTTTAGCCTGCTCTTTTGCGTAAGCCTCGGCTTCTGGATCATTTAAATTTGTATATATCGTATGATTTATCTTATTGCTTAAAAGTGTTAGCGTATTTCCCATCTACAATACTTCTAAACTTTCGTACTATTAAAATATATCGCATTATACTAGGAGATGGACTATTCTGTAGTGATTCCATCATACAAAAGGCCAGAGGGCTGCCGTGACAAGACACTTGCCGTATTACACAAATACAAGATTCCCAAGGATAAGATATTCGTCGTAGTGGCCGATAAAGAGCAGAAGGCCGAATATGAAGCAGTCTTAGACCCCAAGACATATGGCGAGATTCTCGTCGGTGTTCCAGGATTAGCTGAAGTACGTAATTGGATTTTTGAACATTTCCCCAAAGGCACACCACTTGTCTGCTGTGATGATGATATACGGTCATTTATTGAGTATGATGGCTCTGTAAAGCGCCATGAACGACCACTCCGGAGTCTTAAAGATATTATAAAGCGTGGATTCGCAGAGTGTAAAAAAGCCAACTGTCGTTTCTGGGGAGTCTATCCCAGCGCCAATGGATTCTTCATGAAGCCCACTGTCTCAACAGATTTGAAGTTCAATATTGGAAGTTTCTGGGGTTGTTTCAATCCAGGGTCGGAAATACACTTAGACAGAAGTGAAAAAGAGGATTATGAGAGGACTCTCAAATTCTTTGTAAAAGACGGTTCTGTAGTACGTCTTAATTTTGTGTCTCCTAAGACTGCGTACTATAAAGAGCCAGGGGGTATGCAGACACGGAATAGACTAAAACATCAACATGTCGCAGTAAAGGCTCTTCTTAAAAAATACCCTGAGTTTGTTAAATCAAATCCAACACGGAAGTCTGGATTTCCAGAGATTCGTATTGCCGATAGACGTATTACACAGAAGAAGCGGGATTAAACTTCTGAAAGCTTCTTACCCCTATCTGGACCACTAGTAATTGTAAAGTAATTCAGACCATATCCTATTCCAGGACCTTGATGTAACTTTGCATGTGCTAGAAGTATATCACGAGCGCATGTATAAATTTCCCCAGTATCTAGATTCTGATACTTATTTATATCAAGACAGATAAAACGAAGTTGTTTTCCAGATCCCTCTATAACATACGTTTTATAAAGCCCGCGTTCTCTAAGAGCAATATCAAGTTTGCTATTTCCAGATATTCTCGGCATTCTTGTTGTGTACCAACCTAACACCAGTCATCCAGTTCAATTTTTTGCCGTCTTACGTCGCATACTTCATACCCCCCATACCTCCTTCCACCACAAAGAAGTTCAGACTTTCCACATAGACAACAAAATCATATAAGTAATTGGTATTCGTTGTAAGAGGCCATACATCAACGTCTAATTGGAACTTCCGCACTCTACTCGTATTGAGAGTACCACTGGGTTTTATCCACTTAGATGAATCAAGAGCAAAACTGTAAATTGCCAATCCGGGTGGAAGCACGCCCGTCGCATACTTCCAAGAAGATAACTCATTGAAGTACTGGAGGGGTTTAATTTCCTGAAGTTCATTCCCGTCACATAGCACTCGCATTTGTCTAATAATATCCTGCTGTGTTCCTATACCATTCAGACCCGATGATGCTTTACCCCCAGGAATTGGTGAATTCGTGGGAATAAAGGGTGCTTGTGGATATTGCCACCAATTCGTGTAGTTAGTCCAAGCATTCAAATTCGGCGTGGCATCACTTCTTCTAGGTATTGTAATAATACGGGGTACAGGGTTGTGTGTGAATAGTTCAAAAAGTTGTCGTGAATTATTACTAGGAAATGTGTATTTAGTCATCTGTTTCACAATATAATTCAGCGGTTTCGTAGCGAAGGTCGTCCTTTCTTCATCTGTTAAATAAACCTGCGTAGTCTGAATGCGTGGGTTCAGTGGCCATGTATTTAATGCCGGTACATCATATCCTGCATCAACTAAATACTGGCGAATATACATGTCATCCTCATTATTTGTTGAATATGTCACATTCCCCGATTCAATCTGTAACGTAGTCCCGACCACCTGATTCAACGGTCTCACACGGAAACCATTCGGGTCCAACACGGTATATAAATCCTGAATCGCTCTCAAAGTAAGTTGAACCTCACATTCATGATACTGTAGTGATACAAGCGGTAAGGCTAATGCAGGGCTCTGTGAAAACCAGAGGCCAAGTGGTACCGTAATATCACGCCCAGGAATTGACGGAAAATTGTTCTGTGGACCAGTCACCGTAGGGTCCGCATAGACATTTGGATACATTCCTGTAGTTCTCTTGCTATTACTACTCACGATCCCGGCATACTTTCCATTGGCTGGATCATACAATTCGGGAACATCTCCAACGAGTGATTGCCATTTATTATACTGTGTCTCATCCTGATCCATAAATGCAGACGAAATAATATAATCACTATCAAACTGTTGTACAAGAGTACCACCCACAAAAAAGGATACATCTTGAATAATCTGAGCCCCAATATATCGGACCCACTGAAACTCAAACTGGGAACTTCTCACCGTATTGAATTTACTGTATATATCGGGCAAGCTAAAAGTAAAAAACAAATCTGTCAACAAATCTGCCACACGCTGAATCTTAGCACGTAGTTTCACTGGTTGATCAAAAAACAACTCTTGCGGACCTTCCAACGGAATAGTCACAGATTCAAACGAGAAGTGACTGTATTTTTTGAGAACTGTATAAAAGAACGTGAAATCTGGGTTCCCGCTAAGAATTACATTTTGCGAGCCGTAGGCAACTAAAATGTATAAACCGCCACCAGCCATTCTATCTCTTCTTGCTACTGCGAAACAAGAAGAGATATAATTTTAGACCTCCGCACATACTTAGACTTTACATACGCGTACCATCCGTTGACCACCAAGTGTCAGCCAAATAGCCTGACATGCTAGTGTCAATTGAATCCACTGTAATCTTATTTGAAGGTCCCTCCTTCATCAATGCCTGGATTTCACTATAGGACAAACCGTAACTGAAATAATTTACGCGACTAATCATGCCCTTGATAGGCCCATCAAAACTCAAACTCGTCTGAGGAGTAACATTGTCTACCCCCGTATCAACAAATTCTGGGTCCCTAGCCAATGAATCCGTCTGATTCTTGTATAAGGTCATCTTCCTCGTACTGAAGGCATAGACATCCCCGTAGTTTTGATAGGGAGGAGTATCTCCCGCGAGCTTGACCTTTTGCTTCAAATTACCATTCAGATATATATAGAGTGTATTCCCCCTACATTGCACCACAAGGTGAAACCATCTATCCACAGGGATATTCTCAATATCCGTCCAATTATCCCAAGTATCATAGCAATTCATATAGATGCGCAAGCAGTTCTTATCCCCCCAGCAAAAAATACCCGGGCCCATCAAAGGGAACATTTGACTGTAGCCCTTATGAAGGATGTGATAGAGTTTCTTTTCATTTTTCTGGAATGTATGACTTTCAATCTTGATGAACATAGAATAACTGAATTCAATGCCGGAACGCTGGTTCTCAGAAAAATTCACAGTCTTTGCATCTGGGTTATACGGATTCTGAAGGGCAGTATACATCTTATTACCGGATACGTAGGTATTGGGGAATAATTCAACACGATCCTTCCACATAGCCATAAATGACTTGTACATGTATTCTGCAGTACCCATTGCAATATACAGCAGGATTACTATAGCAATCGCCGTAAAGATTTGTGATAATGGGTCGGACCCAGACACCATGCTAGATACATCCATGACCTTCTATCTATCAACTATATGAAAAATGATAAGACAGTAAATAACTGTTTTATCATTTTACTAGCGCTTAATATTTAAATTATACAATCTCCTGACCATTACGCTTAATGGAAAAGGAATATTGTGCCGGATTAAAAATGCCGATTATTTTGCTCAAGATGGAGGTATCCAGAGGACCGTTCTGGTAAATCTTGTAGACGCGGTCCGGGGAATATGCGAAATTGGCAGCAACCGTCTGGCCAATAATACCACCGAAGCCGTAGGGGCCACCCAACATTAGTTCAGGAGAATCACCGTCCACCTTAAACATCCCATTCAGAACACAGCTACGCGTCATCTTACCATCAATATAAACATCAAGTGTACGTCCATTCAGCACTGCCGTGATATTTACCCACCTTTGCATGTCAATACTCTCAATATCACACTTCTTAAAGTCGCCTGCCGCATCGGTGTAGGGAGAAACACCATAGCCATTTCCAGTCACAGGTCGGATATGTTCCAACTTGGCGCTCGTGAGTTTGTTATCCTCCGTGCTCACACGGATACCAAGCTTATTAACATTCTGTCCAAGATACATTATCATTGTTGCGTAGCCGCCCTGACCACTTCCACCAGTCAAGGTTAAGAAGGGCTTATTGTAACCCTTATTCACACCCCAGTTAGTAATATAGACCCAGGTACTAACTGAGTACTCACCGCCCTCATAGAGAGGTGGGATATCGGAATTAGTAGTGCCAAACCTCACAACTTTATCACTTTTACCAGGCAAGCCGGAATCAGGTGAAGTATATATAACCATATCCTTCTGTTCATCAGAACCATTCAACCACTTGTAGAAGTAATATAAGGCAATCGCCAGAATCACAAATACTGAGGCTACGAATACCATGTTAGACGCACCACCTGAAGATGCTCCACTATCCATTTAATTCTAATACAACTACCTATAAAAGTTTCAAGCATATATTGATGTCCATTTATTAAACGGACCTGGTTTTATATTTTTATCACAATTTCCACCGGGGCATGTGAAAAATCCCGTAATTGCTGGTAATGAGAATTCTGGTAACATGGGTAATTCAGAGGTCAAATATGGTTTATTATCGGTGTCCATAGTCTCTCTAGCAATGCTTTGAATGTCGTCAAGCTGCATGGCATAAGGGGCAAGACTCATTAAGGCAATTGTACCACCAAGTTTCTTATCACCAATCGAAAGTGGCTGGGTTTCATCATAATCAGGCATTGCCGTACAGGTATGTGAGGCAGATAAGACCCCATTCACATAAATATTGAATTTACGCCCCTCTTTCACTATTGCTACGAAACTCCAAGACTGTAGAGGCATATTTGATATATCTATGATTTCAGATTGCTGTTCTCCACTTATAAAGACTTCTAGAATGGCGGGGGCCAACATACTACCTCTTCCTGCGTCGGGCGCTATTAAAATCTTCAATGACTCTTTAGAGCCAATTTGAACTGCCGTAACATATTCATTACCGACTACCCCAGTACGATCCATAATTTTTGGGGAAATATAGAATAACAGCGTTGACCCGGACGTGTTATACCACGACGCCTTTAATTTCTCACTATCCGCCACTTGAATTTTCTTTGAAAGTGACATTTTTTCGGGGCCAACTTGCATTGGGGGCTTAGGAAGCGCAACATAACGTACGCCGTAATAAACACCGTATGTTAAAAGGACTATCGCTGCTAAGAACCACAGAAACCTCATCTAAGAATCAGCCATATAAGAATCTTGTTATGCGAAGAATTCATCAAGTATGCCTGATATCGTATTATTATCTTTCTTATTACCAAACGTGGAAGGTGATGTTAAATCATCCATGCGTGCTCGCATTTCGCTTGGTTGAATTGCTTGACCAAATAAACGAAGGTTTAATACCTTTATACCTGCTGCCAAACTAATCGGGGCAGGAGAAGGACCCTTTCCTTGTGAAGGCGGTATATATATGATATTGGAAGGTGCAAATATAGTATCACCCGTACTAGGATCCAGATAACTACTTCGCAATTGTACAGTTTTTACCAGAAGGCCGTTCAGATATGCCTCCATTGCGTAGGCCGTCTTTACAACACCAACTCTAAATGGAGTATGGATAGGCACGTTATCTAAGACGGCCGTTTGAATTCTCGCATTATTGTCATAGACATTAATATATACCGTATTTTTCTCGTTATCCAGGCTTATTGTCATAGATGGTGTGGTGACCGTGGAACCCATTAAGAAAAATGTGCGTTGAACATCTTTATGCGATTTAATAGTCTGTTGTGGGTATTCATCGGCTATAAATACATCCAACGTTAGACTGTAGCTATTCTGACCTTCAATCGTAGTACTTGATAACTGTACTGCAGTAGGTTGAGAACTATCCTTTTTCGGTGGTGCTCCGATTTTGATATTACCTACTTCCTTAAATGTATCCCAAAATGGGTCAGATTTATCAGTGCCGGGTATCAATACAAATCCAGGAGACCCAGGAGTTCGTTTGAATATAGGATACAACCAGTAGTCTATTAGCATCAGTATGATGCCAAGAACTAAAAGACCAGCAACAAAATACATAAATACACCCATCAATCCACTGCCTTTAATAGGTTCTGGAAGACCCGATGGCTGTATTTTAGTCGTTTGCCCTGGACCTTGTGTAGAACCTGGTTTCACATTTATCTTCATACTTTTCGCAAGTGTCTGGGCGGCTTTAATTGCTTCTGCTGCCGACTTTGCGCGTTCAGAGTCCATCTACCATAGACCAGTCTTCTTCTTTCTTGTTTTCCTTTTACTGCCTTCTGGTTTAGTCCCGTGCTTTCTCAGTGTCTGCTTCTTAGGGTCGTAGCCAATACGCTTATAGTATGTCTTTGACTCACTTGCCTTACAGACTACCAGCTTCTCACGTAAATAACACACGAATGAGAGACGGCTATAATTCTTATCAACGCCCTGCGTACCAGTCTCCACGTCATTCAAATAGACCTTGGGTAGAGCCTTATTGAACTCTTTATCCTCGGCACTCTCACGCATTTCCGTATTACAATGCCATTCATGTACATCCATGGCCAAGAAGTCGCCCGTACGCAAGTCAAATCCAACCTTATATCTAGGGAACAAAGTATATCCCCCGTGGTACTTTCCTCTCTCAATCACTGACAGGTTTCCGAAACCCTTTCGCATATCTCCGTCATCCATATGAAGACCTGTGCGGAAATTGCGATTCATAGTGACGGAAGAGAATGCCGTATCTGCGATTTGGAAACTTGGATTTGCATGGGCTTGCTTGTATTGTACCGCATATCGTTCTGGAACTAGCCTTTTAAAGAGACCATCTATCTGCTCAATATACGGAATACCCGCCTTGTATTGCTCAAAGTATTTTTGGGTATATGACGTCAAGCGGCAGGGGAGTTTCATAAATGGCGTCTTCTCAAAGTATCCAAGAACACTGCTGAACACATTGTTATTGACACGCATCTTACTGACCTTTCCGTTCTCGTAGTACCTGGCAGAGTGACCAGAGATTTCCGTGGGCTTCCGCTTCTTCCAATAAAGGCTTTTCAAGTCAATGGGACCCGCAGCCGCACCGCGATTTCTGGACGCAGATGCCGCGTTGTAGAAGTTCTTCCAGGCAACCTTTATTATGTCATGTGGAATGACATTCTTACGGAGTCGGGCTAGAAGCTTTTTGCCACCAGGCGCATCCGGGTCTTTCGCATAGACATCCACATCGGTATCAAATATAGTATCTACGTCCTTTTCACTGAAATAGGTGCCTTCGCGAGCCTTGAGTTGGTCTTCGGTGAGTTTCGGCTCTAGCACTACCTGCTTTACTCCAGTCACCTTGGCGGTATGTACGGCTTGTTTGGGGATTTGAACACCCTCAAATAAGTCCTCGTCTGAGACGGGCATTTCTACTATAGAATATATTAAGACTGACCAGTTTATTAAAATAGATTTCCAGTTCTAGATGTCTCCCATAAGTATGTTCCATCAGAAACAAATGTCATGGTAATTGTATTAGTTCCACTTATTGAAATACCACCAGAAGTTTTAAAAGTCGATGAAAAACTTAAACTTCCAGTGCCTCCAGTAATTATTAGATTGATAAGTACACCCTGTAAAGGTGGCGATGGAGATACATATACTACAGTAGATACAGCAGTAGCTGGCAGTGTAAATGTAAAGACTCTTCCAGTGGCTAGATCGAGTGTTGCTCCTGCTCCAGTAAGAACCCCTACCGAAACAACTCTGGAAGATATTACACCATTAGTCCTAACAGGGGGGCCCTGGTCCGTTAGAAGACCAGTCGGGTCTACAGCATCCTTGAGATAACCAGGGCGGTCAGTGCTATAAATAGCAAAGACCGGGGAATTGGGGTCGATGAATCCAGATAACATAGACTGATTATCAAAGACACCTACCATAAGAGTAGTAACACCAGGGTGAGCACTAGGATATAGCCTGCGACCATTCTCGCGAAGAACACGTCCAGCAGGGCAAGTAATAGAAGTAGCTCCCGCAACATTTGCAGATAGAACACCTACTCTATTATAAGTAGGAGGGGGGGAAGAGGTTGTATAAGTAAAAAAGTAGCTATTAAAAGGGGCTGTAGAAAGATATGATTTCATGGGGACATCCTTTAACTCACGAGGCATATTATACTATACATTTATATTTAAAACGCCATATATAATTTATAAAATGATGGATGTTTTCACTCCAGTTACTTTGGCAGTATGTACGGCTTGTTTGAGGATTTGAACACCCTCAAATAAGTCCTCGTCTGAGACGGGCATTCTAACTGTGCTTGGGTAAATTAAAATACAGAATGCCTCCTACCACGGCTGATACCGCCACTCCTGCAATAATACCTTTCAGAATTGCCTGTTGGTCAGCCTCCATGAAATCCTCTGCAGTCACCACGGGACTCCTGCCTCTTGCGCCGAGCCTTGCATAATATTGAAGGACCTCCGTCTCCGTGTAACTCCGTTTTCCAAGCATTGTATTTACGTCATTGTGAAGGTCAATCGTCCAGCGAAATAGGTCTTTACGAGAGTCAAGCGAGGGTCCAATAGGCATTTTGAGCATATGGGAGGTATAGTGCTCGCGACAAATCGGGCATGGAATCAAGATTTGGAGCGACTCAAAGAATTCTTTCATTGCCTTCTTTTCACTGTAATTGGGTTGCTGTGAATATCCCAGTGCAGCTATGTGAATTGTATGCCAAAAAAAGGGCCCCCAAACTTCAGGTGGTATGTGCATAAGCCTATCTAATGATGCTTGAGATACTAGCACTGATATTCATTCCGCGTCTCACCTAAGTAAAATCTATGTAATGCTAAACAGGAGATATTTCAACGAAATGTCACATCAAATGAATATTCAACACTACTGTTCAAATTGCGGTTTATCCGGACACAGTTTTCGTCAGTGTACAGAACCCGTATCCAGTTATGGTGTACTCGTTTTTCGCTGGGTCGGTCGGAATAGTGTATGGCCACAAATCAGCGAATTCTGTCAAAATAAAAAGACTCCTACAGGCACATCCAATCTTATTCCACAAGTACTTATGATACAACGAAAAGACTCTCTCGGATTCATGGATATAATGCGAGGCAAGTATAAAGTGACCGACCCAGATTATATTTGTAAACAATTGAGAGGTATGACATCTGTCGAACGCAATAGACTACTCCACGACGACTTTGATACAATATGGGATGAACTTTGGGGTTCAGAATACGAGATATCGCAAAAGTATGCCAATAACCGTGTTATCTCCAAAGAGAAGTTAATGGAACTACGAAATGGTATTGAAGTACAGGGAGAAAACTACACTTTGGAATCACTTCTCCGGCGAGAACCTGTATTATATGAGACACCTGAATGGGGGTTCCCAAAGGGGCGTCGTGATCCATATGAACCAGACATTACATGTGCCTATAGAGAATTAAAGGAGGAATCTGGAATTACGGAAGGTTCGCTGTGGAAAATACTGAATGTTAATCCATTCGTGGAACAGTTCTATGGGTCCAATAATATTCACTACAGACATACATATTATGTTGCACAATATGTTGGCAGAGAATCCATTGATTTTGATACAGAGAATCACGAGATGGCCCGAGAAATCGGCAATCTTGCCTGGAAGAATCTCGATGAAGCACTTTTAATTTTGAGACCTGAAAACGTAGAAAAGCGTGGTATAATCATTCAACTTGCAAACCTTTTGAGGAATTTCTCTCCAGTCTTACGTACAAGGCTCCATGGCGTAAAGACTCAGCCAATTGAAAATAACGAATTAGAACAGGAGAAGTATGTCTTCACAGCAACAGAGGACAGGAGTGAGCAGTCAAGCAGACCCTTCAGGGCAAGGGCAAGAGATAGAACAAGGGTATGAAAAGATCGATACTGAGATACAGAATTCACTCTATCCAGATATTGACGATGATACCTTTCTGCTAAAACTTCTGGCAAAGAGAGAATTTCGTGAATCCAAACAGTCCAAAATCACAAATGAAATGTTGAAAAAAGACATATGTAATTCACAGGAGTTTGAATACACTCCCGTACAGCGATTTGTCGCGCAATTCATGTCTCCTAATACGCCCTACAACAGTATGCTACTCTATCACAGCGTAGGTGTAGGAAAAACATGTACTGCCATTCTAACCGCGGAATCATTCTTGGAGCTCAGTCCCAAAAACAAAGTATATATTCTCGCACCACCCGCCATTCAACCCGGATTTTATAGGACTATCTTTGATATCACGCGGTTAAAGTTGGGGGAAGATGATGAGGTCCCCAACCAGCACGTCGGATGTACTGCGAATCGTTATCTTGAGTTGACGCAGACCTATTTTGAAAGGGATGCGAAAGCCATTGAAAATCGTATCAATAAACTCATCAATAAGCGTTATTCTATTATGGGCTATGTGGCATTCCGTAATCTTGTTCGCGATATTCTGAGTGAAGTCCCACGAACACTCTCACAGGAAAAGCAAACGGATTTGGAAGTGACTCTCCTAAAAAAGGCGTTCAGTGGCTCACTCTTCATCGTTGATGAGGCCCATAATATGAGAGACCTCGGTGATATAGATACTACGGAGGAACATGATACGGGTATGGATGAACGCAGCGATGCCAGCGCAGGTAAGAAACTCGCACCGCATCTTCGTCGCATTCTGAGAACCTGTGATGGCAATAAATTACTCATGATGACTGCCACACCTATGTACAATAATTACAAGGAAATCATATCTCTACTCAATTTCCTCCTACATGCGGATCATGCGCCCGAATCGGCACTTTTGAATGAGTCACATATACAATTTCACATGACACCTAATGGGGAAAAGCTTACACCTGAATCTGAACAAAAAATCATACATGTTGCAAATGGTCACGTGAGTTTTATGCGTGGAGAAAATCCTCGCGCTTTTCCCGCCCGTCTGGATCCTCAAGAATCTGTTCGCCTCAGGCGGTGGCCAGAATTCACTCCAGACGGCACTACCCGTATTGAACCACTCAATGAGAATCGTATTAAAAACGATATACTAAGACTACCTCTCGTAGAATGTAGGCTGAACAACGACTCGCTCTTAGTCATTCAGACTCTTACGGAAAAACTAGTGGCCACGAAGGGTGTCGGCATACGCACGATTGATACACTCTTACAGGCAGGAAATTGTGTATTTCCTGGAGATGGTGTGGATGGGCGCACGGGGTCCGAAGGATTCCAGAGTTGGTTTACGCCTCATGCGGTCCCTGGGACATTTGAGGGAACACGTTTGAGCATGCTACCACAATATGATCTAACCGATGCTACTGCTAACCCTATGTGGATGACCATGGGGAAAAATACGCTTGAAATCTATTCACCTAAGTACAATCAGATACTACAATCCATTCAAAAGTCACAGGGCATTTCATTTGTCTATAGCCGTTTCGTTGAAAACGGTGCCATTATATTTTGTTTATTACTAGAGGCAAATGGTTACACACAATGGGGACGTTCGGCACCCATGTTTAAAAAGGGTATTGTAATGCCTACACTCGGTAGACAATGTTGCGAATGCTCATATAGGGAAAAGAAACATACACCCTTCAATAAGGATGCACCAAAGACACGAGAAAATCATCCGTTTTCTCCAGCCTACTACGCACTTCTCACAGCTAGCAACATAAATACTTTGGAGAAAGAAGGACTTCCATTGTCTCCCAATAATCCAGCACTAGTGAATGCTGCAAGAGGTCCATCCAATACATATGGCAAAAAAATCAAGGTCATAGTCGGTTCGCAAGTGGCGGGTGAGGGTCTAGATTTGAAGGCTATTCGCGAAATTCACATTTTGGAGGGCTGGTTTCACTTATCCAAGGAAGAACAGATTGTTGGTCGTGGCATTCGTTATTGTTCTCATAATGGTCTTCATATGAGTGAAAGAAATTGTACTATTAATTTATATGTGAATGTGTTTCCACCGACCATCAATAAAGAGACGATTGACCAGAACTCCTATAGGACTGCTATGAGTAAGGCGGTCCGCGTAGGTCACGTTAGCCGAGCACTAAAGCAAGGTGCTGCTGACTGTAATCTTAATAAATACGCTATTCTTATAAATGAGTTGGATGCGGTTCAAATGATAGATAGCCAGGGATTGCCGCGCACGGTAGATTTAAATGACCGTGATTATTCCCCCATTTGCGATTGGATTAAATGTGACTATACATGTAACCCTGCTGTGGATGTAACTACACTCAAAGAAAATACGAGTACCTATGATATATATGCAGCTAGATTTTCGGAAGAGGCTATTATTTCTAGAATAAAGAAATTATTCAAAGAAACAAAACATAGCTGGTACAGATGGTCAGATATTAAAGTTATCTTTAAGGATATCCCAGAAGCAACACTAAAAAGTATTCTGATCCGTATTCTTCATAATCCGACCATTGTATTAGAAAATGGAAATATGCAAGGCCATCTTGTATATAGAAATGACCTTTTTCTATTTCAACCAAATACAATACAAGATACACATATTCCAATCGCGTTGAGGCATGGTAGATACCCTATAAAAAGAGATATATATGTTCCTGATATATATGACGTGCTTGCTCAGGCTACTACTAAGAATACAAAATCAACTCTAAAGGGGCTTATGAAACCTCAGACAGTTAAAGAGGTGGTTAGTGAAGGTGCCGAAACTAGTGCCGAAACTGGTGAAGAAGTTGCTGAAGAAGAACCAATATCTATAGCGGCAGCCTTACAATTCTGGAATGCCGCATGTGTCTGGATTAATACTTGGGCAGCAGATACTGCTACTGCTATTTCTATTATAGAACATGTTAGTAGCGATCTAAGTAAAGCAATCTTGGGATATGTTAAAGATGATCACCAGAAAAAAGAAAATATTGAAACCCGTATAAAAAAGCTTCAATGGTGGGGGAGAACTATCGTAAGTCATGGAGCCAAAGATGGCCTCAAAGATTTACGTACAACTGCTAGACAATATATCTGGGACTGTTTTTTGAAGGGACCTGAACAAATTGCAATATTAAATGATACCACTGCAAAAGATATTGCTGATCTAAAAGATGAACAAGTTGTTTCAGCCGACCAGATTACAGTATATCGTTACGTGGATTTAAAAAATAAAGTACCCGTATATATCTGTAATGGTAATCTGTGTGCACCATCTATTGTTCAAATAATATTATCATCTAATACTGATACTACAATAAGTGCAAGGGCTAATCAGAAATTATCCGCTGAAGTATATGGATTTATGGTACCTTGGGGGAATAAAATGATGTTCAAGATGGTTGAGCCAAGACCAGAGGGTAAGGCTCCATTTGGCGGTGCATCGTGTGAAATTAACAGTACGGTGAAAGGGCATCGTATGAAAATGATTGTACTTGGTCAAATGTTGAATCGTTATACCGGTCAGCACTATGATCTAACAGAGGAGGCCTTGACTGGCCCGCGCAAAGTAATGGGTGCACATAATTACTGCGCATTGATAGAAATTGTTATGCGATGGATGGACGTGAGAAGGAAGGAGTATGGTGGACTTCGCTACTTCTATAGGCCTTTGTCCTCCTTTTATTCTGGTCATCGTTCAAAGAAATAAGCTACACACCGTATAAAATTGATACTCTAGACTCTATCCATAGAATAGCAATGGAATCAGAGGCGTTCTTTCAAGAGAAAGTGTATCTAACACCCAAAGATTTAGGGAGAGAAATAGAATCTATTGACAATATTCTTCTGAATAAGGTCAAAGAGCGTCTGGAACAAAAATGTTCCCCCCACGGCTACGTGTTGCCTGGAACTCTGGAACTTATTACTCGTTCGGCTGGCATGGTAGATTCAGGCCGCTTTTCAGGTGATTGGGCGTTTCTGATCAAGGCAAAGGGTAAGGTACTTCATCCTCCCGAGGGAACCTCTGTGGAAGTGGATGTACTCAAAAGTAATAAGATGGGTATCTATGCAGTCTATGAAAACGCAATCCGTATCATGATCCCTCGTGATTTACATTTGGGTGATGAAGACTTTGACCAGTTGAAAGTGGGTGACCGAATTCGTGTGGAGATTCAAAAGTCGCGATTCCAGTTAAGGGATCCGTTTATTGTGAGCGTTGGATTGTACCGCGGGCTCGTAGGCGCACACTCGGCTCATGTGATAAATCTGCCAAATACAGTGGCCGAGGTCGAATCTGAGCCTGAGTCTGAGCCTGAATCCGAGGCAACTGCGGAATCCGAGGAAAAGGAAGAGAAAGAAGAGGAGTAGATGGACGACTACGATAGACGTAAAGAATTATGTAAAAATATCGATTTACTTTCGAAATCTGAAAAGGAAGAGCTCTATCGTATTTTGCGTAGAGAGGGAGGAGAATTCAGTGAAAATTCAAATGGAATCTTTTTTGACGTGGCCACACTTCCGGTGGCTATTTTTGAGGCACTGGAAAAATTCATTCACTTTTGTAAAACAAATGCGAAAGAGCTTGAAGAGCGTGATCATGTCATACATAGTATGAGTGGGAATGTGAAAAATTAAGAACTAGAAGTACATACTCTGAACTACCATAAAGTACCGCAATTAATTGCACTGCAATTAAGTTCGATTCTTCATGCTACGCCTATTGCGCCTATAATATTTGCGTCGTTTTGATGTCTTATCGCGCCTTCCTCCCATCTTCCCTAGACCCTCTACTGGCTCTTGAAATGGTGAAAGTAATGAATAATTATCAATCTGTGGTAATACATCTTCTTCACTATATACTGGAGAGCCAGTCATAGCAAATGAATCGTAATGCCTTTTAAAATCATTTAGTGTAACACTACCGCTCATAAAATGCTGATCGGTTAATAGTGCGTATAAATAATTTGGATCTAATGGTGTTTCACCAATATATATAAAATAATTATAAAGAAAATATACATAATCTTCACAGTCAATATCACTTGAATCAGGTAAGGCTATTTTTATTGAATTATATACCTCTTTCAATAATGTACTTATTTCGTAATATGGCTTACGCTTACGAGTTGGGAGTAGTGGGTCGTGAACAGTTTGTATGTATCTATGAGAAGGGGTAACAGGATCACCAGATTGGCGTGATATAATAACACGACCAGTTGGTCTAGAAGATAATGTTTGCGTATATGGTTTAAGGGGTATTTTAATTGACGCGGTTGGTCGCCTGGTTGATAGGCTATTTAGGACACCTTTAGGCCTGACACCTCCTCTTTGCCTAACCAATCTCTGTAAAATATTTGATAATGAACCTGGAGAGTTTAATAGTATCGTATCACTCAATCCTGCCGGCATCGGTGTATCCCATGGTACAAACAGTCGCTTTGTACTAGATGGAACGACGCCTTTCTTATTTACCACTGTATTAGCCATACATTGAATGCTTATTTTTTTATACTGATCAGGGGATAGTGTAGGATCCGCAAGCATGGTTTGGGCATACGTTGTTGCATTACCAATCTGCGTAATAATATCGCGTAAGAAATCTCTCATTGGATGATCATTCCGCGCGGGTATATTTACTTCCATCGTTCCCAAGAATAATACATTTCTAGCCAAGACTCTATTCACATTGAATACAATTTCATTATTATTTTTATTACATAAATCAAAGTTAATTCCCTTAGATATATTGTTTGCTTCCTCCTCTGATTGAATCGGTTGATAAAAGTATACGCAGTGTATATTTTTACTTAATTTCTTAGATACATCTTGTACACACGCAGTAAGTTTCATGGTACGAGCCCTTGCCGCTACAACCTTATCAGCAGTAAAAATACAACTGTTAAGAAAATTATCATTCGTCATATTATGTATCATTGTATATACGCACTGTAAAAGGTCTCCAAGTTCCTTACAAATTGTATATTTTTTAACATCATCTACTCCAGAAATTACTATGGCTCTATTTTTTACATTATTTCCTGCGAAATAATCAATGCCACCTCCAATATGTTGAAATGATACATTTCTTGTTTCATCTAAAGTAAAATGTCTTATAATATCAATATTCATATTACAATTTAGTGTATAATCAGGTGCCTGATTAAGTGTTGATGATATAGTCATCCCTTCTGGAAATCCTAATGATGACATAATATTAGGGGTCAAAGTGATTGTATTTTCTGATTCAGGAAAATATTTGACAAATACCTTTTCGCGTGGAGCTGGATCTATATATGAGCCTGGGGTTATAATAAGATTTATACCATTAATAACTTCTGATGGGCTATATCCTGAATCATGATACCCAGTCTTTATATTATCGGGTAAAACACTATATGTTTGACCAGGCTTCGTAAACCACGAGACTTTTTCAGGTGCTGAACCGAACCTTTTATCTAAAAAAATGGCATTTTCTATTTCATGTAATTTTGTTGACCACGCGCTTCCATCATGGACATTATTAAATAATTTGTTAATTACAGGATAATATGACGGGGTGCCGGCAGGAACAGGATTTGTACCAGCTTTTGCATCTTTTTCAATATCTAGACGATTAATAAGTTTATTCAGGTCTCCGAGATTGTTATATATTTTAGAACCTATTGTAATACCACCTCCAAATATAGTATTCATATGTCTTAGAACTTGGCTCTCTGTGATTGTATTACCGTTAATAGGGTTTGTATATACTATGGGGTCAGCCATTCTTATTATTCAATGAGAATTAAAGAGTCTAAAGTCGCCCTACGTAATTCAAATAATGACAGAAACAGTCCCCCAAAGTCTGATCCAGTTGTGTGAAACACACCCGGATTGTACATTTCGTGTAGGTAGGCCTCATACAAATCAAAATGAAGTTGTTGGTACTACTGCCGCAGATACACAAGATCAAACGCCTCGCTGGGGGCTGACAACACATAGTATTGAACCAAGACATCCTCTCGGAGTATGGTTATGGCTCAATGACCCCATGTATCGTATGTCACCTGATCAACTCAGGCAACGAATAGTATTAGAGGCCACTACAGAATGGCAGCAGCGGTGCGCAACACTTGATTTCCCCAGAATTCTCAGTAAAAAGAGGGCCCTAGAAGGTTTCGGTACAATGAAGCCGGAGTCTCTCCAAGCCAAGGCTACCATGATTGCCATGGAGCGTTATTGCCAAGATGAACCTCTATTATGGATTTTACTAAATGAGACAGGTAAGACCATTAGTTTTTTAGATGATAAAACATTCCCCAGGGAGGGGGGCTATAAACATATCTGGATTCTTCGCGAACCAATGTGGGACCGACTTTGGGATGCCAGTGAATGGTCATCAAACTCTCTTTTGTCTTGGCTTAAAATGATGGAGGAAAAATCGTTTGTAGTAGAGTGGCCACTTATCCCTGCAACAGAAACACAGAAGTCTATGGCTACCGAGTATCATAGCATGGGTTATTCCACTCTCGGCCTTTCAAAGGATGACTTGCGTAAGAAGTTGAGCCGAGCAAAGGCAATCCGGAGATTATAACACAATCCATACATTGTAAAGCTAAGCCTAAAGTTGAACTCCTGCTATAAAGCAGAGAGGGTACACGCAATGGATATCCGGAAAGCAGAACATGAACAACTTCAGCGTATGTTGAAGGATTGGATTGAACATCCAAACCAGGAACTAGAGGCCACCTTCGGGGGGTCTGGTCAAGTCAGTTCAACCACGTTCGCTGCCATAGCCAAAAGGCTGAAAAATCGCGGATTCACTTCTGTTACCCAAGAGGATAAGCTCAATATTATTACTCCCAATAGTGTCCGTATTACTCTGACGGGCCTCGGGGTCGTTCAACAGTATTGCCGGGACGACAAACTCACAGGAAAGGACTTTTCCGCCATGATAAAGGATAAGACTGGTGGGGCATCAACACTAGATATTGAAGAGTACGGTGTACGCATCAAAGTGCGCAATGAGCGGGAAATCGGGAAGGACGACTCCGAAATTCGTGATCTTCTTGATCGCTGGGCTGTCCAACAAAAGGCATTCCGTCTTCTCCGGCGCTGGACATTCCGGGGCGATGGAATTCGCTTTGACCTCTCTATTGTAAAACAGACGCATCGCAATAGTCGTGGAGAATACCGCTGGGTCAATAAATTCACACAGCAAGACATATCCAAAGATGTACCCGTTTATGAAGTTGAGGCCGAATTAGAGCATCGTGAGACAGATACAGCCGAGGCCGCATCTCAGCGACTCATCAAAGGTGTCGGGGAGATTCTCCGTGGAATCCAAAAGAGCCCCCTACTCATTCGCGAATCCACGAAGCGCAAGATTCTCGCTGAATACCAGGATTTGACAAAGACAAACCGGTTTCGTGGTGCTGCCACTGTGAACCTGGAACTCAAGAATATGGCTGCAATTCCAGAGCCGGGTGTAGCCAATCTCCGTGAGGGCTACAATGTAACCGACAAGGCAGATGGTCTTCGCACAATGGGATATGTGAATGAAGCCGGGAGACTCTACCTCATTGACCAATCCCTAAATATTTACGAAACGGGACTACAGGTATCCGGTTGTGCCAAATCCCTCGTAGACGGCGAATGGATTACCAAGAACAGCGCTCACGAATCCATTAATCAATATCTCCTCTTTGATATTTACTACGCACCCGGTGGGAAGGATGTACATACATTGCCCTTCTACAGTTCCTCTGCCGGCGCGTCCATGCGCTACGAAGAGATGCGCAAATGGGAGAAGTTGTGGAATAATACACCTGGCCCTGAGGAAGTTATTAAGGGTCTCACACCCAAGACTAAGATTCTCGTAAGCATGAAGCGATTCCGCTTTGCCACTGCCGGCGATACTGGAATCTTTCAGGCTGCAGCACAAGTGTTAGATACCCCTCGTATCTATGAAACGGATGGTCTCATCTTCACCAAGAATGACTCAGCCATACCCGATGAAGCTCAAGGTGGTTATGAGCAGCAATTCAAGTGGAAGCCACCCAAGGATAATACAGTGGATTTCATGGTCGTCACAGAGAAGATTCGTGGTACAGTCCTTGATGCCATCCACGACGGATTCCACCCCACTTCCGGCAAGAATATTCGCTATAAAGCCCTACGTCTCCACGTGGGTTCCAGAGAGGATCCTCGCAAGAATTCCAAACCCCGTGAGATTGTATTACAAGAGCTACCTCTTACACCTCCCAAAGGTACGAAGGGTGCCAATGTCTATAGACCCGTACTATTTGAGCCAGAGGAGTACCCCGATGACATGGCCAATACATGCTACGTAGAGGTTGTCGTGGATCTGGAGACGGGCGACGAATACGCAGTCTGTGAGGGCTCCAAGGAGCCTATTGCTGACAAGAGTATCGTGGAAATCGCATACGATGCCTCGAGGCCCGCAGGGTGGCGCTGGGTGCCCAAGCTGGTCCGTACTGATAAGACTGAGCGCCTCCAACGTGGAGAACTCGGTCGCACTCTCAACTCCAATATGGTTGCTCAGAGCACATGGAAGAGCATACACGACCCTGTAACCCACTCCATGATTCGCACGGGGTCTGAGGTGCCTTCCAAGGAGGAGATTACCGCTGTATCTGCCATTGAGCAGGAACGTGCCGCCATCTCCAGAAAGTACGCCGACCGTACTGCGCCTGAGGAGGATATGGCACGTATTAGACCTCTCCGTGACTTCCACAATAAATATATCAAGGAGACTATTCTGTATAGTTCGGTCATGAAAAAGCCAAATCTGGCTCTGATTGACTTGGGGATGGGGGTTGCTCAAGATATCCAGAAATGGCGACGTGTCAATGCGGGGGCTGTTCTTGGTATTGATATTGCTGGAGACAGTATCAACAGTGCCACTCACGGAGCCTATCAGCGTCTGTGGTCCACCATGATCCGAAATGGTCGCGACAAAGTCTTGCCGATGGTGTTCGTAGTGGGTGATGTGTCCAAGAACCTGGTTTCTGGAGAGGCTGGATTGAGCCCGGAGGATTCAGTCATTCTACAGAGTACTCTTGGTCGCGTGAAACCTAGTGGTGTTGTACCACCCTATGTGGAGAACCATATGGCAAGCAGGTTCAAGGCGAAGGCCGATGTGATCAGCTGCATGTTTGCTCTTCACTACATGTTTGAAACCAAAGAGAAGTTTGATGGGTTCTTGCGAAATGTATCGGAGAATCTCAAGATCGGTGGATATTTCATCGGTTGTTGCTTTGATGGCGAAAAGGTCTTTGAGTTCTTGAATGGACGTGATACACGTATTGGACAAGAAGGCGATACCGTCCTGTGGAAGATTATGAAACGCTATAACGCAGATGAAATTCCCGCCGGTGATGAGGCATTTGGTATGCCCATTGACGTGGAGTTCATCAGTATCGGTATGCCTCATCGCGAGTACTTGGTACCCTTTAGCCTATTGAATGAAAAGATGAAGTCTATTGGCTGCGAACTCTGCTCGCCCGAGGAGTTAAAGGAAGTGGGTCTCCAAAGGTGTACTGGATTCTTTAGTGAGAGTCATGCAATGGCGGCAAAGTCTGGGCAGAAATACCCCATGACTCCTGCAGTGGAACAGTTCTCCTTCCTGAACCGATGGTTTATCTTCAGAAGGAAGGGTGAAATGGGTCCTAGTACCACAGAGACTAGAGTCACGGCCAAGACTCCTGTAACTAGTACACAGGTGCCTCCAGAAGGTGGGGTTGAGCAGGGTCTCGTAGAAGAACTCCAGGCCGCCAATGCCAGCGAAAATGCTGCAGCCACGAGTGCTTCAAAGCCAGTAGGTGCAAATGGTAAGAGACAGTATGCTCCCTCCGAAGTACTCCAATTCTACCAGGAATCTCCTGCCATGGATCGTCTCAAAATAAACGATAAATACGCACTCCGTTACATTTCTCCAGGAACACCGTTCATTATTACGGACCCTGTTACGGTAACAGAGACGTATCCATCCATTGAGCATTTCATGGCTGCTATGCGCTACAAGGTGGCAACAGACAAGCCTGGTCTCGCACAGGCACTCTTCAGCCCTACCGGTCGTATTCATCAGAAATTCCTCCGACAACGCGATTCCGAAAAGGGTGTGGGCGCGGGCGCCAAGGAACTCACGGCAGATCGCGATGCCGAACTCTTGGCGGAGGAAATTAAAGAAGTACATGCTGAAATGCGACTGACGGGTATGAAAAAGAACGGTGCAAAGTTTGATGAGACTAAATGGAATAATGTGAAAGATGATCTTCTAGATGAGGCTGTGAGGCAGAGATACACGAAGGACTCGCGATTCCGCACGATTGTAGAAGCCGCTAAACAACAAGGGAAAGTCCTGCTATTCTATACGGGTTCTGCCAATAGTGAATATGGTGGTAAACAGACAAAGGACAAGTATATAGAGGGTGAGAATAAATTAGGTAAGGCTATCATGAAAATTGCAGGGTTCGCAGCCTAAGCAATAAGCACCACCTATATATTAGAATGTTCAATCAACGGGTACGAAAATGGATAACCGGGTCCATATACAATGTAAATTTTACATCTTGGAAAGATTTTACATTGTATACCCCCTATAAGATGTGGCGGTCTTATAAACCATTTATATGGAATATTCGTGATACTACACAAGGTTATCAACTACAAATATTATTTATCAAGCTATCTGAATCAACGGCGGTATATGAAATTAATACAATTCATGAAATTGATATATATGTAGAACCTCATGATGAAGAATCTATTAAAGATTGGATATCAAACCAAGAATGGTTAATTGTATAGATTTGATGTAGTTCACAGGTCTAAACCGATTTTTTCATAGATACTTAGATATAGGTACGAATGAAAAATACATGGGCATCTATTGTAAAAAAACCTGCTTCTATACCTAATACTGAGATAAGCCCCATGCAGGTTATAGTACCTGAGCCACCCATGCGTGGTTCACTTATGGGTGGCAATGAACCTCCCATGCGTGGTTCACTTATGGGTGGCACACTTATGGGTGGCACACTTATGGGTGGCACACTTATGGGTGGCACACTTATGGGTGGCAATGAACCTCATACAGTCAATACAGATACTGAATCTACCGAGAAAATTAATAAGACATTCAAGATCCAATCCATATTAAGTTCACTTGATTCTCAAAAAAAGGCTATTGAAACCGAAATGAAGCAAAAGAAAGATAAATTCCACGCGAGTTACGCCTATACTAAATATATGAATGAAATGTCCAATCTTAATTCCGAAAAATTACTGCTTGAAAAAAAGGTGCATTATGTACAATGTACTCTAGATGTGATGAAACGTATTCAAACCTATCTGACATACGGTCCCACATCTGCACAGACACTCACTTATACAGTACAATCAACAACTGAACCAAACAACAAGGAGATATCTTGGAGTATAAAGGAAGAAATCCACGCGACAACACTCCATATTGATTTTTTGACAGACTCCAAAGATATGTTAGATGTTCTGGAACTTATTATTAATCACGAGTTGGCCACATTCATAAAAAATTGATTGTGTAACGTATTAGTTAGATAATTATAAATGCCCGAACCTTGGCAGACGCTTGCGTTTCTACATGCGCATCCGCGTGACAAGGAAGTACGTTTCGTAGAGAAGACGCATACATACTATGTGCGTGGCTCCAGTAAGGGCTACATATCTACTACCGGATTTGTCCACGCATTCTTCCCCCACTTTGATGCCGCCAAAACAATACAAAAGATGATGGCGTCACCCAAATGGCCCCAGAGTGAGTATTTCGGAATGACTGAACAGCAGATTGCCGACCAATGGTCTGCCTCAGGCAAGGATGCGTCTGGCAAGGGTACCAATATGCACTTGGCGATTGAGCAGCATCTGAATGGCGCCCTGAATCGTATTGACGAGTCCGTGAAGGAGACAAAGGAGTGGGAGTACTACCAACACTTCTGGGACCACATCAAGGGTGATCTGGAACCCTTCAGGACAGAGTGGGAGGTGTGGGACGATGAGTTTAAGTTGACCGGTAGCATTGACATGGTATTCAAGCGCAAGTCGGACGGAGCCTTCCTCATCTATGACTGGAAGCGTAGCAAGGAAATCAAGGAAACAAACACCTTTGAGAACGGAGAGGGGCCTATGGGCCATCTTCCCAACGCCAATTACTACCATTACACACTCCAACTCAATGTGTATAGGTGGTTCTTACAGAAGCACTATGGCCTAAAAATAGTCGGTCTCGTTATTGTGATTCTACATCCCAATAACCAGGACTATAAGACGTATGATTTGCCTATTCTTGAAAAAGAGGTGGAGGCCATGCTTGACTCCAGGATGCGCTCTGTGAAGGAGGGATCCACGAAGCCCGTCATATTCCCTGATACTCCATGTCTTCTTGAGGATGATTAGCTTAGTCGGTAGAACTACTTAGCTAACAAGTATCGCCCATAAGGAAACACGTGTCGTAATCCTATCTTTGATACTGTATCAAATGCCTCGTACATGGTCGTTAACCACTCAACAATCACAGCCTTCTTTTTTAGGCAAGCATGTATATAACATTCTTTAAAGAGGTATTGCCAGTCTATATTCGTATCCTTTATAGCCTCGAACAAATCTATGAGGCTCGTTAAATCATCTAATGTAATATATCTCTTTGCTATCGTTATTAACTCCTTCATACTTATTATAAGTGTGAAAAATTTTAGGCCGATGTGTGGATTCTATATTATTCTTACACAAGTCTAAACGAATTCAGAGTGTCTGGAAGAGCCTGTATGGGTATTCTCATATTATAGACACCTTTCTGAGAAACCCAGCCGACCACCCCATCTACACGGCCTATGATGATGGCATCCATGGCCCCAGGTTTTTTAGCACGCATAGAACCCTCCATCTTACCATTAGGCATATAGAGAATCTGTACATTCCCTATCTCCTTAATCGCATCCAAATCGTTCTTTTCTAGTGTATCTTCTGCCTTCGTAACAATCGGATTGAATCGCAAAATGGGCCGCAAGAATGAAAAGGGTCTATCTGGAGTTCTAGAGGGGTTCCATACTAATTCATCCACTTTGGGATCCGTTGCACCCAACTCCTGTCTCAAGGCATCTGGCATTGTACGCTTATCTACAGATGGAAGACCCATTGGTATAGGTTCATACTGTTCATCAAAATGCCTACTTGCCATACCCTTTTTATCTGACTCCATCCACTCTACACGAAGTTTCTCCCACCATGTATTCCAATCAGATGATCCCTCAGGTATGATATACTGATCTCCGTATAATTGCGCAGTCCGCCTTATAGTCAGACGCGGAACTTGCCTGTCAAATATCTCACGACGCTTTGCTGCATACCGAATGAGTTCGTCAATCAATCGGAGATAGAGTAAACGCGGGATATTCATTATGACACCATCCGTTTTAGGCGTATGAATCTTACACGGTCCACAATTTTCATTATCTGAGTCCTTGGGAGCCCAATTACATCGACCCTTACAATCCGCTTGAGCCTGAATCTGGCAATCAACTCTCAAGAATCCAATATCACTACGTAGTCCATCCCCCTTTGGTTCCAGCCATCCATTGATATCGTGATACAGTAAATTCTTAATTTCTCTGCGTTTGTGTGCTAACGGTGATGTAGTATTTTCCAGGATTTCCTCTAGTCTAGCCCTTTTACTACTTCCTGCCCTTGAGGATGCCAACCAAGAAGAAAACGTGAGTCGCAAATGCTGATATACATCTTCAATCTCATCTTTGGATGACTCAAAATCCAATTTCAAATATTCCTTATCTTTTGGATCCTTAATTTCCTCATCACCACTTTCTTCTCTACCTTCGTCCGCATGTTTGAAGGCACTACGCCGAAACTCTGCATCATATGCAATTGTATTATTCACATCCCAGTCAAAATGTTCAATAGGTTCTTTCTCAATAGGATATGCTTTTGTCTCCTCCGATTGCTGTGACGCGTTAGATGCAGGTATGACAAACCCGTTTGTTAATCTTACACCTGCGAACCCTTTCAGATATGTGTGATGAATCTGCGACTTTGGTACGTAGCCACCATACTGTGGAAATACAGGTATAATATTTTTATTATAAAACTCAATAATGTTACTTATGAGCGCAGCATCAAAATCATCCCAATCCAGGTATATGTCGCCCTCGTATATCACGGTGCCATCGTCGGCCACAGGGACTGCTACGATTCCGCCATTCTTACCACCAATTTTGTAGGCGATACCCACCAAGTGATTATATGAGTCACGTATCATCCCTTTTGGCTGTACACGCACGGCCGTCATAAGTTCTCTTGCGCTAATCAGTGAATAAGGGTCAATCGCAAATTCACTCGTAAAAGGCCCCCTATTTACAGTCATACACTTGTTAAAGAATTCAAATACTCTCTTCTGGACTATTGCAGGCCATTCTTTCGTTTCTAGACTGCGCTGGAAAAACAATGTTGGCTTGTGACGACTTTTAGGAGTGGCCTTTGTTCCATCCACGTAAAATAATACATCCCATCCCATATCTGAATATGTCACGTCCTGGCTATAGCGGTCTCTATTTATACGATTATAGTGTACTAAGAATCCAATATCAGCCTTTTGCTGTGCCTCATTCAAAGGGTACTTGGGACACCTCACATTTTTGAATTTCACCTCCGTCTTAAATTCCACCTTATCGCCCCGCTTGATACTGATTTCTTCTACTGTCATCTCAATCACAATAAAAATAATACCACGTGAACCCATGATACCAGGCTCACTCAGAATGTCAAAAAATACGCGTATATCCTTTCTCCTCATGGGATTTCGCATATAGTCTTTGAAACATTCATAGGAATTCATGAGGCGTTCAATGGCAGGAATATTACTGCTTTTTATTTCAGTTATACCTAGATATTTCGTGGCGAAAAAACGCATTTCATGTGGGTTTACTTTATTACATGTGTCAAAGAATTCGTGAACTAAATTGCCTCCGTTAATTTGCATGAATTTCTTTGGAGGAATACGAGATTCAATATCTCCAAATACCGTTTCCATCACAGATTCAGCATTTGAAAGATAGCCTAGGAAGGGTGCAATCGCAGCAATGAAAGATTCTGCCTTGTTTGAATTATCTACTGCGAGCCTCAGAAATCCTTGGGCAGTCGACTTGAGTTTACTCACGATTTCAATACGTTCAGCAAACCGATCAGATGTTGAATCCTGATTGAAATAGGTATCCAGGGCTTCTGAGAGAAAACCGATTTGAGGACCCGCCTTCGGGTCATCGTCGCTCTTAGGTTCAATTATTTTCAAGGGTGTTCTACTTGAATCCACTATTGATTTTGTACTAACTCCTTGGATGACGGAATAATAGGCATACTTGGTGGATGACTTTGTACCTGGGGCTGTACCTGGGGCTGTACCTGGGGCTGTACCTGTTGTTGTACCTGTTGTTGTACCTGTTGTTGTACCTGTTGTTGTAGTTATATCTGCTACAACGTTTTGAGTTGTCTCAGGCACATTAAATTGTACTTGTGGACCCTTCTTAGCGATAGTTTGAAGAATATCCTTCCCCATCAAAGAATCTGCGATCGGTTGCGCCATCGCTGCTTCCCCTCTAAATCCCAAGCGTACAAATTCAGGGTCATCTACTTTAAACTTATTGTCCATCGTGGCAAAGCAGCAAGGTAAAGATAAATGAGGTGGCTTCGGTGTCTTCCTATCCAAGAATCCAATAAAAATATTCCTTTCCGATTCAGAACCAGGTCTCTTCTTGCGCTCTAGAATCGTATGATTAGGATTACGCCCCTCGTCCTTCATTTCATCCTTTATAATAAGTGTGCCTGGGCAAAAGGGACACGACTTAGCCGGCTTCTTATTAGGTAGGCCATCAGGACCTAGTTTAAACCTATTATCTTCAGACTTGAAATCTTTGTATCGTACCATAAGACGATCACGAATACAGAATAATCTAGGACAAAAGAAATAGTGTTGACGATTTTTATTTGAACCATATCTTACAATCGTTATTATCTCCTTATTTGTATTCGTCGGATATGCTTGACCTGCCAAGACGCCTTCGTCATTTTCCTTTTCTGTTGGTTGCCCTTTCTTTACAGTCATCTTGGAAGCCTCGTTAATTTGATCAGGATACAATATGAATTGTAAATCTCCAGTCGCAGGATCTGTATCGTTTACATTCTTCCCGTATATCTTTATCATTTCGTCATATTCATTTTGATCTAAGACAATTGGTTGCCTAGATTCATTTGCTGCACAATAACTCACATAACTGCGATCTGCCTTATCTTTTTCAAAATTGAATATCTTTCTGTCGGCAAGTTTCAGGCGATCAATATAATACTTAGATACCTGAATTGCGGCAATATCAGCAGGCTTTCCGAATGCCTTAGCCGCTTCTTTATCTTCTTCGCCTAAAGTTGCTGCTACTGTAGGTGCGACCGTTGCCATAGCAGTCGCCATAACACTCGTCTCCTGTGGTTTTACTGTTTCACTTGTATCAACTGTCGCCTCTTCTGCCACAGTACCTCTCATCCACTCAGGCACTTCATCATCCTCAAATTTAAATTCCTCTTCTTTTTCCTCTTGATCTTCAGCCACAGTACCTCTCATCCACTCAGGCACTTCATCATCCTCAAATTTAAATTCCTCTTCTTCTCCTTCTCCCTCCTCTTGAATTTCACCAACCGATATCCTTGTTGCGCCACCACTGGGTGGAATAACGGGAGCAACAGTAATAGGTTTTATAGTCAATCCCGCCATTTCTTCGCCCTTCGCAGAAAGCAAAATACTCAAGAAACTTAAAATAGTCCTATGAGTCGCAATATCCTGGTCACTATAGATGTGAATCGTATACACAGGATGTTGCTCAAATATTGCAATATCTACACCAGGATTCTTATTCAATATATAATCCTTCGTATCGGGTACGGCTAAGGCAAATTCACCTCTCTGATACTTCCACGCATCCACCTGTTTCTTAGCATCGTCCATACTTATATTAAATTCCCTCGCCACACTCATTTCCCAGGATTCCTCCGTGAGTTCCCCCGAAATCATATCACGTTCAGATAAAAGTGTCAGAAAAGCAAAAATGCGTGTCTCATTCGTGAAATTACTCACACACTTGTATCGCAACATTGCCAGCGGTGATTCATTAGGCAAAGGCGGAATTTCCTGAAATATACTACTAAACGCACCCACTCTCGCTTTCATGACCGATTTTGTCACCCTCATATCCTCCCGCTTCAATCGCATCTTACATACGATACTCATCTTATCCAATTTTGGTTGAATACCTGCGAATATCATATCCGCCAGTGACTTATCCAGAACTTCAGGTGCATCCTGTAAATCACTCAAGGGATCCAATACGCGCACTTTCTTAGGAGGCTGGATTCTCAACTCCGCAGTTCCATCTTGGAATACGATCATAGTTGAAAATATTGGTGTATCCACAATACCAGACTCATCATTCTGCACTCGCATTTTCATATAGACTGCCTCCTTTCCAGATTCAGGCGGCTTATCATTCTTCCAAGAAAGCAATAAATTGGGATCAGATACATCAGGGATAGGGAGAATCCGATTCCCCTTGACCTTTATCTTAGACAAAGGCTGACCCGACGCAGGAAAATATCGCATAAAAGGCATGTCATGCGTGACTTTCATTCCAAAAAAGAATACCGCAGCCCCTTCCCAACCCTCAGGCTCCTTGACAGGATTCCAAACCCAACGCAAGAGTTTGACACCATCCAGACTAGGCAATGTACGACCCGCCAAAAGCCCCTCTAATCCCTTCAATTGCTTCAAGTTCAGAGATGTCTGCTTGGCCTGCGTTTCCAAGACACTTGTTATAACTGCTTGAATACCTGTTGAAGAAGGTAAAGTAGCCACATCTAAGAATGGAAAATACGGTACGACTCGTCCATAGATATCCCTCTCATTAAGTGGCCTCAAACCAGGAATCTGATCAATCAAATCCGCATAAAGAAATGCGTGCAATTCAGGTATTTTATGACCCTCATTCAAGCGAAATACGTCAATCAACGTCATACGAATGCGATTATCACGCCCCATCGCCTTCTGTGCGCCCGTAGAATCTACAAATCTCGCATCCGGTGGCCCGCTTATCATGTTTGCCGGATTTGGTAAATACAACGCCTTTGAATCACTCGTATCCATGAGATCCCTCCACACAATTTCCAGCGGTTCATATTCGGCACCACTAGAGCCTGCGACAGGTATTCCAACAAAGACAAGTGATGGAGCATAGGCTGCATTCATATCAAAATGATTCCATAAAGTCATCTTCAATTCATAGAGTGTAAACCATGCTGGCACGGGTCCCAAGGTCACAGACTCCACCTGTGACAAGGATGCCCCCCTGAATATCTTAAATGTAATTGTCTGATCTACGAATCTCTCCAATGGCTGAGGTCTAAGAAGAGAATCGAATTGCGTCCTTAGAGACATCTAAATTACCTTATGTTTCCAATCTTTAGAGGGTTACCTATTTCCATATCTAAATCCTTGGAAGGGTCGTATTTGGGCTGGTCGGTGATTTTCTCACCACAATATGACACGGGATGTGCCTTGAAGTCCTGGTACTTGTATATCTCCAGTGCCTCAGCCTCCCTCAGAAGCCAGCCAAAATTATTCCAGAATTCCGGCCCATGACTTTTCACTGTGGGTGGTGTTATGACATGACCCATTTCATGTAGCGCAACAAAGACCATAACATTCTCATCAACGAGTGCTTCCTCCTTCTTATTTCTCTGCCTCAGACAAAGATGTATGCTATCACCCTTATTCACACTATATGAGACATGCTCCGAGTCGGGAGTAGCCTCGTAAAATCGCTTCGGGTCCGCCTCAAACTTCTCATTCAATTGAATCACCTGGGGCTTATGCGGAAACTGTTGCCGGAGTGAATCAATAAGTTTCTGTAACTTACGGCGAACTCTCGCAAGAAGGTCGGCAGCCTTTTGTTTATCAGGCATGTCTCTCACGTTATACGTTTTACCATCCACTGTACTCCGAACTTGGACTATAGGATACGAGGATGTCATATTATGGATTGCTCCCCAAACACCAGATACAATTGTATCCATATCTAAATCAATGTTAGAACTTAGATGCTCTAATACTGTTTTATTATCATCTTATAATGCTATTTAACTAATCTCAAGAGAGCGTCGGTTTGTGTCAGGTTCAATAGTGCTCTGGTTGAACACAGAAACGGCCACCTGGGGGTTAGGGGGCTCAGAGCGCAACTGGTAGTTGGCGTTACGCATACTCTGACCAACCGTGTTAATACCAATGAGAGCACCCGCACTCAAGAAGTTCTTCCCCTTGAGAGACCCTGAGCCCATGGGGTTCTGCTGGGACCACACGCTATTCTGGTCCTTGGGGAGGAGCTCAGCGGGAGTCAGCTGGTCGCGAGGGTAGCATCCTTCGGGAGTCTCGGCATTTCCAAAGGAAGCAGGTCCCTCATATCCACTCAAGGAAGGACCGTGCTCATTAGATACATTAGGATTGCTCATGACCGCGGCGCGATTACTGGCACCACTTCCACCGGGAAAGTCAGGAGGCTGATTTCCAAGAGAAGCAGAAGAAAGAGTACCCGTAAACCCGTCTTTTGATTTCAGTAAACCGCCCAGCGTAGGATCCACCATGTAGACTCCCACCAAAACGAGACCTATCGCCATAACACCGATTACTGCGTCGCGACTGCTTCCACCTGCCATTTAATTCTGTTACCGTTGTATAAAAAAACCAGACATTATTCATCTTCTTCACCTTCGTCTTCATCCTCATCCTCTTCGTCTTCCGATTCCGGGGGCATTTTTCCAGTGGCTTCAAAATAATGCATTCGTATCTGCTCCTCTTCAACACGAGCCTTTGCCGCCCGGAGCCTAGTTAATAGGTACTCCTCTCTCATTCTCATCCTATCATCGATGAGTTCAACCGGGGGCAGGTTTGATTCACATACATCAGGTTCAGACATCAATCCTTCATCTTCAGAATCCTCAAATTCCATGGGAGGCGGTTTGGCAGCCTCTTTCACCGTAGTGGGTTTCCAGAGAAACGTAATAAGTTTAGGAGTCATCAGAAGCCTCTCTAAGGTTGCTGTATTCGTCTCAGGGTCACCCAGATTGCTAAAACTGTGCTTCACTCGCTTCATGAGTTGCTCATGTGATGGAAGTTTCGTAAACCACTTATTTTTCTCACCTTCATCAATTAAGTGGTGAAGTACTTCCACCGTAGTGTCATGAACTCTATCAGAATCAAGAAATACGATACTTCCAGAAGTATCCTTGCCTGCCGGAACTTGTGAAGACTTCTCTAAGGATGATGTTACATCTATTACGTAGTTGTTCTGCGTAGTATCCCATTTAGGCGTAACAAATGACATATATGCGGGAATTCTAATATCCTTACTTTAAATCGTATTCCATAGAATACGATGCCCGCTCCGCCCGGGACTATGGTGTATAGTATCCTAGATCGCGTAATACAGTTCTTTCAAGAAAAGAACAATCGTGAGAGGGTTCAGACTCAATGTCTAGACCCCATGATACGATATATTCTTGATAAACTTTTCCCTTACATTATTCTCGTGTGTATTCTATTCTCATTGATCTTGCTTATGTCCGTAGTGAGTATATATCTTCTTCTATCACAACTCCGTATGCCTGTTAACGCTCCCATTATATCTGCGTTAGACATCCCCTCCACAAATCTAGCACGACTGTAAATGAACAACGACGCGCTCGCACACAATATTCGTGGATGGGTACATTATGACAATATGACTACATCACTCCAGAAACAGGTCGTCAATGCCCGTAAGCAACGTGATACCTTTGAAGACCAAGTCCGATCCCATTTAATTCAGAATAAGATACCTAGTGCCGTTATTCAAGTTTCCGGGGGCAAACTTCAACTCCAAGAAGAAAAAACAACTTCCAGTGTAACAATGAAAAGTCTGATTGAGTCCACGCAATCCTTTTTCCGGGGACATCCTGAAATTCCAAATGGCGCGAAACTTGCAACCGAACTTGTGGAACATATCAAAAACGAGAGAACCACCAGTACATCCCTACGGCTCAAAAAATTGAAAGTCTAGAACCAAACACTTGGTAGCCACACAATGTTATCATTCACAGATTGGAAAAAACAACGAACTCGGTTACGTTGTGTATTGAATGAAGCCACTATGGAAGAAGCCATGCTTGAATTCTTCCACAGGGGTGTGACACCGATGGTGAAGCGTAGTGGGTATCGCTGGTCAAGGGAGGACCATGTAATCGCATCAAAGTTTATCCGACTCTGCTATGATATTGACACCACAGTACAAATGGGTGACCAATATGACCTTATTCCCCCAACTCCTGACCACCGGAATTTAAATGAAGATCGTGATACTTTCCACCGTTTCATTGATACTGAGACATTCCTTTCACTCATGGAGGAATGGTCCTGCCGGAGTGAAATTGTTGGAACGCGTCTTGATTATAAGATTGAGGATTTCATCTATACCTGGGTCAATGTGGAACTAGGTAAGCCCGGCAAATTCACTCGTGATATGCTTCAGCCCGATGAAGATGAACAATATAATGATCGTAACGCCTTTGCTGAAACTCATGAAGAATTATGAGCCCCATTTATCCTTATTGAACGGGAGAATCCCCATTGTATCAGATTCAGTCTTGAAATGCATTACTTTTTTCTCAAACTCAAGTCCTGAGGGGCTTAGTGGACGCATGGAACCTGCCGCTGCCGATGATGCGTCATGGCTTGATTGAGGTGGCCTTCTTCCAGAGCAAGTAACGCCAAATTTCATTTCGGGATTATCAAAATAGCCGCCATTCAATCCGGGTCTCCCACACGCCCCCCTCTGCTCTTCGGGACCCTGCTGGAGTTCTTCGTAGGTGGATTCCTGAGTGGGATACACAGCCATTTGCCCCTTCACCCATCCATAATTACACCAATCAGCACCCTTCTGCCAGGCCTGCTTCACTTCGTCATATGTGGCCAACTCGGCACCCAATGCCTTACACAAGGGGGCTGCGTCGTAGTAGGAATATACGTTTTTACTTACATTGAATACCTCCTTTGCCGGAGGCAACACACGCTCCACGACACGCTCTAAACCCGTGGCACGCTCATTATTTTCATCTTGAGGTGCTGTAGGCATAACCACTGGAGGAGGATCTTTAAAATCTGGAGGAGCACCCTTGCCGGTGTACCACATATTGATACTATCAACCCAATTCTGAATGGACCTCATAAAGGGCTCGTAATAGTATGAAAATATTGCCAAAAACACAATCAGAAATCCAATAAACCACGTGAGAGCGCTTGGGCCGGAACTAGCATTTGATGTGGAATTTGCTGAGGCATTTGCTACTAGATTTGTTAGCAAACCACTATTACTGGCTTTAGTTGTAATAACTGGCATAATACTATTCATCTTTTGAACCGTACTGTTCATCTCTAAATTGTCCTTTTACAATAGATTTTGAATACACGTCTTTAATAACGGCCATCTTAGATAAATCTGATCCACAAAAGAAGCCACACTAATGTCGGAGTATTCAATCCCATTCAATTCTGTAGTATCTGGAGCACATGCACCGAACGCATATGCTTGAGGTACGCCGGGGGCAGTTCCCGATTTGGAATCCCATAGTATTTCTCTAACTGGTGCCATTACCACAGGGAAATTCTCTCGGAAGCCTGTTGCCTGGACAATCCAATCGGCAGAACGCATTATTTTACATACATCCGATAACTGTGCAGATGAGCACAAGCGCAGACGCGGATAGTCTCCCTTCAGAATTCCATCAGCAATCGTAGCAGATTCTTGTTTAATACCACCGTATTCACTGTCTCTTGCATACTTGAATGGCTTTGACCCCCTATAGATACAATACACGGAGGTATCGGGTATCGCATGTATATATTTACATGCTAGAGTCGCGGAATGTGATGACCCTATCACTACAATTCTCTGCCCAGGCAGAACCATGCGTCCTAGGCGAGCAGGATCTAATGCCACGGATAGGGGTATAATAGGCACTCCGTAATCCTCTTTTCTAGGAAGCATTCCAGTACAGAAACAGACTACCTGTGTGGTGTGTGTGCTACCATTTCCGAGAGTGAGACCCCACCGATTTTCTTCAGGATCCCATGTGGCCGCACTTACAATATCGTATATACACTTGACTTTCTTGGCCATTTCAATACCAGTAATACGTATATCGGATGCTAAATTGGATAAATTCACCGTAGAGTCGGAGGAACCCTTTCCTTTCAAGGATGATATTGTATTGGACCAACTTGTAATGGTACCTATGGTGGATACCAAGGATTCAATACTTCTTACCTTTGTTTCAATTGTCGTATTGCTTTGTATTGCCCCGTATTCTCTTGCCAAATCCCCCCCCACAAAATCTGGGTCTATAATTGTAATTCTATGTGGTGACACTATACTCAAGATATAACTCAACAGAATCTGTCCAGATATACCAAACCCTACTAGGGTTATCGTTGAATCAGGCATCTAATTTATAACTGATTCTGATTAAAGGGAATCTTCAGGGGTAGTCCTATTTCCTCCGCGAGAGGCTATGACCTGGCGCTGGTCAGGGCTTGTACAGACGCAGCCGCCATCGCAGGCATAGGAGGATGGGCAACACTCAGGCTTGCATTGATTATTCTTGAACATGAAAAGACTATCGGGCCCAGGTTCAAACGCGGGCCCATTCAGGGGCTCATTGGGGGTGTTGCACTTCCACTTGCTGACTCCATCCGGACAGGTCAAAGCCACGCCATCAAATGGACCCATTTTTCCATAACTATTCTTGGCTCCACCAGCATTTTCAAGATAGTAAGAGGCAAACCCCTCACGGGTCACACCTCTCACTAGACGACTCTTTGAAAACAAAAGGGCCGCAACGACAAGTAGCAGAAGGCCACCAAGAAATATTGCTTGCTTCATTTCCTCTTCTTATCACACCCTATCTTTTTTTCCGAGGGCTGCGTCTTCCCGGACATACGATTCTGCTAGATTCATATGACCCACTTCTGTAAAGTCTCTCACAAGGAACCAATTACCCCCATGCTGATTTTTTACGTAGAACGAGCCCGAATCAGTTACAAGTTGCCTTCCATGCCATTTCCACGCATCCACCACCTCTTTCGGATGTTGCCAAGTACCGTCAGCCATTTCTATCCAGACCCCGTCCGTAATACGGCCGCCCTTCATACCAATCCCCCCGTAGACTTCTCTTTCACAAATACCCAGTACTCGGGTCCACCCTTCCTTCCCCTGAATCCAATCTCCCCGCTCAATCTGCCCCAAGGCTATTACCCCCCCTTGATTCTTTCGGACTAACAGACCCATATCTAGACAAGGTGGGACTAGAGGAACTTTGGCAGTATAAGTGGATCTCCTCGGATTCAAAAAGGATCTCACGATAGAATCCCATTTTGTCGCATATTCATCTGTATCGGGGAGTTCTTCCCAATCAGCAAATCGTACTACACCATATCTGCCGACAACTGGTATTTCTCTAGATGTAGTTATTAAAGTCCACACTGTGGCGACTACTTCGGAAGTTTCTATGGCGTCGGGGTGGTCTCGGACTGATATGAATTGCTTTTCAAAGTGTGACCATATACGATGCCCACCACTCACGTGTATCCCGTATATATTATACAGTGGTTCACCCCCCCCTGGTAGTTCAACGACGGCTTCCACGATGGAACCATTTCCAAGGATTTGACCTACTTGTATATCTTGAATAGGTGAGTCATACGTGGCGAGTTTAATGACAGTGCCTTCCTTGAAACAGAATATGCTTCCCATGCCACCCGTTCTTCCTGGAAAGGCCTCTTCAATTCCTGCCGTGGCCATCAGAACAAATATCATGACGGGTATCAAAGGTAGAAAAAATATGATTGCGAATGCCAGTAAAATATATAAAACAATCATAATAATTTTTATAACAAGATCTATACCGTTTAGGAAGGAAGTCTGTAATGAGATAGCCATATATAAGGATGCCATAGCTGCACCTGCAGCCTTCTTCATAGCCATATAGAGGTGTTGAAATATACGAGAGGCTAATGAGCCAATCTGTTGAAATTTATTCCAAAAGCGGTTCATCATACTTGAGAATGGCTTGTATATATCATTCAGACCACTCCGAAGACTATTTAATATATTTGTCAAGATTGAAGCTGCACCCATTTGTTTTTGCATCACTTCAAACATTTGTGCAAAGACCGTTTTCAGATAATCATTTGTAATGGAGCCAATACAGAAATTGAAATTATCAGATGAGAATTCAAATGCCCCGCGTTTATCGTCATCGGGTTTGAACATAAACCCGGCTATCATAACTGCCAAATCGCACCTATGTTCAGACCAATTTGATCTAATTTCTTCACGTGTAGATGAACCCAAAATGATTCCGAATAATATTGTTAAAATCACTAATAATATCGCGAACACATGACGTGCCTCCATCTATTCTATTCATAAGACTATCATAGTCCAAATAGCGTGTTACCGGACAGCATCTTCCATATTGTAACTTTTCGTCAGATTCGTAATACCGACTTCCGTAAAATCACGGACAAGTGTCTGTACTCCATGAATATCCGTCATAAATGAGCCAGAGGTTGTTATGAGTTGATAGCCATCCCACGCACCCGTTGAATAGACCGTTTTGTTTCTAGGGTGTATCCAATGCCCAGTTGTATCTTTCACCCAGAGACCATCCGTTATACGGGTTCCCCTGGCTCCTAGACCACCATTCACACGACGACGACATAGACCTATAACACGAGTCCAAGTACTATGATTCGCTGTGGGATCCACGTTGTCAACAATCCAGTCGCCAATCTGTATCTTATGTATTGAAGTAAGGCCCCCTTGAAATTTATAGACCATTATATCCTTATCAATACAGGGTGGTGTTATTGGCACAACGCGTGGCTTGAGTTGCGTTATTCCTCGTTGATTTAGCATAGAATCTGCGATGTCATCCCATTCCTTCTTAGAAGAAAGAGTATCAGGCATTTCTTCCCAGTCGGCAAACCGAATTATTTCATTGTCACCCTTCACGGGTATCTCGCGACTACTCGTTATAAGAGTCCATAGTATATCGGCACCAATGCTTGTCTCTTTGGCTTCGGGATGGTCCTTCACAGAAATGAAGTCATTTTTCTCATAGGACCACACACGATGCCCTCCACTCACATACACACCATCTAAATTATAGAGACCCGACTTATTACTGGGACACTGTATCACGGCTTCCACCATAGACCCGTCGTAAAGGATATCGCCAATCCGGATATTCTTTATACTTCTCTCCAATCCATGCTTCATTACGACCTTCGTATCGGCTACAAAACAGAATGCGTCAATAAATTTAAAAATGAAGGTGTCTCCGAAATTAGATATGCCTGTCTGTGCGGATATACCCATATACATGACTGCAAACATAGTACCATAAATGCGATACATCATGGCCTTCATACGTGATGCCGTGAGTTTGACACGCCCCATTAGAGCCGTCATACGTGCCTTGAATTCGCCAATAATTTTGATGATCCCACCTGCCAAACTGGCCAAGGTTGTCCGAAAGGAGTTCGCGGAACTCATAAGATTTCCTAGGACTGACGAAAATCCCATCATCCCCTGGGCAAAGGGTGCAGTAGTACCTTTCGTGTTTTCCTGGATGATTTGCTGTAGGCAGAATTGAAAATTCTCAGCCGTATCGTGCCCAAACATACTGGCGAAAGGCATCACGTTTGGTTGGCACCGAATTTCAGCCCAATTATCCCTCATACTGGAAATCTGAGACCCGAGTTCAATGGCAGCAAAGATTACTATTGCCAATATGAACAATATGACAAATGAGAGATAGGGTGGCGTAGTTGGAAGTTTTGAATAGTCTATAGGTGTCTCTATCGGCTTACTATTTGGTAAAATAGTAGGCGGAGTGGGCTCTGTCATTCTTATTTTCACGTCATACTAAAATTAGGGCAATCTCAACTTATAATTGGATTCTATCCAATTCCTATCAGCCTTGAATATCTTTGACGCTTCAGGGGCAGTTCGCTTGGACAATTTGGCTACTGCGTCCAACTTACGGAAAACACCTAATGCTCCGAATTCTTCCACAGCCTTCCTCAATGCCGTATGCCTCTCAGATTGTTGATTATCATACACATAGCCATGTTTCTTCAATTCACCCTTCCTTAGAGGGCCAAAACTCTGGCCGGGACCTGGGCCATGGCCTGCTAGCCCACGGTCTTTCACACATACTGGCTTTACGTACACGGTGGCTCGTTCAGGATAAATGCGGTAGTGTTTTCCCGACTTCCTTTTCACAGTATATCCCTTATTCAGTACATTCTTCTCAAATCGGCGGACGTAGCCCTTTCGCAAGAGCTGACCGTCAGGACAATGTCTTCTAGATGTCAAAGGCTTTCCCATAGATTTCAGCCTACTTTGCTGTTTAGCCAAGATCCGATGAGTGTAGTTCTTTCGGGATTCGGCATAGACTGTCTGCGCTTTTACGCAGCGAGGGTGTACTCGGTGACCGAGTTTGGAAGTATAGGAAGCACGCTTATGATATCCAGAGGGGCAGCCCTTTTTTTCGTCAAATGGGAGTGAGGCAGTCATACTAATTCATATAGATAATTCTTCTTTCTGTTCTTTTGCTAATCGCCTATTATGCTCGTGTGGAAAGGTTAGTAGTCTAGTATTGAGTTCATCAAGTATTGCTGTCCGGTTGAATGTATCGGTCATTGCTTCTATCAGCTCAGATGTCCAACCTAGGTCTGTCAACTCAGATGAATCTCTGGCAGTCGGTTCTGTTCTAAGATATCGGGTTATCGCTGCGGATGTCGTATTATATAAGTCAATTAAGGCGTCTTCATATTTACCAAGCACGTACTCCGTATTTTTTGGACTTCGTATATACTTTTCATCAGCCTCCTTCTTTTTCTTATCAATCCAATCATTCAATTCTTTCATATATGGCTCTTCTTCCATTGCCGCTAATCTATCAAAGAAATGAAGCTAACACAAGAAGCGCGCCTGCGGCAAATACAACAGCTGCAATAGATTCTAAAGAATTTAAATCGGGTCTCATATCTGTAAAACCCTGAACACGACGACAAGCCTGTGAACTAGTAATCCAGGGTGTCGCAAGAATATCTGCGAAACCTTCCTTGACTGGTGCATCGTAGAGGCGATCCGCCTTTGCTTGATCCTGCATGGCCTGAATATTCGCACCAACCGAAGAAATACTTTTGGGGTCTTTTCTAGACATAGGATCTCCGGAAGACGAATCTAGAACTGGGACACTGCTTATTGTGGGATTATAGGGCGGTGAAGGAGGAAAACCCATCTAGAGTGTCTATGGAATTTTATACCGTGAAGTACCGAAATCTGTACTGCGTAAGGGTTTAAGAGTTTGTATATAAAAGAAAAAGAGATGAATAGACCTCCTGGTGGCATTGACCGTGTTTCCATTAGCACTCTTACCGCGGAGGCTGAATCTAAGGCCACCGACTTTAATGCTACTGAGCGCAGCGCATTTGTACGGAAGACCGTACATCAAGTCAAGGCCATGGCAGCCAATGGATACACGAAAAACTCCATAAAAGAAGTATTTCCTGAATTTGCCGAAGACTACCCTGGTCTCTTTGAGATGATATTGAGGCCTGGTGGCTACGATGAGCGCTCTTATAATCTCATGATTCAGATGCTGGATAAGATGGGCTCTGGGAAGACTACCCAGCACCAGGCATCCATCAAAGTGGGACAGCATCTCATGGATGCGTATGTCACACCTAATTTGCCACCTACACCTACTACACCTACTACACCTACTACTTCTCAACAATAGACGAGCACCTAACCACTAAGAGGCAGATCTGAATCCAGAAAAGGGTATCAAAGGCATCTGGAATTGCTTACACCAATGAACTGACTTTTCTCCAACAGCCCTCCATATCTTATCCGGGTTCGTGTTCCATTCCTCCCTGTTTGAAATGGCATGTTCTAGAGCAGCAATTTGCTGGTCTAGATGTACCTTCTTAATCATATCAATATCAGACTGAATATGCCCCGGTAGAAAATTAAAGATCGATTTTATTGCTCCCAAATCTTTAGTATCTCTTAACTGAGAAAGTGTCCTCAGAATCCAGGGTGGTACCACACGACACCCTCGGCCCAGGAAGTACTTTTCCGCGTTACATGGCCTACTCAATGCAGGCTTGTAGAGCGTCCAACTATCAAAACAGTAGGCTAATATGGCTATGAGGTCGGTGGTACATTTGAGATCTGTATCAAATATTTTCAATATGAAATCGCCACCCATATTCATAGTCTGTAGTCCAATCAATGACGAAGAAATGAGAAGTGGAAATACTTCTGCCTCCTGTGTTCCATAGTGTTCGCTGAAATCAAACCCCCCATCCGCCGTGAATATGCTACACTTCCCTCTGGTACTATGTAGAAAGTGCTCTTGATTTGCTGCCACCATTATATCACCTGTTTCATCGGCCCCATAAGTTATATGGACCATCGGTGACTTACGCAAGAAGTGAAAAGCTCGTTTCCATCCAGGGATATTGGATTTCGTCGGCTTTAAAGTCATAGCCCAGGCATGCTCAATTGTAGTGTTATGTTTATTCCCATGATACAAGAGTGACTCTATAAATCCACCTGGTCCCTCGCATACATGCGCAGACTGTAAGGCTGGTCTCGCATCTGTCGTTGGGTGTCGTCGGTAAAAATCAAGGATGCTAAGGAGTTCAGTCATCTTGAAAAAGGAACGACTTAGTGGTTTGAGACTACACACCGACATGGGTATTCGGGTATCCTGTGACTGGGAAAAAACGAGTTCATATGGGTTAGATGAGCGTTTCAGGAACTCCCAATGACCAGAGGCGTCAAGGACTTCAATCGTCTGCTTGTGTTGATGAAGGGGTGTGATATTCGCCTTGGATTCCAGGGCCACAGCCTCCAATGTGGTTGTTTGAATATCAGGGCCCTCCAGCCAGAGAACCGTGTGAGGATTCCCCCATTGCATCCATTTGACATTGTACCAGGGCGGGGAATCGCTTAACCATGACATACATAAATGACGTGGTTAGGCTTTAAGGTACTTTTGCACTTTTTGTAAAAGTGCTCAAAACTTAATAGGCACTTTTTAGAAAAAAAGCATCAAAACATAGTAACTGCTTTACTTAACCACTGTCCGTTTGATATTTTTCAATAAGACCTCTTGGTACAGTGATATTAATTTTCTTTTTTAAGATGACCATTCTATTATCTACGGTATTATCAATAATATCATAGAACTCTAATACCACGTGGTATTTACTCCTATCCAAAAAGTCGTCAAACGCAATAAGGCAATCTGAATTTATTATATCAAAGCAATTTAAACAACATGCAACCCTAAATCGCCCGTCAATCAAAATGAAATCTATTGCATTTAAATCACTAGGATCTAGATAGCATATCTGACTACTATATCTTACCCAATCTTCTAGCTTACTATTTGGACCAGGGTGCCCATATGTTTTTGGCTGTGTATCCATTTCACAATATATTAAATTGACATTAGTATTATTTATCTTATTCTTAAGTTTCGTATACCATTCTAAATCACTTTCAACCGAGTATATCTTTATTAAATTACTACTCTTTGAAGCTTGATAGGTTGAACCTCCTGAACCATATTCAAAATAGTTAGTTGCTTTAGATAAATACTGGTAAAACATCTCTTTATCATTCTTAGAAAAATATGACTCTAATTCAGATGTTTGTACGGTAGGTTTTACAATTGTATTCCTTGCCCAAGATGTCATTGAATTATAGTCTTATTATACCATTTAAGCCTACTCAATCACGTTCATCTCCACATCGGGCTCCTCTAACTCCACATCCGCTTCAGGCATAATCGCATTCATGCGCAGCCTCACTGTATTACACTTGTCGTCCTTGGCCACCGCAAGTTCCTCTGCGATGTCCTCGTCATCCAACTCATCCACGTCCTCCTCCTGGACATCCGCCACGGGTGGAAGACCCTTCTGGAGCCGCATCAGCGCAGCCTCATCCAGTAAGAGCTGCGAGAAGGTAGTACCACCCCTAATAGGCTGCCCTGTCATCACCTTGGCCGACACGCCAGTTACAGGGTCCATTTCACCGAAGAGAGCCGCGCGCAGCAGAATCTTCTCCGTCTCCTCAAAGGACGCCTTCGCCAGAGGGCCAATGTTATTCTTATTGATACCGTAGCGGTCCACTGACATCAGGCGACCATTACGTGTCATTGTATCAATCAGAATACCAAGATGCCTGTAATTCACACCTGCATCCGCAAACAGCGAGTCAATCTCTGTCAGCAAGACTGCCCTCGCCGCCTCAATACCCAATATATCAATCACATCGTGGACATTTGTGCTGTAGAGGCGCGTCGCATCCACTGCAGGATGATTCATCACCTCAATGAAGTTGCTACCATCCGTATCAATGGTATATTCGGCCACCTTCTGCGGCTTCCCGTCCACGATCTCCACACGGGTTTCAGACTTACTGAAGGACGCGGCCTTGATACCAGGAACACCACGCACTGCCACTGTGCTCAAGAGTTGCGTCTGGAACTTCTTAAAATTCACGTAATCATCCGTGTTAGTATCACCCCCCTTGCCCAAGCGGATGCGCATGACCAACTTCTCTGAATTGAAGTCTGTATAGACCATATTAATAGTATTATTGAACTTCATATTCAAGATAAAAGCCACGTCGTCCATAGTGATATTGCGATTGAACATCGCGTCGCGGTTGAACTCCAGGCGGAGCATCCACTTACTAAATGGCGCATCTTCGGCTAATTGTCTCTGCTCAAAGAGTTTATAGAAATCCAACAAGTCTCTATCAGAATCCACCACGGTACTATCCTCCTTCGGATCATAATAGAGTCCCAGACTGACCACAATATCACGCAACATCGTCAGTTCCAAGTCCTGTGCCACCTCACGCGCCTTCTCCTTGCTGTCACGGAACTCGGGCTTCAAGAAGATACTCAGGGACGTTGCCTTGGGTGACTTGGTCACCTTGAACACCTCCTTCAACCTGGGCACACCTCGAGTCATACCCGACTTAGCCGCCACACCAGCCAAGTGAAATGTGTTCAGGGTCATCTGTGTGGCAGGCTCACCAATTGACTGGGCTGCGATAATGCCCACCTGTTCTCCAGGTTGAGCCCAAGCTGCCCAACACTTCACTAGAATCTGCTCCACGAGCGTATTAAATGCCACCTGTGTCATACGGTGTTTCACTACTGAGTTGTGAGGACCCAGGTGGAATCGGAGCATGGACCCCCACATCTTGTGAAAGGGCAGTGTACGCTGATGTAAGTCCTTGAGTCGCTGAAACGCATATTCAGGTGTCAAATCGGTCTTAGCCTTGTTGTCTAAGTTGAACTTCACCTTCAAGTTCATAATCATCCTATCCAGGTTCATAGGCCCCATCAAGCCTTTCGCCCTCCCATTACGGAAGACACCATCGACTAACATCGTGCGATCGTGAATGGCCATATCCACGAATTCATTGACAAGCTCCACGTTCTCCGTTCTAGGCACAGATAAGACCTCGTCCCAATTAATTCCCTGGAGGCCAATGAGTTTGCGAATCTCGTCCTCACCCATTGTGTGCAATGGTAGGCCCTGTGTCTCCACCTTCGTAGAACTCAGGCCATCCTCCCCATAGTGAAACTGGACAATACAGCCACGCGCATCGCGTACAGTCCCATCGTGCTGGGTCACCAAGTCCTCCATGGCCTTCACCATCTGCCTCTGAATATATCCAGTCTCAGCCGTTTTCACAGCCGTGTCAATCAGACCCTCACGACCTGACATTGCGTGGAAGAAGAACTCCTGGGGAGTCAACCCCTTCACGAAACTATTCTCTACGAATCCACGTGCCTCCGCACCGTCATCAAACTTCTTGTAGTGAGGCAACGTCCTATCCGTGAATCCATAAGGAATACGCCTGCCCTCAATGTTCTGCTGACCCACACAGGCCACCATCTGCGAAACGTTGATGGTGCTGCCCTTGGACCCGGCCTTCAACATGCTAATCATACGGTTCTCCTGAGCCAAGGCATCCAACCCCAACTTACCCAGTTCCTCAATGGCCTTGTTGAGTTTCCCAAACACCTGGCTCTCAAACTCATCCTGATTACTCTTGCCCGTACTATTGTCAAACAAGTCCATATGGACCTGTAGCACAATCTCATCAATCTCCTTCTTGCGCTTCTGAACAATCTCGTTCATCGTTGTCAGAGTCTTGTCATCTGCCACAAGATCAGAGAGACCCACACTGAATCCACACATGATCAGATACGCCTCAATCGTGCTCTGTACGGAATCCAGGAGATTCACGGCGGCGAAGGGGCCAAAGTCATTATATGTGGTATGAACCACACCCACACCCGTCTTATTTAGAACATCATCATCCACGATACCCCCGGGCTGAATCATGCCATCGCGAATCTTTACCATATTCTCGGGTATAGGACTGTCATCATAGAATTTGTTCTTCAAATCCGTGTTAATGGCTGGAAATAACATGCTCAAGACTTGCTGTCCAGACCACTTCGTCGTCCCTTGAACTATTTCAGGCTCAGGAAGTTGCCCGTCAAACCGCTTGTTCCACATCATCAGGTTCATGTACTCACGGCGATTGAACTTCTCGCCCTGCTTTGTAATGCGGTGAGACCCTAACAAGGCATCCTGAACAACCTTAATCACAGGCTTCTGGTGCCTGGGTGATATCATCTGGTAAGGCACCGCCGCGATATCCTGTAACTCCTGAATGGCCTCTGAGCTCTGGGGAATGTGGGCATTCATCTCATCGCCGTCAAAATCTGCATTGTAGGGTGACGTAACAGACACATTCAGGCGGAAGGTATTATAGGGGAGAACACGTACCCTGTGACCCATCATAGACATCCTGTGGAGCGTGGGCTGCCTATTAAAGAGAACCATATCACCGTCCATCAGATGGCGATTCACTAGGTCGCCATTATATAAGACGATTTCGCTTGTCTTCACGTGAGCCAGGGAAATCATGCGCCCGTCCTTCCGTACGAGCGTCTTGGCACCAGGGTAGGTCGCGGCACCGTTTTGAACCAACTTATACAGCTTGTCGCGGTTGTAGTCGGTGACGCGCTCAGGAACAGTCAAGTTCATGGCAATTCGCGTGGGGACACCAAGCTCCGCGATGGAGATATTGGGGTCCGGTGTGATAACAGAACGAGCACTGAATTCCACACGTTTCCCCTGTAAGTTGTAGCGGATACGACCCTCTTTGGAGCCCAGGCGCTGCTGAATGGACTTCAGGGGTCGCCCCCCGCGCTGGGCAGAAGGTGCCACGCCGGGGATCTGATTATCCACAAGTGTTGCAATATGGTATTGAAGAACATTAAGAAGTTCGTCAATGTAACCCTTGTTCGCCTTCGTCCCCTCCGCGTCCATCTTGGATCCCAGCATCTTGTTTGTCTTGATGATCTCAAAGAGTTTGTGTGTCAAGTCGTCCTCTGATCTCTGATTGTTCTCCTGGACCACTGAGGGACGTACTTGGGGAGGAGGGATGGCGAGGAATGAGCAAACCATCCAGTCAGGCCGACACCAGCGAGGATTGAACCCCATGAATGCTACATCCTCGTCGGTAATACGACGAAACATACGCTGGACGTACTCCACCTCCAGAGGCTGCTTCATCGCCTCATGGCGCATGACACCCTTCGCCTCCACCATGTCCCACTCCGCAATAATGCGGGCAATACCCTCCCTCTTGTACCTGTTAGGTTGCCTGGCACCGCATCCGTCCTCCGTCTCCTGACCACATCTTGTTATATTCTTGGAGACTTCCAACAATTCCTTCCACTTTCCTTCCCCTCTCTTGTTCTTTATACTCACACGCATTTCCTTATCAACAAGGAGTCTAGAGCAACTCACACAGACACAGTGAAGGACATTCAGAATCATGGGTAGGAATTGTATATAGTAGACGGGGCGTGCGAGTTTATAGTGACCAAAATGGCCCGGGCAGTTGTTATTCGTTTGACCGCAAGAGCGGCATTGCTTTCCGTTCTCCAAGACCCCCATTCTTGGATCAAAGAGACCACCAATCTTGGGCTCATTGCCCTCATACGTGGCATTGGATGTAATTTCTACGACAGAGCGACGCTCAATCTCATCGGGGCTGAAAATGCTGAATTGGATCCCAAGAATGGGCTCAATTTCAGAATTACCGTTGGCAGCCATCTCTGAGTTTATGTGTGTTCTTTTCTAAGCCGGAAAATTGGGTCAATTTTACAGGTGGTTCGTGGTATGCGAAAAGCGTTTAGACCGTATTCGTGTCTAATGGTGAAATCTCGTCTAAATAACTGCGAAAGTCAGCACATAACTTAGGATTATCTCTCATATACGAATCACCGTTACACTCGGATGCCTTAAAAAATCTATGATGAAATTGGAATTCTGTATAAGGTTCATCGACTATAATGGGCACCCCTTGATCCTGTACGCCCACTAAAAGGAAGCGTATGCGACGAGTTGGATTTATAGAACGTATTACTTGATAGAATCTTTCTACTTCCTCCTTCGTCGCCTTAGAACATTCAGATCTAAAAATCTCAATTCTAAAGAAAATACAATCCTCATCCGATTTAACTAAATCTAGAAATCTGGCAGCAGGTCGTTTGAATCGTTCCTTAAAATCATCAACCGAGTAATGATGAGAGCGCATATTATTATTCAATACCGTCACTCGTTCATTATCTCCATTCACTATACTAGAATCTATACCAGATTTGATTGCGGATATCACATCTGTGATAATACTAAGATTCTCCGTTGTAAAGTATTCAAAGAGTCCAGTAGGCCCTTGTATTCCTAATTGTCTTCTCACTATTTCAAATGTATTACAGCAATACCCTAGATGTACGAGCTGTAGCATATGGTCTAAAACCTGGCTATTATTATACTATAATATTGATGGACGGCCCAACGTTAAAACGCATCAAAAGTACATCCGATTTTCATGAGATTGATAGGGACCTCGGAATAGAGCGCACATATCCGTATTATACGAGTGGGTCAAGACATTTACATACGTCAAAGCAAAATATTGATATTTTGGAGTCTAGGGTCTGGGGTAAAATGCTTTTCCTAGACGGAACTCTACAGAGTACAACCCGTGATGAAATCATCTATCATAACTGCCTTGTACACCCACTTATGGATAGCCTACCCAACAAGAAGTCTGTACTCATTCTCGGCGGCGGAGAAGGTGCCACTGCAAGAGAGGTCCTCCGATGGGTGGAGGTTGAATCCGTCGTTATGGTAGATTACGACCAGGAATTTATTGAACTAATGAAGACTGATATGGGCTATCCCTGGTCAAGAGGCTCTTTCAATGACTATAGGCTAAGGTGTATATATGAAGATGCCTGGTCCTATATGTCAAAATCTCAATCCTATGACGCCGTGATTATTGATTTGACGGACCCCAATCTGAACCGAGAGAAATGGCAGGAACTTCTCGAGATGACTATGAATTCCGTAAGTAAAACAAAGGGTGGCTTCGTTTTTAATGCGGGCATATATATGCCTTGGAATACGGATTCCATCTACACTCTAAAAAATATAGTGGAAGATCTTTGTGAGAAGAATCCTGGATACAAATACTATATTTATACGACGATGATTCCCAGTTTCAATGGGGAATGGACCTTCATCGCAGTCAGCCACGTGACAGACAATAAGTTCATGGTGGAGCCAGCCTACTTGGATGTAATCCCCGAGTGGGTTCGCAGAGCTACGCGTATGCTCCCCAATAATCTCATCGACGATTCCGTTGATACAATAGGGACCCCCCATACGAATATTTATTCATCACGATAGGCGTGAAGCATCTAAATAGAAATGTATTAGATATAATATAAATGCCCCCCAAAAAGACCATTTGTCTGGCAATGATTGTCAAAAATGAGGGCCACCTCATTGTTGACACTTTAAAACATCTGGAAAAATTCATAAAGTTTGACTACTGGGCAATCAACGATAACGGTTCTACCGATGGAACCCAGAAACTTATACAAGACTATTTTGAAGAAAAGAATATTCCAGGTATTCTGGATAATACTCCCTGGAAGAACTTTGGATTCAATCGTACAGTCGCATTCAATGCCGCCTATAATAAAACCGACTATGTCTTTGTCTGGGATGCCGACGATGAGATTGCAGGCGACTTCAAGATGCCAGATGATCTTACATACGACTCCTACAAATTCATTTTCGGCAGTGGTGAGAACTTTCGTTACTCTAGATGCCAACTCTTCAATAACAGGAAGCGTTGGTGCTACAAGGGTGTCCTTCATGAATACGTAGACTGCCTTGAGTCAGCTGGTCCCACGTGTGATGTTATAGGTAATTACTATTTCATCTCAGGGCGCAAGGGAGATCGTAGCAAGGACCCAGAAAAGTATATCAAGGATGCACTTGTCCTGAGGAAGGAAGTTGAGAAACCAGATGCCGAAAAGGACCCTCTATATAATCGTAATGTCTTCTACTGTGCCCAGAGTTACAATGCCTGTAATATGAAGGAGGAATCAATAAAATTTTATAAGATGGTTACCACTTTAGAAACCTGGCCTCAGGAAAAATACGTATCATGTTTTGAGATTTATGAACAGTATGAACACCTAAAAAGGCCTGAGGAGGGTCTAAGATTTCTGGTAGAATCCTATAAGTTTGATTCTGAGCGCATTGAATGTGTCTATCGTCTAGTAAAATATTACTGTATTTCTGGTCCTGTTGAAGTTGCCTACGCGTATTACACTCTAATAAATGACTTCTATGAGAATAAATATAATCCAAATTTTCTCGGTGAAAAGCTATTCGCCAAAATGGATGAGTATAACTTCTACCTTCCATATTATATGATTATAGTGGCCCAACGCACAGGTCATAATGATACGATGGCAAAGATGTTCGAAATCATAGTAAAACTAGGATTTATTGCTTCAGAGTGGTTTATGCGTAACTTGATGTTCAATATACAATTCGCTATTCCATTCCTTCCTAAGACGCTGGATTTCCTAGAGGCATTAATGAAGTATATTGACATGAGCAGGTCTCAGGGTGTAGTGTATGAAGCAGTCCAACTCCATGTTATAGGTCGTCTCATAGACTCTTATAAGCCAGTACTATCTAGTAGGTCTGCCATTACTATACCACCTTTCAATGAGGAATCTAAACCTGTCCGTGTTATGTTAACTATTACAACCTGTAAGCGGTTTGACCTTTTTGAACAGACAGTGAGTTCTTTATTGAATACATGGACCGACTTATCCAAGGTCGAGTATTTCTTCTGCGTAGACGACAATTCTACCCAGCGTGACAGAACGAAGATGAAGACCGCATTCCCATTCTTTGATTATTATATGAAGCGGAAAGGCGAGAAGGGTCATCGTGCCAGTATGAATATAATATACGAGAAGCTCAAGGAAGTCCAACCCACCTATTGGATTCATATGGAGGACGACTGGGTCTTCTTTAAGAAGGACGCCTACATACAGAAATCTATTGATTTTCTTGAGAAATATGAGTCACGAGATATTCATCAGATTCTCTATAACAGGCATTATGGTGAGACGTATGATTGCTGGGATACTAATGGAGGGGAACCTTTAGAAAAGGGGTTTCTGGTACATCTGAAGTCAGATTCTATCCCTGGAAGGAATTGCGGGTATTGGCCCCATTATAGTTTCAGACCATCTATGATTCGCACGAAGACTATCTTAGAACTCGGTAACTACGATTCGGAAAACACGTTCTTTGAGCGCGACTACGCCGACCGATACTTTGCCAAGGGCTATAAGAGCGCCTTTTTCAATACAATCTGTAGTATCCATATCGGAAAGCTCACGAGTGATAAGACTGGTACCAATGCCTATACGCTGAATCAGATGGGGCAATTCGGAGCAAATGAAGGGAGTGCAAAAGCACAGTCGACCTATGTTCTCAATTTGCTACGAAGAACCGATAGAAAGGAGGCAGTAGAAGTCGCCATGGATGCCGCGGGTGTAAAGGACGGCGACTATGAGTTTTTTGAAGCCATTGACGGCAAGGAGTTGGTGCTTACTGATGACATCGGTAAGTTATTCATGGGGAATGACTTTGGTAGTCGTCGCGGTGTCATTGGCTGTGCGCTCAGTCACTATACTCTCTGGAAGCAGTTGATGGCGGATGCAACGAACGAGTACTATACGATTTTTGAGGATGACATCACACTCGTTGATGGATTCAAGGCTAAATGGGATTCGGCAAAAGGGGCAGCTGATGCTGGTAATGGAAAGGCTGATACCGATATGATATTTCTAGGTTACCATGTACGCGAAGAAAATAAGAGTACTATAACCGCTGTTCCTGAAAACCCTATAGAAGATAAGATTCCACTGAAGAAGGATGTCTATATCGGTGGATTCTACGGCTACATTATAACTAAAAAGGGTGCAAAGAAACTCTTGGACTATATCTCCCAAAATGGTATAAGGCACGGTATTGACTATCTGATTAAGATTATCCCCGATTTTGTATCATATAACTGCCAACCACACATTGTAATGTCAGAATGGGTTACATCCTGTTCATCTCATGTAGATACTGATATTCAGAAGGATTATACTTCATTTGATATAAACTCTGTAATTAAAGTGAATGAGGATGATTGGGTATTCTATGAGGGCGTGGATTCAGGTGACGGTGATATCAGAGGCGTGGGTCGTAATTCTGTACCCGAGATAATGGCTGAGGCATCCTGTAGTAATGCCTGTATCGCCTTCAATACACTGGGTTTCCTGAAATCTGCAGTTAAATACCCATTCTTTCCAACACCTTATATTAATACTCCTGGTTCAGGTATCTATGTTAAGAAAGAATACGCCCAAGAGAATATACATAAGATAGCAATACATATATCAGGTGGGCTAGGAAATCGCATATTTCAGACGGCAGCCTTAATCAAATTCGCAGAACTTACGGGTCTCAAACCTGTATTTAATTATCGCATCATTAATATCTTTAATAATGTACATTCGTCACATAAGAATATATTCAAATTATTTCCTCAAATTGAGATTGACGAGTTCGATAAGGATAGTAATTGCCAATCAATAACATATGATCAATTAAATACTTTCACGTATAAGGATATTAATAAATATATCACTAATCGCAATAAGAATATTGTAGTTAATGGGTGGTTCCAATCACCCGAATACATTCCTGAGTCACTAAATATGGAACTCGGCACAGTTCCAGAGGGCACTTATGAAAAATATGGTGTTGAAACGGAGGATAAAAGGCTACGTACATGGTTTATACATGTGCGCCTGGGTGATTATAAGAAGGCAGATAACTACAATCATGTAAATATTGACAGTTATTATACGCACCTTGTTGATAAGATCCCTGAGGGTTCCAACATACTTTTGTTCTCCGATGAGCCCGAGCTCGCACAGTCCATGTTGAACGTGCCTGGCATGAAAGTGTGTGAGGAAACTGATGAGATTGTATCACTGAACCTCATGAGCCAGTGTTGGGGGGGTGCCATAGTCCCAAATTCCACCTTCTCTTGGTGGGGTGCATTCTTAGCTCACAAGGCTTCTACGAGACCCGATGATTACAAGGCGTATTATCCCAAGTACTGGAATTCAAGTATTCCTGAATCTTACAATAATAACTGTATCCCATCATGGGGGGTTCCATTTGAGAATCGTGTCAACTTACATGTAATTGAAAACTGTGAATGGGACTTTTATGAAGGCTTTGATAGCGGAGGCGCAGATCTTTTCCGTATAGATGTCACGAGTATTGATTCAATGAAAATGACGGCAGATGCTACTCTAGGTTGTGTAGCCTTCAATTCTCTCGGCTATCTTAAATCTGCCGTGAGATTTCCATTGATTAAGACTCCTTGGATTTATTCTCCTGCGGGAATCTATGTCAAACGAGGCTACAAGCCATCTATAAGAGTAAAGATGCTCTGTAATTGGTGCTCTTCAGAGGACCTGTGTAGGGAATGGTTGAAGATGTCAAAGGGTTCCTACAAATGGAATGATATTGAAATTACGTGGTCAGATGACAATATTGACTATTACGTGATCATCAATAAGCCGCGGGCAGAAGATATTGAACAAAATACGTTCAAGCCTGAGAAGACTATCATTTTTCACATGGAGCCATGGTGCGGCGACTCATCGCAGGGGTGGGGGGTGAAGACCTGGGGGGAGTGGGCCAAACCCGATCCTGCAAAATTCCTACAAGTCAGATCACATGATAACTTCCTGAACACAGGCTTCTGGCAAGTCAGTTGGACTTATACGGATTTTAAGACCAAGGCTATTGAAAAGTCTGCGGAGTTGGCTAATGTAGTGTCAAGTATCTGTAGTTCCAAGTATTTTGACCCTGGTCACAAGAAGCGTATTGATTTCCTCAAGTATATTGAATCCAGGTCATCGGATAAGAATGACTCAGTGAAGTTACATATATATAATGAGGATAATCAGCATGGGTTTGTGTCCTACAAAGGCAAGGCGCAGCCATCGGTAGACAAGGAGAAGGGACTAATCCCCTATAAGTACTACTTCATGTGCGAGAATAACGCAGAGACTAATTTTGTCACTGAGAAACTCTGGGAGCCAATTCTGTGCGAGGCCCTCTGCTTCTACTGGGGCTGCCCCAATGTGACTGAGCACGTGGATCCCAGGGCATATGTCGTGCTAGATATGAATGACTTTGAGGCTGCCTACAATACTATGAACGCAGCCATCAAGATGAATCTGTGGGAGGAGCGTCTGCCCTATATCAAGGCTGCCAAGCAGCGAATCTTGGATGAACAGTCCTTCTTTCCTTTACTGGAGCAGGCTCTCAAGCCTAAGACTGTCTGCTTCATTCATTCATGTCATCTAGCCGAGGCAGGTACTGAGAAACTGGATTTACTTCTAGAATCTATATGTGCCATCAAAGAGTTGGAGTCAATTACCATCAATAATATCGGGTTACCCCTTGACCTACCTAAGTATGCGTATATGGATCTCCGTATTAAGGTGATAGAAGCCTCTTGTGATCCTGGTCTATTTGAACTGCCAACGTTGAAACTGATATCTGAATACAGCAAGGCGAATCCCAATGCGAAAGTCCTGTACGTTCACACCAAGGGTATCTCGTATGCGAAGGAGGATCCCAGGTACGTGAATGGGCTTGATTGGATAAACTATATGCTCCATTTTCTCTGTAAGAAGTCTGATAATTGTCTGAAACTTCTGGATACTCATGAGGTGGCAGGGTGTAATTTCAGTGAGCAACCTTATGCTCACTTTTCTGGTAACTTCTGGTGGGCGACATCTGCGCATTTGAAGAGTCTGTCCTTGGAGAGTTTAGTAAATAAGATGAGCGCGGAGTGGTGGCTGCTGAGTGGATCTCCTAGTAAGCCTGTAAAGAGGGCTAACCTTTGGTCATCGGGTAAGAACCATTTTACTGAGAGGTATCCTGCGGAGGAATATGACTTTATTACATATGTATCAGGTGGGAAACTTGGTGATTTTATACATCAATTATCAGTCATCAATGAAAATTACTTAACAACCGGTAAAAAGGGCATATTATATATACGTGATTTAACTAATTCTGATGATACGTTTTTATCAGGTCTTGAACAAACTTATAAAGATACATATGATTTGATTATGGCACAACCATATATATTTAAGTATAACATATATAATGGAGAAAAATGTGATATTAATTTATCTGAGTGGCGTTATAACTCACTCTTATTCAAGGCAAATTGGTATGAGATATTCAAATCACAGTATTCAGTGGAATGGGGTACCCATCCTTGGTTACATGTTTCTCAATTAAAACCTGAATTTAGTGAGGTAATATTATTTAACTCTACATTAACAAGGTTAGATGATAACTTTGACTTTACAGAACTAATTAATAAATATGGCCTAGATAATATGAAATTCATAACACAAAATATTGATGAATATACGCGATTCAATACTAAGACAAATATTAATATGAATGTATATTTGGCGTCGTCGCTAGAAGATTACATTGCAGCAATAAAGGCGTGCAAACTTTACATTGGAGAGTTATCTGCGCCTCTTACTTACGCATATGGTCTTCATAAAAAGCACATTGTACTTAGAAATAATGAATATAATGTATTTATCGACGGCCTTGAGAAGATTTGGACTGCCGCGAATTAGGGGTCTAAACTAATAGTAATACTATATTTATATTGACATAATGTCTCAACATGTTGCTTTTATAACAGGCATAACCGGTCAAGACGGTTCTTATCTGGCAGAATTGCTACTAGATAAGGGCTACACTGTGTATGGCATGAAACGCCGTCATTCCTATATTGTAACTACACGTATTGATCATATTCTAGATAAAATCACGTTGTTATATGGAGATATGGACGACGCAATTAGTATAACACACATACTATCCAAGATTAAGGAAAAGCATTTTTCTAAACGTGAGGGCTCATCTGGCTGTCTAGAGATTTATAATCTGGCTGCGCAATCCCATGTACAGGTTTCATTCTCCCTACCTGAATACACTGCCGAGACAGCAGCTCTTGGCCCCCTTCGCATCTTAGAGGCAATAAGAAGTTTGGATATGGCAGAATATACCAGATTCTACCAAGCCTCCACATCAGAAATGTTTGGATTAGTACAAGAAGTACCGCAGAAGGAAACGACGCCATTTTATCCACGTTCCCCCTATGGTGTTGCCAAACTTTATGCGCACCACTTGGTGATAAATTACCGCGAGGCATACGGAATGTTTGCCTGCTCAGGCATCCTCTTTAATCACGAAAGCCCGCGAAGGGGGCAAAACTTTGTGACCCGCAAGATTACACTTGCCATAGCTAGTATCTTAAACGGTAAGCAGAAAACGCTTGTGATGGGTAACATTGATGCGCTGCGTGATTGGGGGCATGCTCGTGATTACGTGAAAGGCATGTGGTTAATGCTCCAACAGGAGAAACCAGATGACTATATTTTATCAACGGGAGAACAGCATAGCGTACGTGAATTCATTGAGAAGGCGTTTTCAGTAGTAAATAAAACTGTGCGCTGGGAGGGGTCTGGTGAAAATGAGAAGGGTTATGATGCGAATACTAACACAGTACTTGTAGAAATTAGCCCCCAGTATTACAGACCAACAGAAGTTGATACGTTACTGGGTGACTGTACAAAGGCTAAAAATGGCCTTGGGTGGTCACATGAAGTTAAATTTACGGATCTTGTCAAGGAGATGGTATATCATGATCTTAAGCAATTTAATTCCACTGTGAAACATCAGTAACCTTAACACCATCTTCGTATTTATCTAAATCTGGTTCTTCTTGTATACTTGCTACAGTATACAACGGGTGTCCAAGTAGATGATAGTAATCATCGTACATAAGATTAAAACTAATATTATTTGACTCTAAAGCAGTACCAAATCTATGTACAGTTCCGTAATGAAACATTGAATCTTGTATTTGTAGTAGAGAGTCTATCGATATATTACTATCAATGATAAATAGTATATCTGAATATAGTCGCTGTTTAGGATAATGAACATCTTTATTTACCAATGTAATTCCAGATTCAAACCATTTTGGCCACTGAGTTATACGCAATTTATACATAAAATCACAACGTAAAATTACAAACCGGTCGTACTTGTCCTTATTATCTGATATAAATTTCAAGACCTTCTTAAAATTATCAGGTTGATCCCTATATGACATTGTTTCAATATGGACTGGGTTAAATAAAGCCTTTATATCATCTAATATAGGTGAATCGTATGTTATAAATACTGTATCATATGATCCACCAGATGCCAAGATGTCATCAAATAATGTTAATTTCCAGTTATTATGGCATTTTAGAGCGTCTATGTACTTTCTGGATTTATCTGCGTATTCCTCTCTAACATTATCCCCTCTAAATATAAACGCGACTTTCATTATAATATGGGATATTATAATGTTATCTTTATACTAGAAGACTAGTTACATTGAATCGCCGCCAATCTTATTTAAGATTCTCTCATTACTATAAACTCTATGTATGCTCTTTTATCATTTTAAAATACTCACTATATGTACCACAATCATAATACTCACCATCTGAAATTATATGACCGACTTTAATATTATTATCTAGAGATATTTTTATTAAATCACCTATAGTCTCCCATGTAGGGTCAATATATCTATTCATATTAGAATTCCAGCTAATAACACCCCAAAAGTACGGATACTCGCAGTCATGTGTTTTATCTTTTATATCTATTAATTCACCGTTTATTACATTACACTGTCCTACTTTTCCAATTTGATAATCTTTAATTTTCCATAAAATAACTACGATATCATAAGTGTCAAGCATATGTATCGTATCATTTATCTCATTATTAATGGTAAAGTATGTATCTGGCATAATTAATATATTTTTACATGTGCTTTGATTATCTATCATCTTATATACGGTTTCTGACATTGTTTTGGTATTTACTTGAATAGTATGTAATCCGTTATAATTATAAAGAAGACGATTGTTTGATTCTGAAACGCCAGCCGTAATACGATGTATATTATGTTTATTAAATAATTCTACAACGTTATCAAGAAGTGAATAATTAACTTTACAAGGTAATAAAAATTTCGGAATATTTTTCATTCGTGATGCCGTACCACCTAGAGGTATTAGACCCTGGATATCCATTCTATTACATACAATTATACTGTTTCTTTATATAATATTTATACTGGCATACGAATTACATTGAATCACCACCAATCTTATTTAAGATTGTCTCATTACTATCAAATGGTTTATATGATATTAAAATAGAATTATCTATAATATGTCCATATCTACCCCCCCCACGATATAACATATTATAACTCGGATATCTTATTCCTAAAAAACTTTTAAAAAAATCTAGATTTAACCCTGTTATTGTATAATATACATTATCTATAAATTGTTTTTCTGCAGCGTACATCATAACATGTTCCTCAAATATAGCTGGAATAGTTCTAGTCATAAAATTATATATATTTTTTTTATATACACTATCCAGATAACTTCCAAAATACTTCACTAGTTTAAATACACCCTTTAATTTATATGTCATTATACATAGTTGTTCATGTTCTGTTATAAATTGTACATCAGTTGTTTCAAGAATATTAAATAATGTCATTACATCTTGCATAATTTGCGAATCTGGGCGAAGTCTTACTATATACGTATATTCTACATCCGTTCTCTTAATATACTCTTTCATCATTTTATATGAACAGTACATCCTATAATACTGATATAATGCGTATATATGATTGATATGATGACCATAGTCAATACTTTCACATACCTTATGATAATAATCATATGGCTTTTTTTTGATATTCCAATTTTCCAAATATTCATCTTTCTCAGTTATATGTGTATTTATCAAATGATCATCGAAATACTGCTTTGCATTTTCATTTGATATAGAGTCTGTGGAGATATATACATCATAGTCATACTTAGACTTAAATGTCTCTGTAAATATATTATTAGTCCATGAATCAATAATAGTAGTATCATTAACCGAGTGATTTAATGAATTTACTCTCATCTGTCCAGAAATTAGAAATGCTACACGTGGTTTCATCTGGTATTATCCGTAATATCAATAACTTTAAAAATACGCAATACTTTGTATCAGTGATGTTTGAATATCTATCACCGGCATAAACCACGTAAAAAGATACGTTATATTAATATTATTACCCTTTATAACATGGAAGCTATATTAGATAACAGGCCAGTAATTCTATTTGTATCACAGGCAGTAGGTACGAGCCATGATAAAACAAACACGTATTGTGGTGTTGGAATTCGTGGGGAACTTACATCAAATATATTGACTAGCATTTCTTCAGATAAGTATAATTTTATAAGGGAGTTTGTTGATAATAATAATGATTTAGACATAGTTATACAAAAGCATTGTCCAAAGATTATTATTTATAATTATCACTCTGGGGCAACACCTTGGTTGAATGATCAGTCATTACGCCTAAAATATAACACCATAAAACACGTTATGATACATTATGACCTATTACAGTCACATATAGATAATTTTAATCCAGACAATTTTGTCGGATTTAAATATGTAATATCAGATAATGATACGCTTATTACAAATAATACTTCCAGTTTTATAGTTCCAAGAAGTACCCCTTTCTCTGATAAGATTCATATTGAAAATAGAGTTGATATAATTCCCAGGATTGGATTTCAGGGATTCGGGCTTGGTCATAAAGGAATTGCTAAACTAGCTCATCAAATACAATCTGAATTTGATGAAGCAATTTTTCGCTTACATATGCCTTATAGCTATTTCTGTGATAGAGATGGCCACGAGGCTAAAACAAGAGTAAATGAAGTCCGCAGTATTATTACAAAGCCAGGTATTAGAATTGAAGTTTCACATGACTTTTTATCTGATGAAGATATAATAAAATGGTTAAATGAAAATACAGTCAATTGCTATTTTTATGATTATCTACCTAATTCAGGCATTGCATCTAGCCCAGATTATGCGATTGCTGCAAGAAGGCCTATTGCTATAAATAATTCAAGAATGCTTGTCAATCTACATAATTTATCCCCCTCTATTGAGATAGAAAAAACATCTTTAAAAGAAATAATAAATAATGGGATTACACCGTTATTACCAATTTATGAAAAATATAAGAAAGAAAATGTAGTTAGAAGATATGAAGAGATATGTGACATATTACTAAAGTAAATCTTCCAACAATGTCTGAACTGTATATTTAGGGGCCCATCCTAGCCCACGCAACTTGATGGCTGCCCCATTAATCTTACTTACTGAGCCATTACGAAATGTACTGTTTGTATGTATAACCTTTAATCCGCTAGTCTTATCCACATATCCATCGCTAGACTTTACGAGTTCTATACCTGCCATCTCATAAATCTTCAGCACAACATCTTCCACCTTTACGAAATCAGTTCCACACATTACATAAGTATCTCCTGAATCCTGTGCAAGGATACACTTAATTCCCTCGGCAATATCACTCGCGTGATTGATATTTCGGTAGGAATCCAGGTTACCAAGTTCTAAGACAGAATGGTCATTAGTCCATTTACTGGCGTGCATAGCAACCTTCTTTAATAAAAATGTGTCACCCCTATATTTAGATTCACTAGTAAATATAATGCCATTTGAAAAGGGTAGCCCGTACTTAGTCCTGTAATAATCAACCATTTGATGGCCAAGAAGCTTACAGTAGCCATAGATTGTCTTAGGCTTAAAATCTGTATCTTCATCATGTACAACACAATCTTCACGCCCCGTGAATAATTCAGAACTGGATGCATTAAATACTTTACATGACAACTTATTACGGTATACAATATCACATATGTTCGTGATACATCGGCCATTCAAGTCTAATACCGCCAACGGGTCCTTTTCACAATCTTCGGTATTAGATATACTGGCCAGATGTACTATACGATCAGGTTTAATGAGAAGTATAATATTCTCAAGTTCGCACGAATTAAATAGATTTGTATGAAATAACATGGGGTCCCCACGATTCTGTGTTAGAGATACATTGCATGTAATACCATATACTGCATCAGTAGTACTAAGAGTATCAGAAACATACTTTCCAATCTGACCACCTATACCAGTAATAAGGGTCTTTGGCCGATTACTATACACCTCAAATGTGGGGAATGGAAAGATTAGTTGCCCACCCCCATCCAAAAATGCTTTCTCCCGCTCTATAATTTCCGTACGAAAATGCCAAGGTAACACTAGCATATAGGAAGGCGGATTCTTTCTCATTGTCTCCTCGGCAATAATTTCAATACCAGTAGATGTCATTCTTCCAACCTTCAGTGCGTTACGTTCAACCGCATAATCTACCAAATCAGGACCGATACCTGCGAATTGTAATAGACAATTGCCCTTTGTAGATGCGCCATAGATATGTGTATTCTTACCAGCACCCTTCACCAATCTCAAGAACTCCTTGAGCTTATTTACTTCCGTATTACAAGTGCGCATAAATTCCTCATAGCGCTCAACAGTGTGAATACGCGTTAGCTCCTCCCTTTCTAAAAATGAATTCAAGGTATTACTTGCTTCGTTGTATAGACTACACTCCTTCTTAACAACGAATGTTCTAAAGCTACCACCATTACACTCATTCAAGCTTAGATCTATAATTTTGAAACCAGTCTGGTCCATGATATACTTCATCTGCCTTACACCATAGTATTCAAGATGCTCGTGACAAATCGTATCTATGCTGTTACGCTCAAGCATCGTTGCCACATAGCTCTGTTCAAGTGTCCAAACCCCATTATCATCCAATAGGTCATAAATATCCCTGGCGAACTGAATCGGGTCAGGCAAGTCATAAAACATGGATATGGAACTTACTGCCTTGAATCTGGTTGTAGGTCCTAGTCCTGTTTGAATGGCACCCTTAGTGAAATATGTTGGGACCAGAGTAACAGATGTTTCCTTATAGAACTCTGAGAATTGTGTGCCAGTAGGATCACAACCAAACTTCTTGGTATCCGAGGGATATCTTCCAAGAAATGTACAATCGTTACTACCGATATCAAGGACCGAATCACCTGGTTGAAGGCGCGCAAACTCCTGTAGCCTGTCATTGTAAGATGTCAAATGATTCCTCATTGTGGCATTAATTCCAGAACGGTAACCATAAAAGTGCTCGTACATCTCAGACGAAGGTGTAGTATCCTTGAGTTGAACTAAACTACAGGATGGGCATTGAACAAGGCGGATTTTACCAGAAGGTGTGGAAGTATCACCTATCTTAGGAAACCTAGATGTAATAACTTGCGTACCTAGGTTTACAACTTCTACTAGGTTACTAGTAGCACATAGACGGCATTGCGTAAGCTCAGTGTCGGTCATATGAATATTATAGAACTTCTGTCATTTAAATGCCTAGAAGCACCTGTTTAAACTTGTTAATCATGTTTGAATTGCTATATAATTCTAAGAACTTACTACAATATCTAACTGAATTATCTAGACATGACTCTAAAGTATTCTTATACAAACAAATGCCATCGTCGTATATATTTCTAAACATATAACTATCAGAAATACCGATGGGTTTTTTAACAGATAATGCGTAATCTATAGTACTTGATATACCTCTCCCATGCATTGTATCGTAAAGGAAAATATTCATAGTATTTGAATGTAGGAAACGTAATATATCATCATTTGAAAAAAATGCGTGTGTTATTAAGACTTTTATCCCTTCCTTTCTATTCATACTTAGGCATTTATTTCGCATATTTTCTACCGTGCGCATATTACCAGGATCGAAGTGGGCAACTGGTATTACGAATTTAATAACTGCGTTATCGTACGAGTCATTTACCATTCTAATAATCTTATCAAACCCCTTATTATCAAACCCGAATCCAAAAGACCCAAATATTGGTTGGGATATATCATTATGCGCCTTTATAAATTCATTCACGTCGTGTGAATCAGAGTCAGTTTTCAAAACTAAATCAATATCTTCAAATATGGGTCTAGGTAAGGAAAATCTATTAGATTGCTCCTGCGCATTTGGATCTATATTACATATAATGTCAAATAAATCTTCACGAGATTCATGTGGAATACCGATATTCTTAACTACCCTCTGAATTGTATCTGCCTGTAGCCACGGCATCGTAGACTGGTGATAATTATATATAATAGCTTTAATGTCTTTATTATTAGACTCAGATATTGCGGCTTTATATTCTTCTAATGAAGAAACCTCCTTGTAAATATAGTTAATCGTATCAGTCGCCTTTATAATATTAAATACTCTAAAGCCATATTGATATACCCCACAGTTCTGTACCTTATGATTAAAAAATATGGCAGTTGCCATTTTTTCTATAGTCGTATATATATTTTACGACTTAAATGCCTGTGGCTATAGTAGCGTATGAATTCGTACAGTCAGGCTTGCCAAGATTTATTTGTCTCTAAGGTTCTAAAAAACAAAAGGCAGGGTACATTCTTGGAAATTGGGTCCAACCACCCTATAAATACGAATAATACATATCTACTAGAGAAAGAGTATGATTGGAAAGGTATTATGATAGAATACGATGAATCATTTGAACCACTTTATAAAGAATATAGACCGAATTCAATTTATATCATAGATGATGCCAGGGCAGTAGATTATAGGGGTGCCCTAGATTCTAATAATTTTCCTGAAAATATAGATTATTTATCATTAGACTTAGATGTTGATAATAGATCTACGTTAGATACATTTTTATTATTAAATTCAACTGTATTTGATAAATACAAATTTGCCACAATAACCTTAGAACATGATATTTGGTCGGGTGATTATTTTGATACCCGAAATACTACAAGGGATATACTAAAAAAAAGAGGTTACGTTTTAGTATATCCTGATGTCACAGTATATTATGGAGGTTGTAAACCTTTTGAAGATTGGTACGTTCATCCAGATTTAGTTGATATGAGACTTATAAATGCTATCAAATCAGACACTAGCTTAACAGTTGATGAAATACGGCTTAAATTAGAATCTTTGACCTACTAAATTTCCGACCTAAACTTTTCTCGCCATACTAAATTATAATGCTTGCTCTTCTTCTGGCATACCTCGTACCTACTGTCCTCGCATCTGTCTCTGACTGCTCCTCTGGTACCTCCTTGTTACAATTGACTTCCCTCTCCTTCTCACCAGATCCTACCGTGCCTGGTCAGAATTCAACCCTTTTGTTATCTATGAAGGTTCCCGAGGAGATTACTAACGGCACTACGACCTATAGCACAACGTATAACTTCATTCCTCTCAAGCCCACAACCGACGACCTCTGTGATACTGTGGTCTGCCCTATCATTCCTGGGAGTCTAGATACTCGTTCGTCCTATCCCATTGATAAGACCCTCTCAGGCTCTATGACTCTGAAGATTGAGTGGAAGGATCTCACTGGTCGCCAGCTTCTCTGTGTGAGCGTTAAGACCAAGCTGGGGGATGCCGCTAAGCAGGTCGCTCTTCGTAATCGTCAGCCTAAGTTAAGATTGAGACATAACCATAAGAAGCATAAGAAGCACCCCATGTGCCCTAATAACTGGTACAACGCATCTCTTCATATGAATAATACCAGGTAGTATATTAATTAACCGCGCATTTTCCTTGTCTTGAGTATCGCCTTTTTCTTAATCTTCTTCTTCTGAGCCTTCTTATCCCCCTTTCTCGTCTTGGACTTAGACCTAGCTTTCAGATGTAGCATTAATGTATTCCGGAATTTAGGAGAAAGACTTCTCACTGAAGCTGTAGGCCGGGCAAGGGGTTTCGTATTCAGAGTTATAGGCCGAACGATTTTTAACGCTGATTTCGTTCGTTTCGGCTCAGAACCCAATGTGGTAATATCAGCCTTTGTAGGCGCATGTACCGTGATAGGCTGAATTATATCATCTTGCTTATTCGTATTCAAATCTGTAGGCCAATGCACCTTTCCTGTATAATCCACGACTTTAGGGGCGACGTATGTAGAAACGTATCCAGGTCTTAAATGTGGAGGAATATAGGGCATGTATCCTACTTCACCTTATATATTTTTAGAGCCATCCATTTCTGAGATATTGCTGAACTCCTTTTGCACTTCCTCGGAACAAGGCAATCCATATAGAACAATTGCCCGTTCCACAGATTATAACACCGCATTTGGCCATAATAAGTGTAATAGCCAAATAGTACTTTGAGAACTGGTAATTATCTTCTTTGAATACCTTATCCACCGTCGTGATACACTTCCGTATATGGCGAATTTCATCCTTGAACCATACTACTTTATTTGGAAATTCTGCCACCATAGTCTCAATGAATTCTGTCTCATCCGATTGTACTAAGAACTGTGTCTTAGGATTTGCCTGTAGCACCGCTTTCGCTCTCACTATATAATCAGAGTACGATGAAAGCGCAGTCTCAGTAGCCTTGTCATTCCCCCTGTAGAATAGGCAACACGTATTCGCGTAGTCCAAAGGGTATTTTAACTCCATTTCTGCCATTATACCCTGAACCTCAGATGACGGAGTAAAATATTTCACTATAAATGGTGCGATACCCCTGTAATCAAGCGTCTTATAATCTAAATACTGGTGATCATGTTCATAATGTATTCCGCGCTTGAATGAAATATCTAGATTGGTCTGTGTTGTGAAATATGTCTCCATAGTACCAGGTCTATACCAATCAAATTGGTCACTGGAATCTACGATCTCAGGTAACTTCTTATGCCTGTTGAAATATTCAACTATCATATGAAGTTGGAAGGAACAGCATGAGAAAAACCCGCTGTTATTATGTCGCACTTTCAAGACCGGATTTCCTTTGGGTATTATCTTGCGATGTATAGGCGCCCCCACGATGACATTCTATTTATACGATCTTACATTCGTGAATAAAATATACGAGAGTGCGTATGCCGTAACTAAGAATCCACTCACCGTGTAATGGAAGTCCATATTCTTCATGGCCGCCGCGACTGCTATAGACGAGCCCACCATTATAGAATCTGTCACCAAAATGGCCGGTCCAGCCTTGATGTAGTCCTTAAATAAATCAATCATACTGTTATGACCCGCGGGTATCTTCTCAACAACACCGTAAGCAAAAACTATGTCATGAAGAAGTTGTATGAGGAGAGCCAGCGCAATAAAGTACCAAAGTGACCAGCCGTCCTTTTCAAGGAAGAAGACAGAATAGACGTAGCGAGTTATGGCAATGCCAATTGCGATAATACCTACATCAGACAAGACCGCCGCCAGGCCGAACTCGTCATACCAGTCATTAATGGGCTTGCCAAAGAAGGCAGGGAAAAATCTGGCAAGAAATATTATAAACACATCCACAAATAAAATGGCCGGTAAGATGAACCACCAGTCCTCAGATGCCCTATAATTGGCGATATTGGCCATTGTACCAAATGTTCCGAATCCAGGAGGATTCTGTGAAGCACCTCCATATAACATATGCGAATTCATCTAATATTACCAACCAAATATATATAGCCAGGGTCTCTCCAAAATATATCCATTTAATCGGCACTGTGGATAAATACGATGTAATAGACCTTTTTGGTCTAAGAAATTCTTATATATATTCAAATAGTTATACTATGCCTGATAGAATGTTAATGCCTTGTGCTTGTGGTATGCTAGGCACATTACTGGGTTTTATATTTTCTCAATCTATAACAGATCCGTGTCTCGGTATGGTCATAGGAGCAGGGACATGTGGCTCCCTAGGGTGTATTCTAACATGTATCTCATGTATTATGGATCCACCCTGTAAAGATCCTCCTCTACCTATTGCATCCGTTGTAGAACCAGTTGTTGTTCAGAATATTTATCTTGTATGTAACGGTCAAGATAAATACCCGTCTAATCAAGATAAGATGTTTATTAAGCAAATTTTCGCAAGCACCGTCTAGTAATCCGTTTTCTACCACCGCGTACTGGTATGGGTATATTCTCAAAAAACTTCTTGAGTGGCCGTCGTTTATCACTGAATGACGACTTATCTTCATCATCCATTTCCTCTTCCATTTGTTCCATACCATATATCAGGTCTATTATTCCACTTAACTCCTTTATGGCGTCAGGGTTTGCGATTACCACTCGTCGTTTTGTATTTATTAGTCGTATTAAATCTTCATCTTTCGGCGTCCTTAATGCTATTTCATGAGCCTTGACAAGATATATTCTCGGATTTTCTGGCATTAGAGTATCTAAAAACTCGTTTGAAGGTTCCCTTCCAATAATAAAAAACTGATGTTTAATTTCGGGGCGCAGAATGACATAGCCCCACTTTGCATAGACTGCAGCGACATTGTCGTTTAACGCGTACAAATATATAAAATCAGCCCCCTCGGCCCTCGCATCTGCCACTAAGGTGTCATGTAGTTTCTTACCAACCCCCCCATAGAATTCATCCTTAGTTCTGCGTGTACTGATTTCCGAGATAAATATATAGATTGACTTTGACTTAGTAATCCTATTTAAATGTACTGTCATCCAACCGCATATGGTACCTTCCATCGCTTGAGCAATATAATGTCTATCAACATGAAAACAACCCTCTCTCCAAGGTAAGATTTTAGAGTTGAATCCACTATTACGATTTTGTTGCGCCTCTGCTTTCTCTGCTAGTTCCTCTATAATGCGAACGTTTTCAGATTTTGAACAATTCAAACGTTTGACCTCGCAAGGCATTCTATTTACTGCGGGCTACTTAATTTCGTTCTATTCACCCCACTGCTGTTCATTATTTAATTAAATATTAAGCGGTACACTAATATAAGATGGACCCACCCGATAGCCCTGAATGGTTTGTGTATTTATTGGCAACCGTAGAAGCACCTTGTAAAACATATGTCGGAGCCACTACGGATGTAGATAGGCGCCTGAGACAGCATAATGGTCTCATGAGTGGAGGAGCCAGGGCTACAAGTGCCGTACCAGGTGGATGGTACCGTGTCTGCTATGTCAAAGGCTTTCCAGATAAACGGGAGGCCCTGCGATTTGAATGGTGGTGGAAGCGTCGTTCCGCTAAACTCAGAGGAAATCCTCTAGAGAGGCGACAAGCGGCTCTAGAGGCTTTGTTATCAGAAGCAGAAGGATTAGAGATGGTGGTGTAATGTAAGTCTTAATATTTACGACGCTTCGTTTGTCTTTGCCAATGTTTACATTTTCTGGTTTGTTTATATTTTCTACGCCTACCACCTTCGGATCTTGTATTCTGTGCGGCATTAAATTCAGCTAAGAAACTGTCCATGAACACTTTACATTCTGCGATATCTATAATAGGTTTGGCAGCTCTACCGCTTACTGTATCAATATATTTTGATAAGACAGCCCTGTATTGTGATGGAATCTTCATATATCCCGCATTGTCATTTTGTGGCCAAAGACTATCACGAGGCGCTGAAAATTTATCACTACTAGAAAGCATATAATATATAGTCAATAAGCATGCATAAATGTCATTATTGAATGCAAAATCATTCTGAGTACGTGTATTTATAGAAGTATAATATTTAGACATGGTATATTCTTTTGTAGAAGCCCCCTTTCCACATTGGCCTATGAAGCACGCAGATCCGAGGTCAATCAATTTAAGTCTACCATCGCGAGTAATCATTACATTACTAGGCTTAATGTCACGATGCGCGATACCTATCGTATGAAGATAGTGTACTGCGTGAAATAATTGTTGCGTAAGAGGAACCAATTCAGACTCCTTATTTTTATAGTCATACATAGTAACACCATCTATATACTCAAATAATGCATAACAATACGTTTCATGCTCGGATGGAACTGGTTCGGTTCTTCTATAGAAAAAGTTATCAGGTATTATATCAGTACCGATACTAATACGCGATTTTATATTATCTGAACATATTATGGCATGTAGGCAAATAATTATTGGATTAGGTGTATCTTTATTTGACGCAATATAATGTGCGCGTAAAGAATTTACTAATCCATCTACTGTATACGACTTATACTGTTTCAATGCATACTTTGTACGGCCTATGCTAGTTTCCATTATATCAGCCTCTAGACCACTCCCAAGTACTTTTGATTTTAAAGGCAATTCTAAAGTCTCCTCAGTATCGGCTGAAATTACTTGTATTGTTGTACCCACCGATTGTATTGGTGATGTAATTATACCAGATAAAGCTTGTAGTCCTCTAGTGAGAACATTAATATTATTATTGTTTTCATTAAAGCCTGCCAAGGTTAAACCAGTAGGCATTTAATATACTCTAATATTTTATTTTATTCACCTTTATGGTTAGCCTCATTCAAATCATAAATATGTCCTGACTGGGTCATTATGACTCACTCACAACATTATGGATATAATCATTTTTTAAATATAACGAAAACATATAGCAATTTACCGGAGACCACTGGGTGGATTCTAACTGTTTAATTGCTGTATGCAAGTCCTCCCATACCAGACATGATACGGAGCACGTTGTAGTTCGTCGCATACACACGCACGGTGGAGGAGGTGGCAGTGCCAACAGCGTTGTTGGACACAGTGAGGAGGATGGTGGTGTTATCAATACGAGACAAGTTGCAAGTGCCGCTGGGCTGGTGCTGCTCGGGCTGGAGGGCGAAGGAGTACACGTTGATACCGACGGCAGGCACGTTGGTGTGGTGCTGGTAGGGCTGCACCTCGTTAAAGTAGCGTCCCTCACGCACCTGGAACCTGTCGTGGCCGTTGAGCTGGAGCAGGGCAGTGACAGTGGGGTTGCCACCAGCCAGGCCCTCCACGCGAGTGACGGAGTACCCAGACTCCAGGACGGAGCGGTCCCACCAGTCGGAGTAGTTGAAGGGCTGCTGTCCCTTCCAGGCGTTGATCACGTTGTCATCGCAGGACACGAAGGAATCGCGCTGCACAACCCAGATGAGCTCCTTGCAAGGGTGGTTGAAGTTCAGCTTGAGCTTGTTGGAGCTAGAGGTGATGGACTCACCACCAGTGAACTGCAGGGTCTCAATGAGGTACTCGTGAGACACCTGGGCGAACTTGCGACGCTCATCCGTGTCAAGGTAGATGTAGTCCACGTAGAGAGAAGCAGCCACCAAGCCGGCAGCGGCCACACGGTCGCGGATGGTGTGAGTGTTGGAGAGGGCAGGGGTGGAGTCAAAGCAGAGGTTGCGGAGGTCGTTGAACTCCAGGTTGATACGCACCTCGTGGTACTGGAGGGCAATCAGAGGGAGAGCCAACCCAGGGTTACGGTTGAACCAGAACTGGAGAGGAATGTAGAGAGTGTACTCAGGGGAGCACATCAGATGCTCGGAGGAAGTGTTGGGCTCCCCGCCGGCGCAGTCGTTGTCGCAGTCCTCACCACCCTGAACCAGGAGGTTCACGAGCTGAGGAACGTTACCCACCATCTTGGCGTACCCAGCCTGCTTGCCAGGCTCCTGGGTGAGCTCATTCCAGATCTGGAGCCAGTCACCGTAGTGTTTGTCAATGCGTTGTCCACCAATCTCAAGCTCCACGTAGTTGACCAGGTTGTGCCCAACCCAGTTGAGCCAGCGGAACTGGGCACCAGAACCGTCGCTGCTGAGAAGAGTCACCTTGGGGAGAGTGGCCTGGAGGTAGATGCGGTAGATCAAGTCACCGTTGCGCTGGATAGTGCAAGTCACCTTGCGACCGAAGCCGGGAGACCCGTTGAAGGGGTTCTCAATAGACTCCATCGCAAAGTTAGTGTGACGACGATAGACCACCTTGAAAAAGGTGATCTGGGGGTTACCAGTGAGGTAAACATCTTGTGCGCCATAGGCCACGAGCTGCATGAGACCACCACCTGTCATTTGATTATACCTCCGCTAGAGAAAAAAAATTTGGTAAAATGATAATTATCCGGAAGCATATTTTTAAACTTTCACCCGCGTATATTTGAAGTCTGTATGGGCTAAAGACATACACTAGGAAGCCTTTAGTTATGGCAGACCCTTTCTTCAATATAAGGCAGTCAAAAAGATCTAACCCCGAAGCCAGGACTACCCTAGACACCGTCCATCAACACAATTTCTCCAAAATCAAAGATATCAATGTAGATATTGCTGAGTGGACGAAAGAATATCAAGAACTTGTCCAGCGCTATAGGGCTGAGAGTGACGATATTGAAAGATATCGCCTTGAGCAACAAATCAAAAAGGTACAATTGAAACTTGATTCTACGGATGAGAAGACTGCTGTCCTTGATTATTTTCTCAATACCGGCGAACTATTATTCCAATACTACGATATCCAAGAACGGATTAATCGTGGGGCCGACAACGTTGTTCACATGGCAGATAGGGCCACGCCCGGGAGTGTTTTTGAGGCCCTTGAAAATGCTTCCAGGCAAGATATAAGTGGATCCTATTTTCCCCAGACATCCCAGAACTCCCAGACCACCAATACAAGTCGTGAATTTGCTGGTGGTGATAATCTACGACGTGATGCACTGCTGGAGCAATACCTTCAGAAAATGGATCCTCAATACAATCGCCCATCCATCAATGCCCTCCACGACACTTCCTTCGTCTGCGATGCCTGCGGAGAAGATATGAAAGTGTCTGTTAATGACGCAACTGTGTCATGCCCTGAATGCGGATTCCATAAACTGATTTTAATGGATTCCGATAAGCCAAGTTACAAGGACCCCCCTCGTGAAGTGTCATACTACGCCTATAAGCGAATCAATCATTTCAATGAATGGCTCGCACAATTCCAGGCAAAAGAGAGTACTGAGATTCCAGAGGAAGTCTTTGAGAATATTGAGACACAAATCAAAAAGGAACGTCTTCAAGCTTCATCCCTCAATCGCAGCAAAATCCGTGAAATCCTTAAGAAACTCAAGTATAACTCATACTATGAACATGTTCCTCATATCTTGAGCAGACTGAATGGGCATACTGCACCCGTGATGGACCGAGAGACAGAAGAAAAGTTGCGCTATCTATTCAAGGAGATTCAGCCTTCCTTTCAGAAACATTGTCCATCGGACAGGTCAAATTTCTTATCGTATTCCTACGTGCTCTACAAGTTATGTGAACTTCTAGACCTGGATGATTTTCTACACTGCTTTCCTTTATTGAAAAATCGTGATAAGTTGTATGCGCAAGATAAGATTTGGGAGAAGATTTGTAAGGATCTCCAGTGGGAGTTTATCAGGTCAATTTAAGCATATGTCAATTTAATCACCTATTCCTTCGTTCCTGTTCGGAAATATCCAAGTATGTAAGACATATATATTTGGAATTATAGTACTTCCCTATGAGCCACTCCCAGAGCTAGCTACTGTTCAACGCACATTCACCATGCGCATCGTACTAGATTTACGCACGGCGAGATCCACCACGAACATCAAGAAAAGCCCTGTCATTATAAATGTCATTACCTCCAGTTGGGGATTCGCACCAGATGATCTATTTTCCAAGTCATCAAGTCGTGCCATAAGTTCATCAATCTTCGCTTTCATGTGTCCAAATTCCGCCGTATCCAAACCAGAAAATTGCTTGACCTTCTTAGGAGCCACCTGTGAGCTTTCCATACCCACGCGGTCACCTGACATAAGTTTCCACCGATGCCTCAATTCAGGCACGGGAAGTGCGCTGCCGGTGGCCTTTTCATACCCCTTATCATCAAATGTCTTTGTAAAATCTGCCTCCAACATGTAACCATGTGGAGTACGCGCCGTGGTGTATGATGCATATGTATGTTCACCGGGATTTGTAAATGGCTCTGCCCCAAAATAGCTCGGTGTATCTCCCTTTTCAAGAATATTCACCGATCTGGGCTTCGGAAGTGAATTATTCACAGACGGCTTCTTTAAAAATTTAGTACTCTCGTCCAATAAATCGTCTAGTCCGTCTTCACTATTTGCAGAAACCTGATTCATAGGCGGAACTTCCATCAGTCGTTTCACTGCCGGGCGGTCCGCGTCGGTTTCAGGCATTACACCTCCATAAAAACCCTCCTTTTTCTTTGACTTTCTTTGTTTTATTGAACCTCCTGAATTTGGGAACGCATCATCAAGCGAAGCGAACTCCATCCGCTCTTCTATCTTTTAATGGTTATTTACATTACCATTAGTTTCGCATTGTAAGATAGAATGTCTACGCCGAGTTCTCCAAAAGCCACTAAAATACCGAAAATGGACACGAGCCTAGAAGGATGGATATACAATATTCGCAGCGTACTCTATTTTCCAAGCACTGTCGTCACAGTCATATTACTCATAGTGGCAGGCACATTCGTAGAACGTTGCCCCCGGAGCTATTTGGATTACTTCAATAATATCTTTGGCATGTCAGCACTTTTTATTCTACCACTCTTCATTGCCATATTTAATGATTGGCCAACAGGCCTTCTCGCGGCAGTAGTCGGTATCATTGTATTTGCCCGTATCCGAAAGAATGAACCAGTCGTATCGGAAGGCTTTACAGCGGGCGACTCTGTTCAAACTACCAAACTTGTTTCTAATCCTCAACGCTGGTTTGTTGAGAAAGTTCTTGGAGAAATGCCCGTAGCCATTTCATCCGACCGCATTCAAACAAAGCGAGCAGAAGACAATGATACTCGCACGAGTTCTTCTAGTTCCATGTCAACGGGCTATAGTTCCGATGGAACAAAATAAATGTATAAAGTAAGATGGAAGCATATTCCTTAGAGCCTTCGGGACCAATCGACATGACAATGCGCCTTGTAATGATTCTCGCCCTACTTGGATGGAATGTCCTTGAAGGGCTCTCTCTCCGGACACCTTATCCTATAACTATGGTCGCACTATGGTCTTCTCCCGTTTGGAGATTTGTATTACTTCTTGCCATTTGGCTTGGTGCCGAATGGTGTCCTCGTGTAGGACTCATGACGGCACTTGCCGTAGTATTATATGTTGTCAATATGGTACAGATTGTTAATTAATTTTATACGAAGGAGGTTAGATGAGTTTTGGAGGACCGCCCCCTAATACGATACCTCCTTCAGGCCCGTTTGAGTCAGCATTAACGTCAGTCGCATCTTCGCCTTACGCCATTGCCCTCGGTATATTCACACTTAATATTGCTTCTCGGTTCTTACCTTTTGAAATCACCAAGGGTCAAGAACAATTTTTAAATCAACCTATCGTTCGTCGTCTCGTTATATTTGCAATATTCTTCGTAGCTACTAGAAATTTAGTCACAGCTGGATGGCTAGCGTTTGTGACAATTCTTTGTATAGGCTACCTATTCAACGAGAATAGTAGTCTATACTTATTTGGTCATGGACATGACAATATGAATAACGCAACAAAATCCGTTGGGGACACTCTTGCCCTTACACCTGAAGAACAGCAAACATTAAAAGTACTCAGTGACAAGGCCGATAAAGTGAGAAAGGCTGCGGAGAAACCCATACAATTAGCCAAACCACCCGCCCCTCATAAAAAATACCAACAGGCTCTTGAGACCCTCTGGCTTTTATAATGCTATTACACATCAATACTCACCATATTTCCAACTGGTGCTGTACGCCTACCACGCCTCCTACCACCACCTGTACGCGATGATTCTGCCTGACTGGCAAAGTCATCACTTGCAACACTTTGTAATTCTGAGACTGCCACCATCGCAGGTTGCTGCTGGTTATTCACGGGAGGAGGAGCTCTCCCTATTGTTTCCAATTCAACCCTGCGAACCTCCTCAAAGGTCTTCAAGATATCGTCAACCCCGGATGGACCACGCATCTCCCTCCTGGGCGCAGAAGCTGCAGCCTGAGCCTCTTGGCTTGGATTAGGAGGTGCCCTGGAGTTATTGCCGAAGAATGCACCAGTAGGACCCGATGGATCCATGGCAGCTGCGGATGCGGGCATCTGAGGCATACCGCCTCCCTGTGGCATACCCATGGCCATTCCCATGAAATTACCAAACCCGGGGCCCGCCTGAGATGCTGCTGCCTGTGCCATCTGTTTCGCCAACATCGGGTTGCTCCGCAGAACATCGTCCATCGTAGGCATCTTCTGTCTGAAGAATGAGTTGCTCACGTGGCACATGAAGCCACTCCCTGCCACGGCCATCATGAGTCGCATCTCAGGAGGCATCTTACCACGCTCCTTGTATTTGTCATGCAACTCCTCAAATATCTCATCAAAGTCCTCAACATTCGTATGTACGGACTCAGACCATCCCTGTAGTTTTATGTCAAATGGGTCAAACTTGTCATTCATCCATTCCAGTCCAGTAATGGCACCCATCAACATCTGACGCTGAAATCTGAGAGACCCCTCTAGATTCCTGGCATCCACTAAACGATTGTATTCCTGTTTCACTTCATCCAATGAATTGTCCATAGTAAACCGTTTGCTGACAGGATATCCCTTAGACTCCAATCGCTGGAGCTTATTCAGATATTCAATCTTCTCTTGCTTCTCAGCTTCAAAGTCCCTAGGGGCGGCAGGTGTTAAAGAAATACTAGGGGAAGTACTAGAACTCTGATAATTGCCAAAGGCTGAATTGCCAAAGGCTGAATTGCCAAAGGAGTTTTTACTTATAGACACCTCCGCAAGAGGTTGATTACTTGCTGCCGGAATTTCTGTAGTAGACCCAGCTCCGAAACTGTTCAATTCTATGGGTTCCAATGTATCTGCGAACTTCACCTCCTTATAATCACTGTCGGGAACCGACAGCCGGATAGGGGAAGAACCAAAACTGGATGCCGTAGATTCAGGCCGGATTTTAGACTGGTTTGCCAACATATTCAATCCAAGATCATCACTCAGATTATTAATCTCAATAACGTTTCCAATCTCGTTAGAAATATTGATAGGGGGGTCGAGTTCAGTTGCGGCAAACTGCATTTCTTGGATACTGACACTCATTCTTCTCCGTTCCTGATTTCTTTTTTAGATGAGGCTTTAGACGCGCTTACCTGTTGAATCTGAAAAAATTGTCACTTCGTGACATTGTATCGCTTAATATCTAAATATTAGACACTATCTAGAGGGACTCATTTTCCTCCTTGTCCTATATGGGTTATATACCATCAACTGCTTCTTTCCAGAGTAATAGAATCCATTACGCCGATACCAGTCATCCGTATTATAGCATGGAACAAGACTCGCACTAGACCCAAATCCAGTATAATGGCGAACCACTTGTTTTAGAATACTTGTACCAATACCCTTTCCCTTCTCAGAGTCCCTTATTGCCAAGTATGATATATAAATAACACTTGGTTTATTCCACACATAACGTGCGAGTATGAAACCAATAAGTTCTTTCTTATCGGCGTCATAGAAACCGTAGGAAATATGAGGGTCTCTGATTTTCCAGGACTGAATTATGCTATTGCGTGGGAATGATCTTATATCAAACGATTCATGAAATATAGACTTCACAGCCCTATAGTGAGTATTATCTGTAAGTTTAATAAATTCAATGGTAATCATCCGCTATTGTTAGTTCAGCCCATTAGGCACACCCTGGTTCAATTTTTACCGACGAACGGCACTACCGACGAACGGCACTACCGACGAACGGCACTACCGACTACTTATCTCTTCGGCTACTTTCACAGCGTCTCTAAATCGGTGGGCCTTCTCTTCAATACACATACCCTCCCATTCTATCTGCTTAATTTCCTTCTTCCCAGTTCGCATACTACCCACCCAGACACCTTCTCTACCACCCTCCTCATTCCACTCATTCTTAATCCAACAGGAAGGGTACTTAGTAAGCAGTTCTTCCAGCCAATTAAAATTTGGAACCCATTTACTCCATAGTTTGAATACCACTGCCTCTGCGCCACGTCTAAATATCTTTATTGCCCACTGCGGTACATCTTTCAATTCAGTAACCATGAATGCAAAGAGGTCTCCAGAGTCCGCAGTTATTGTAATATGATTCCAACAATCGTTTGGCATTATTTAGATATTGCAATACTATTTTAGGCCACAAGTAATACAAATTGCGTAGCCATTTTTCTCAAACACAACAGGTTTATAATTTTGTCTCTGACAACCCACGCAAGGAATTTCTTGCCGTAGCATCTCATTTACCCCACAGACTCTAGGCAACATCTCAGCACCCAATGCTTGTATCTGTTCCTTCTTGAAAATGGGTATGGTCTCAGGAACATAGATTGGAACAGTTTTATAATACTTCTTCATCTTGTTGGAAATGCATTCGCTGCAGTGTATAAATATACCACCGTGAGTACATATTTCTAAATTATTCTGCATCTACCTTAGTTCCTGTTCTTGTTAATCTTATTTTTCTTATTCTTATTTTTCTTAGTCTTGTTCTTGTTCCTACCCCCCATCTGGGCTGCGGCGTTCCTGGTGACACCACACACAACCGTTTTATCAGATCCCTTCCTGTAGCAACCAGTACCAGCAGACTTGCCGAGAGTGTTGGTGGGCGCCTTCCCCACACCTATCTCCCAGGCAGTACGAGTTCTATTACGATTCTTGCCCCAGGCACTCACCTTGGCCGTGTTTGCCTTAACTGCATTTGCTGCGTTACGGTTCTCCTTCTCGGACCATATGTAGTTCTTCTGAGTACCGGTGGTCATCCAAGAAGGCATGTAACTAACAGGCTTGTTTTTGCTGTTATTCTTCTTGGCAGGCATATTGTTAGAATTTACATTTACATTTACATTTTCTAAAGTCTCGCTATTAAAGGCATTTACATTCCCATTGTTATTGGACATCTCTTATATTATAAGCCCCGATTTATTTCCATGCGGTATCTGGAATTCCGAATTCTGCGACTTTAGCGCGGTACATTGGGTCGGCCCCCACTTCTGCACAATTCCATCCATCCCGAATTTTCTCTTTAATGAAAAGATCCCAACGTGCCAACCACTGGGATTTAGTTGGACCCACATAATAAGGCGCCACAAGACGAATAAAAGAGCTCCAGATAAAGGGACCCATCATAGTCGGGTCCGGAGAAGAATCTAGGCGTTCCGCAGTATGCACTGTATCCATTTTAGTAATTCTACCGCTTAATATTTAGACCCGTGCGCAATTTAAATGCGCACGTGACGGCGACTGATTCAGATTTTTAGAGTAAGAAATTTTCCGACGTAGTCGGAAAACGCTCATATAAAATCCGCATCGGTCTAAATTAAAATTACACGTGAAAAAGCCCATCTGCCCTATTCATTCTCCTCGGAATCCATCGTACACCCAGATACTCAAATCCTCCCACTGACTCCTGGATGGCGTGATAGTAATCTGCGATATCGGGTCTATTTGGCCTTACAGCCAGTATCAGACTTTTTATGACCCCCAGATTATCATTTTCTAACTCCAAACTATCCTGCCCCCTTTTTATGGCATATGTAATACCATCAAGCACTGAGCACCATTCAGATTCCGTAGAATCTATGTGGTCAAAATAGGTCTTAGACAACGTATACGTATTACTCTTATATGTAGTCAATATGACGGCAGTTCTAGAGATGCCTTTGTGCTTCATGCTGAACGACCCATCCGTCTGTACAAGAGCCGTCTGAAGTGGCCGGACAAGATATGGTTTTGTCAGAGGACGGAAGGGTTGTAGCCGCATTACTAGGTCAAGGGGATGTAAAAAATGTGAGTAAATCATCTAGATACGGCTCACCCCTGTACCCCCCTTAAAAATTGATACATGGTCTACTACCCGTCACTGGTACACCGTAAATGGACTATTATCTTAATATGTACCCCGATGTTACCAATATGACTGCCGCAGACTATTACTTAGTTGTTCTTGTAATAATCAGTATTGTGCTAATTCAAAGCAAATTAGCACTAGACGCCGAACGAAAGGAACTGATGGAGCAAGGACATTACGCCGAAAATATTATACTCAAAGACAAGATTGATACACTTGAGCAGCAGAAGATTACGACCGAGGCCGAGTTCAAGACCAAGTACAATACATTCACCGCAGAACTACAAGGTATCCTGAATTCATATAAGGAAATCAAAGAGAAATTTGACTTAATCACTGAAGAAAAGAAGCGAGAGATGAAGGCGAGGCGTGATCTGGAATTTACTTTGAATATACTCTCTAGAAATCGGGCATTAAAGGATTGGACACCCTCCGATAAGAGAATAACGGATATGGCTCTGGGTGTAGCTACACCTACCCCTGAAGAGAAGAATCGCCTTCTACCTATGTGGGGAAGAGGTGGTAAAGCGTAAAATATATATTGATAGTAAGATGAGTCGTATAAGGAAAAAAATGCTGCGTGGAACCCGTAAAATAAGGCGGTCTAGGCAAAAAGGAGGTGCTGAAGTAAATGGCCTATACCTGGGTATGGCTACCGATATAGCCACTGCCTTATATCTTGTTCCCGATATCACAACACTTTTTGCTATAAATAAACTTGATGATGCCTATGGTTCATGGGATGAACATATGAGATTAATAAAGCAAATTCTAATTGATGGTAATGATTCGTCTATGTTACAAATAATTCCTCCAGAACAACGGGTAGTAACACATCTAAGTGGCCCTTCCGAAATACTGAGTGAAACACGCACAGATACAGTGTGGACGTTAGATTTTAGATACAATGGCCTTAACAGAAAACTCGTCTATTATTACGATACGGACTTTTTGCATAGTTGGCCAACAGATATTAAAAATATACAGCACCTTTTTTTCATGGGCGCATTTTCTTGGCGAGATTTTACTGAATATGGAGATAGTTCAAAAACCATTATTAAGATGATTGAAACAAGAAGCAGAAGCCCATGGATCTATGCTCTCGCATTTAATCACAGAAAATTCCCAATACATTCGTCTAAGAGTTTTCAAGAAAAAGGTCGCACGATATCCAAAATACACTTTGATACATTTAAAGCCTCTTGGTGGCGACACGATTACGAGTAAAATTGAAATTCGCTATTTGTCCAAGTAGCTATACAGCCATATACAAATGTATCTGTACTCACGTCCTCTCGTTGATAGAGACTATCGTGACATCAAGGAGATATTCTTGGACAATTTCAAGAATGATCTACCCGTTCGTGATCTTGGTATCTCATTTGATGACCGACTCGCAGATAGAAGTATTGGATACTTTGCCGACAAAGAGTATCGTGAGATGATAGGCTTCCAGATTATCTCAAGTCATGTAAAAAATAAGGAGAACCTTTATCTAGATTACATTGTCATTTCGCCAAAGTACCAGCGCTCAGGATTAGGCACGGCCATCATGTGGAGTCTAGTCAAGGAGATACTCAAGAATAGAGAAAGTATCCATCTGTACCCCGCCAATAAGAGGTTGGCAGAATGGTACAAGCGTTTCGGATTCTATTATACGAATGGAGGCTATCTTAACTTCCATTCATACAATACACGCAGTTACAAGGGCAGCACCTGTCCTGTGACTACATTGCCATTCAAAAAAATCGGATTCAAGGGTGCCTCGCGTCTAGAGAGGTGTAGGCGTTGGTGTAGCCGATTCTTTGGGTATTAATTTAATTAAATACAATTATTCAATTCAGCGAACTCTTCGTAGCCCTCGGTACTATTATTCACAGATATGACATCACGTGCCCAAGTTCCAGAGTGCTCCTTACCATCACCATAGTAATCGCCACCCCCGCGACCATTGCCCTCCGCGACTAAGATTGGTAGAGGATGGATCTCCTTAATTTTCTTCTTGTCAATGAAGAGTTTCTTAGTGTGGTTCAAGATGTACTGGAAGTCAGATTTCTTATTCAGATACACCATCTTATCCATCTGATCATGGCAGGCTGAATAGAGGGTGTATGGGTTTGGGCCTGGACCTTGTGCTTCTGCGTTATCTTGACCCGATATCTCTGGGTTCGCGTAATCACCTGCCCAGACAAGCCTACTCTTGTAGAAGATCCCCGAGGGGCTCAGCATGAACTCAATGGAATTCATAACAGCATTTCCTACATACGAGTGTTCTGCGAGTTTCACTCCGTGACCATAGGACGAAGGATCCACAAAGGCGCGAATGTACTTTCCATCTTCTGCCAAGAAAACACACATGAAGTATTGGCCCATTCTTGTTTGTACTGGGTTTGATGTAACTAGAGCGTTTAATTTTTTATGTGTTTATTTGTATTCAGTGAAAAAATTGAACTCGTTGAAGCCAGTTTGTGTTATAACCAAACCAGAAATGAATATATTTGTCTTGAATATCAACGCTAAGAAGGCTGCCGAGGCACACGGGGATAAGCACGTGGTCAAGATGATCCTAGAGGCGTGTCAGATGCTTTACACGGCCCACTGGACAGCAGTCAATCCTGACCTCCTTAAGGAGCGTTCTGCCATAAAGATCGCAAAGGCTCACAAGGCTCTGCCAGTCCCTACCCACATGGCGACGGCACCCAAGCGTAAATGCGCAGATGAGCAGGGGTATCGCCCTGTTCATCTTCACCACCCCTGTACAATCTGGGTTCGCGAGTGTCTCGGAAATTATATGTGGGCCGTTGAACTCGCACTGGCTCTCGCAGAGGAGTACGAGTATCGCTGGCCTGGTCGTGTGCACAGTTGTAAGGCGCATGCGCAGTGGCTGAAGGCCAATGTACCTCCTGGGATCCCTGCTAGTGAGCGAAATGGATTCGCTATCGCCATGGATGAAAAATATCGGGTGTCAGGAGACCCCATCGCGTCCTATATACAGTTTTACAAGGGCTCCAAGCAGGACAGAAACTTGACAGTCTACACGCGCCGTGAGAAGCCTGGGTTTCTTTAGTGACAATCCTAGACTAAAATCCCGCTGTAGTGGGCGGTATCTGGAATCCATTAGCGGTACAGTTACGAATGATATCATCACGGTATCCAATACCGTTTTTATTAATTATATTTCCCGCCCCATCGTCAATATAGAGCCATTTGAGGAATTCACCGGTCGCCAAAACAAACCCCTCATCGCCTGGCGCAGGATTACATATCTTGTGATCAATCGGACCTGACTCCGATCCGTCATGTAGGCACTCACCAATTGTCACATACCACTTGTGGTAACGAATCTCATTGTTATCCTTATCAATCGTATAAGGGCCTATATGTGCTGACGGAAAATCGGCGGTGAAATCCGCAATAGCCTGTATGAAGTTTTTGATATAGTCATCTTGACTATGACACTCATTTTTACCGACAATCTGGGAATGATGATAATCTGAATGATGATGCCATATCTCATCATTGGCAAAAATTCCTACACCCTTGCCGAGGTCATTGTCGTTCATTTTACGGATACAGAGATTGCCACCAGGGGCTGCACATCGGCGTGGCCAAGGATTGTAGTTGCCCGTGGGGTGATACGCATTTCCAAATTGCGAGCCCTTGTAGTTCTTGTCCTGGATGAAGTAGGTCCACCACCAACGCTTCTTCAGCATTTCAGGCTTAGCTATACTACTTCTGAATGAGTTCGTCTGACGTAACACATATTCCTTCCCCTCCACACTATCCGATTCAGGAATGGGGGTAATGAGTAGGTGGCGTACTGTGAAAGTCTTACCACCGAGAGGCGGGTATCGCTCGGTAGGTATGGTAAATTCGGTGTCCCTGAAAAAATTAGGGTCTTTAGAAACTACTGCCAGATAGAGACCCATTGCGGTATATGTATTCGTGAGTCGCGATGACATCATACCGAATCCCGAAGGATCATTTAAGTCGATTCCTGTGATTTTCTGGGCTTCTTTCTCATTCGTCACATGTTCCACTGAGCCACCGAGAATAGAAGCGACTATTTCTGCCGACGGACCTACAAAGGGTTCTGATACAGCAGCGATGGAACCCAGAGCCATCTCAAAAATATCACTCCATGGCTTTACCATCGGATCCGGTGGCGGTTGTATAGTCAGCATATTCTGAACTTCTGTAATTACATTGCCGTTTGTCATATAGATTTCATCTAGGATTCCTTGAAGATTATGAATCGACCCCTGGATTTTGGAAACCTCGTCTGGAGTGAGAGGTAGGCTCGGGGATATCACGTTGGCCGAAGTTAAGATATGGCGGCGTCTAGGGCAGCAGTACATCTATACTGTGTTTGGGATTATTAAAGTTATATAAAACCCATATTATCTTAAATTATAATTTAAAATTAGCACGGGTCTAATATCAATAGGTATTTAGACTGGTAATCAATCAGTTAATACAGGTGACAGTTGTTTCGTAATATATATCAGAGATCCATCACACACCATTGGCCTAGGTTCAGGCATAACACGCTGAATTGGAGCCCTTGAATATAGCTCAGTTTTCAATACTACTCTTTTTCCACTTGTCACGGGTAAACATTCATGTGGTAGCTCAGTATGAAATGCTACAAATGTCCATTCACGATTTGCACTACTATCAAATCGGAAACGACCTCGGTCTAAGATAAGCTCACCTCCAGTGTGTGCTAAATTGTCTACCGCAGGAGGGAATATTAATAGGGTAGCACAATGTTTCCGTTTTTGTTTCTTATCAGTATGCTCAGAGAAGAATCCTCCAGGACCATATTCAATAACAGAATAATGGGTAGAAGGTTCCCAGTATATAGTAGAATCTAGAGGTTTCAATTTGTCTTCTACAGAACCTGGATCAAACTTTTCAGTATCGAAATTCACAAAGCTTGTAAACCTCGTAGAAAGGCGAATATCATTGCGTAAGGCATCTGTTCCATCTGCCAAACCAACTGTAGAAGGAATACCGGTACCAGATGCTAAGAGCTCACTTAATGTCCCATATTTTCTAGTACCTCTTCTATTCAGAGTGAATCTGCAACTAAGTTCGGGAATACTAAAAGACACTATAGACTCTATCTTAGGAATTGGGGATTGGGTTACTGACATTTGTAGGTTTTACTACGTAAAAAATGGTTTTCAATTTTATTACTAGATTCACGCATACGGTTTAATTTTGAGATGTGATTAAAAGGCTACTCAGATGGTTCCACACACTTCATTCAATGGTTATAAAATTGATATATTTTTAATACATGTGATTATTACAATGACTGATAAAACGACCGTACTACACACACTACACGACGGTTCTATCATTCGTGTAATGGGTGCCAGAGAATTAATCAAAATACCCGTGTGGCACGGGAATCGTATCATTGATAATTCCCATGTTCAGAGAATAAAAGACGGAATTGCAAAAACGAAAGTCCAGAAACTGGACTTCGGGTATCGGATTGTTACATATGATGAAGTGGATGCCGGTGGGCACATGGTGAGCACATCCTGTATCATTGATGGACAACACCGACACCGAGTCCTATATGACTTCTTTCAGGAGTCTTTGTGTGAGCCGGATTTTCCTGTGGTTGTTCTGGAGAAGAAGGTAAAATGTGAAGCCGAGATTATAATGTACTTCAAGGAACTCAATAACCAGATGCCTATACTATGGAAGACAGATGCGAATATGTTGGCGAATGAGTATATCAAGATGCTGAGCGAGGTATTCAATACAAAAAAGGAGGTGATGATTCGTCCCAAGTCTACTACGCGACCCTATCTGTCTGTTGAAAAATTGCGAGATGTACTCGTGTCTTTTGGGACACAATTAAAAGAGTCTCCTGAGGAAATCAAGGCATTCGTCGTGCGAGTTCTTAGATACAACGCGAAGGCAATAGAAGATTCAGATCTAGGTATTGCTTTAGCCACAAAAAAAGGTCAGGGTGAAATCATTCAGAAGGCCGCTGGGCACAAATTCATGCTGGCAGTTGACCCTCGGCTACCATGGGTTGGAGAGTGTTTGAAGGGATAAATTACATTGTATGCCCAAGCCCAGTACCATTACATGCCTCACAAGTTGCCTTTTTTGCTACTGATTTCAGCCAGTCCTGTAAGTCTTTCATTGACCCCCGTGTATTTTGTTGTTTCAATACCCAATTACAATAGGATATATCAGTTCGCTTTATTTCTTCGTAGGTCTTTCCCGAATACTTACCGAACGGTAGAGTTTTACTGGAGACGTCCATAGATGCTGAATATCATGGTAATCATAAAGGTTCAATTTTTGAGATGCTTTATATCTAAGCTAATTCTGAAAGATCATTCAAGTGTGGTTTATCACCTTTAATCGCATTACACCTTTCATGGGTAACCTGGCAATTAGCTGTGTCAGATGTACCTCCTAGTGCCCATGGTACAATATGATCCCCAACATATTTCTGAGTTTTTATATTGATCGGTTCCTTACACAATGCACAGATACCATTCTGCTCCGTAAACTTTTCACTAATCTGGGCCTTAGTAAATGCTCTCGGTGCCTTCAGTTTAGTGAACTCCACAATTACAGTATCAATATCCTTCAAAATGCGACGCTGTGTTCCGCCATTTCTACCTACCTCATCCCGTTCAATGGTTAAGAAATACTTTTCCTTCATTCTCTTGGCAAGAGCAGGCGCAATTCTACGGAATTCTTCGGCTTTGGGAAAGTGTGCCAATAAACGCCCAAGGAGAAAGATGAGTTCTGTTCCGCGATGCGCCGTTTGAAGAATTGGGTTTCCTTCATCATCTACGAAACAGTTGTGTCCAGATAGAACTTTCAAGTAATCACATGCACGCTTCAGATACTCAATCCACTTCTCCTTATTTTCGGCAGTGTGTTTTTTGATATCATCATTCTTTTTACCCAGACGAACCTCTTGCCAAAGATTAATAAGCTGTTTCCTGGAATTAAATTGCGTAACATAATCCACCATATTTGATTCCGCAACTGCAATAATCATCTGAAGAAGTTTCTCCAGTGCGCCACGTGCAGATACCTCTTTCTTATAAATGTCTGTTGCAAAGAATTGTTTTGATGACGGCTCGAGTACGGTTTTAACGAGATCATGAATAACAGGGAGTGCCAATTCATAGTCGTTCAGTTGCTTACCACCCTTGTTCAATCTTTCCCACAGTGTCTTAAGAGCATTGGCGTCATGTGCAGTGTCATAATCGATATAATTTATTATGAATTCATAATCCAGAATTTTATTACGAATGTCTCTTGGAAGATCCTTGAAGAACTTGCCTACATGGTCCTTTAGCGGGCTGATATCTTCCACTTTATAAATCGAATATTTACCGTCAATAAAGTTAATAACTGCTTCTACCTTATGCGCACCATCAAATATATGATCCTCTAGCTCATCTTCCTCTCCAGCATCCTCCACCTCCTTTTGCATAATATAAATTGGGGGGCTATGCCATCCATGAACTACCGTATCAAGGAATGCAGTATTCTCCTTAGGAGTCCAGCAATTCTTTCGTTGCATTGGTCCTCTTGGAATAAGGCATTTGACATTATTTTGTTTGGCTTGATGGGGGTCCGTGCGATTTTTTAAATGAACGGCTGTTTCTGGGGGCATTTTGGTATGCATTTCATGAACAAATGATGTTGGTCAATTTTACTAATCCAACATGTTCAGCCGCATATAATCCTCCTAATCTTATAGATATGTCTTCTCTACTTACATCTATAAGCCAGGTTGATACTTCCGTGAAATTCCTCAAGGCCCTAGGAACTACCACGGTCTACACACCTACGACGAGTACATCCGTCACGGCCCTTATGACCACCACCGCCTTCACAGCGGCCACAAGCACATCAACCTATGTAAGCGGCAGCCTATTCCGTGATATGGGTAAGAGTGCTGTAACCTACGGCACAAATGGCCTTCAAATTGCGAAATATGTACTCGTACAACCCCAGTTAGGTGCGACCACTGAGGGTGTCCCACCCAATTATTCAACCCAGAAGTTCTACGTCCAAGTCTGGGCCGCTGCAACTGCCGCCACTGCGATAACTGTTGCGCGTGTAGGATAAATATAGACACGATGTAGATAATGAAACGCAGCTATTCTCAAATTAAGCCGCGGCGTACGACTTATGTAACTGTAATTGATACAATATGGCTCTATCCTGAAATCAATATTACTAGAGCTCTAGCTACAACCACATACAATTACACGTACGATGGTGACTTTATAACATGTCCAGATATTGCGAATATAGCAGGTGTATATAGTGCCATTTTTGACAGTACGGCAGTATCACAACCAGTTGGTAATGTTGGCTACAGCCTGGGTGTAGGAACTCTCGTTGAGGACCAGGGTAAAGAATTGAGATTCCGATTAACCAGTGGGCAAGTAATTATTGTCTGGCGTCTCGTAAAACAACTCACACCTCAAACACCAGCACCAGGAAATGTCATTCCAGTACCTGGTAATTCTCCAAATGGAACAATCGGATATATAACAACATTTTTATCATATGGGAGGGCCGCGCTTTCTCCATACCCTGGAACGTTCGATAATGCGAATCTAGTAAAGAGCGGTTAATTATCCATTTTTGCCATCTTTTTTCTAAAAAGTTGCATCCATCAACATACACAGTGTATCAGCCAAGTCATCCTTCTTGCCTTGTCCGAGCCACCATGTGAGCCATCTGTGTTGTTCAGAACCCAAAGCGAATTTGCCCAAATAAGCCCTCACTCTCGCCTCACCTCCCGCCTTTCTGTCCTTGTAGCCCGCATCACCCACTTCAGCCCCCTTGACCTTCTTTCCCGCATGTACAAAGTGGAAGTTCGTCTGAGATCCTGCGAGCAAAAGTCGCTCACGCAGTGTAGCGAAAATCAACAGTTGTACAGTCTTCATCACCGGATTTTTAAGGACTGGTTGGTGTTCAATATAGACTTCCTTCACGTCTTTCAGATTAGCCCAGTCGCGCGTAATCCAGTCCCGGATTGCGTCGTGTAACCTGCTCGTATTATCTGCGAATGAGGCCACGCTCTTCTTTTTGACCAAGGGCATCGTCGCCACTGCCGTCGCTCTCTCCAAAAGTGCCGGTCGCTGCCCCCTGTGATCCAGACCTCTCGCCTTCAAGAATGCCTGTAACTGATTAATCGTCGGCTGTTTCACAATGGGTTTCCCCGTCGTCTCGTCATAGATTTGAGGGGCATCCTTGGAAATATGACGCCCACACACGAGACCCGTGGGGGCCTGCGCCTTTGCGGGTTTTCCGCAATTGACACACACAGGTTTCGCGGTACCTTCCAGGTTCGTCAGATTCACCAAGTTCCAGTGTTGAATGTTTAACAGGTTCCCAGACACATCAGATTTCGTGGCAACACAATATGCCAAATTCTTAATACCAATATCCAGAGCCAACATGCCTTATAAACTTTGTATATATATTGTTTAGATGAGCCAACCAGAGGCAAAAGTGGAGCCAGAAGCAAAAGCAGAGGAACTTCAAGACCACCGTGTGGATGCCCCTAAGCGTTTCCTCAACGGTTGGACAAAAGAACTAGAGAATCTCTTTGCCGAGTGGGCCGACAAGGCCGCGTGTTATCGGTGGATGCACGAGAAAACCGGGCGCATGTATCACACCCGTGACCAAGGAATCATGTTCCCCATTATTATTCTTAGCACAGTCGGGGGTGCGGCAAATTTCGCCATGAACTCCATATCCCAAGACCCCGCAATACAAAAATACATCCAACTCGGCCTCGGAGGCCTCTCTATGAGTACCGCGATTCTCACGACTATCGCAAATCGTTTGGGCTACGGCAGTGCCGCCGAAGCCCACCGTGGTGCGTCCATTTCCTGGGGCAAATTCAATCGTCTCATCGTAATTGAACTATCTCTCCATCCCGATGAGCGTATGGACGCCTTCGCGTTCATGAAAATGTTCCGCGTGGAACTGGATCGTCTCGTTGAGCAATCACCCTCCATACCCGAGCAAATCATCAATAAATTCATCTACGAGTTCAAGGAGGTAGTAGATATCAAGAAGCCCGATATCACCGGCGACTTAGAGCACACTCGCGTATTCTCAGACAGCAACACGCGACTCAAGAAGATTGCCGAAGACGCTGCACTTACACTGAATTTGAAGAAGGGTATCCTCAAGCAGCTGGTACTTGATGACCTAGATATGAAGATTCGCCGAGTCATCCGTGATATGAGTGCTAAATCTATGAATGGAGGCACGCCAAGCAATACACCCTCCACATCATCGTCGTTTCCTGTAAGTAAGACACCCGTAAGTGCCAAGGATTCTCTCGTAGGACACATTGCTCATTCATCACTTCCCGCCATTCATGTCTCTTCAGTCAATAAAATACCTGAAGACACAGTCGTCTTACATATAGAAACACCCAAGCACGAAGAAGTCTAAAATGCCTTTTCTAGACCCAATGGCGTATAGTTGCGCCCCCTCGGTGTATTCCTGCCCCCCTCATATTTCTTCGTCAACAACTCACCAGACGGAGGCATAGGATGACTCGGCGCCGAAAAAGTCCCAAATAAACTAGGCACAGGTTCAATGCGTTCCAAGCCAATTGTATTCGTATTCTTAGATGCAAAAAACCGGCATTCGTATGCGTCGCAATTCTGTACCTGTTTCGCCCCAGGCACTGTCTGCGCCTTCGCGTAATGCGCACCTGTCCTCATAGCTTGACGTTTCCGTGAAACCTGTACAATTCCATCTGCGTTATGCTGGAGCCACGATCGGATGGAATTTCCATATTTAGGAGGAGCCACATTCACAGCACAATGTGGCTTGTAATCTGTAAAGACCCTCGCGTCCATCATAACAGACGCATATTTCGGATATCTGTTATCCGGGACTTGCTCCGTCTCCTTGGCAGGAGCATCCACTCTATTCACTGCAACCTCCGTTACCCTATCATTCAGATTAGGTCTAAAATCTGGATAAGTGGGTTTCTGAAAGCGCTGACTGTCCATCTAAGCATACCGTTTAATATTTAATTGCACTACAATGTGACTTCCTCAGCCATATCCAGGGGAGACCCCTCCGAACTTGGCGTAGGCCCATCTAGCATGGTATTCTGCTCACTCTTCTTCAAGAGTTCAATGATCTCCTTACGACGTGTACCGGCAGGAACAGTCACACCCTTCTCCTTCGCAAGTCCATGTAGCTCCTTCACAGTCATGGAGTCCAAATCCGGAGAGAGTTTCGTGACATTCACTGGCTGTCCGAGACTACCCGCATTCTGGCCACCCGCAGCATCATCAATATGGAGTGTCCTAGACTCCAATTCAGTCGCCGTCTCCAGTGCCTGCTCCAAAGTCTGCTGGTACTCTTCTACCTCCTCCATCTCCTCATTCTGCAAAGGTACAGGTGCGCTAATGGCGTTCAAATATTCCGGACTTGGTTCAAACTCCGCCATATGGCTAGGAGGGGGGCCCGTCGCATATGGCGCAGCGTCCATCATCACCTTCAAATCCGTGAGAACACCCTCAAACAGCCCCAACTTTTTCTCCGTCATGGAAAGACGATTATATAGGTAAAATATGATAGCACCAAACACGAGTGTCAGGATAACACCAATCATAAGAGCGTCGTTCATTCTATGTCCACGGGCGATGTTTTCGCCGAGGTTCTGAACGCGGAATAAACACCCGACTCAATCAGCAATTCCTCCACACTACTCATCATATTTATACCTCTCATTACCACGTACTTATAGTTAATCTGACCTTCCTCCAACATCTCAGATTCCACACACAGGCGCTGGACATTATAGGGCGCCGTCGCAGCATGTGAAAACAAGTGTGTTGATACGATACTTGCCACTCTCTCCGAGGACCACAACTGTTGTAAAAAGATTTGACTCGCCGTGGCAGCGTCGGGAGGGTTCGTCGTATGAAAGAGTTCATCAATAATCACCCAACCACGTGTATCTCCCAGGCGAACTCTGCGCAAGATTTCACCTGCGACACTCACCTCCCTCTCAAACAGACTCTCTTGACCCGGGCGGTCCTCCAGGCGTAAACTGCTAATAACCCACTCCACAGGTGTCATAATACACCGCTTGGCAAAGGCCACTCCCCACGCCTGCGCAAAGACAACATTCGTCAAGGCAGATCGGAGAAAGGTGGATTTTCCACCCCTGTTCGGCCCTGTACAGATTGCATGGTGTTCACTCGGCCCCATGACCAAATCAAAGGGGACACGTTTCTCAGGCTCCAGCAAAGAATCCACTGCCCCCTCCATCTTACAAAACGGTGTCGCAGTCTGTTCCCATTCCACCGGAACCAAGGTAGCATCCCTGCAAATGGCCGCCGTAATCTCCACACGACCAATGGCCCTGTAGATTTCCGGTAGCAACTGCTTGTCCTCTGTCACCCACGCCAGCACTTGGCGCTCATCGCCATATTCAGCCGGGTCAGGAAACGACCACGGCTTCTTCAGACCATACGAGACCCAAATATCTGAAATGGCTCTGAGGCGAGTCACAGTATCTACGATGGCCTTGGAGCCCTTCAGCATGAGTTGGTCAATCTTATAGCAGTGCACTGCATTCGTATAGGGTAGGTACATTCCGTGCGCATAAGAAAAGATGAGACCCCCCCACTGAACCAGGCTCATGATATCCGATTTTGCACCGCCACGGGATGCCCCGAATAACATGGGTTTCACAGATTCCCAGTACTGTTCCCAGGTAATGGGTATATCATAGACGAATTTCAGTGCAAAGAATGGTATGACGAGTGACAAAAATGGCATGACCCAGGCAATCAAAGGTGCCAAAAATATCTTAGACATCGCAACGTATATGAGCACGAAAGGGACGAAATTCAAGGAGGACCAAACGCCTGTAAAGAGAATCTGACTCCAATCCTCCTTCTGTGATTCACTTGCCGTCACAGGATCCACTTGACGTAGAAGGGACTCATTTTCAAGGAGGGCGGGCAAATGGATATCCCATTCACTAGTTTTCAATGCCTTCAGACGACGCCACCCCTCCGACCTGGCCCGTAGGATATCTGGACTGGTAGTCCATCGGATCGCCTGGGACTTGAATAAGTCCTTTGCTGATTGACTTTTTATACCGATAGACTCAAGTACGGCTTCGGCCCTACACTCCTGGAGCGTGTGTGAGATATCCATTCCTGGTTTCAAAAGGGGTTTGAAAATCGGCTGAAAAACGACAGGTTGAAAGTGCTTAAACCACAATCTCTATACACAAGTATAATGGCCAGTATGATGTCGCCTATGGTCACCAGCATCCTGGCCCTCCGGTCAGAACTCCGCCCAGCCTCTGATGAACTGAAAAAACGAGTTCAATCCATCAGGGTCAGGAGTACCCAAGAAACCCAAAGTGTTCCTGGGTGGAGGCAAAAGGCACACATGCCTTCCGGATCAAGCAATCACGGAAGTCAAGGACAGTTACATCAGCAGGGACGATGGCGAAACAGTGGTAGTTCCAATAGCCTACATAGCCCCGGGAGTCCCGGCAATGCCTCACCAACACCCGGGTCACCATTCCGTTTCTCCAATACATCTCCCGCGAACATACCTACTACGCCTACCCCATCTACACCTGTCCCATCCACACCTACACCATCCGGCCCACCGATGCGTTATGTCAGCAGATTCCATAATGGCGATAAAAAGGGCGATGACCAAATTCTCAATACCATTATTCTCAATAAACTCAATGTGTTCAGCGTAAAGACCTACGATGACGTTAAGCAATTCCTCTTTCAAATCTTAGGCAGTGACCAGCGCGAATTTGTCCGTGAATTCACGTGGCTTGTCTTCCGAAAGGCCGCTGCCGAGGATAAATTTTGCCCGCTCTTCGCGAAACTCCTCTCCGACATCAAAAAGGAGTACCCGGTCATCCTGGAGGAAATGCAAAATCTCCATACCACATATTTGGATATCTGGAAGAATCAGGACTCCGACACGAAGGTGGATCGCCGCTGTCGCCTCGGATATAGCCAATTCCTAGCGGAACTGACTGTACTCGGTGTCCTGGAATCAGATGCAATGAAGGCGACTATTCAAATACTGAGAGACTGTATTATTGAATGCCTCCCGAACCAAGGTTCCCAAGCCACCGTGGAAGAATACACGGATTGCCTCAAACAACTCTGTATGGGTAAGATTCCTAAACCCATACAGCAAATCATTCGCGATCTCTTAATTGCCGATTTGGATATATGGATTTCCAAAGATGTCAAGGAAGTACCCGGCCTCTCTAGTAAATCCCGTTTTGCTTTTATGGATCTGAGAGATTTTCTTGTGAAGTCTGCGTAAATTGTTGGTGTATGGTAGAATGAAAGTTTTTGGTAAAGCCGCAGAAGTCGTCCTTGTTCCCGTGAAGGTTGCCGATACCCTGGTGGATGCAGGTGCTGGGGTTATTGTTAGTGGTGTGAAGGGCGTGAAGGGTGTGCTGAAGAGTGGGACCAGTGGTGTGAAGAGTGTTCTTAGCAGGGCTGGCAGCAGTCTCAATGGGGTGATTGGTCTCCATGGCGGCAAGAGGAACAAGAATAAGACCCAGAAGAACAAGAATAAGAATAAGAATAAGAACAAGACCAATAAGAATAAGAATAAGAATAAGACTAATAAGAATAAGAACAAGACTAATAAGAATAAGAACAAGACTAACAAGAATAAGGATTAAATGTATTAAGAATATTTAATAAAAGAACAAATGTGTATGATGTTCATACATATTTGTTCATGAGTATGACTGTGATAGGTGTCAGGTGAAAAAATTGACAACCTATCCACCCCCGGCTTTAGGTACATCGCTAAACCATGGATTCCAAATTGAACAAGAAGGACAGAATGAATCGCGCCAAGGACTCCAAGGATAAGAAGTCCGAGAAGCCCGTGGATAAGACCAAGCAAAAGAAGCGCGGGGGAGGCTTCGCACCTCCTGAAGATGATGACGTAGATAGCCGCGGAAATATCCGCAACCTCATCGCATATTCCGATGAATCTGGGTTAATTACTGACGATGAATCACCCCGGCAAAAGAGACACAACCAATCACGTAAGTCGGATAAGAAGCCCAGGAAAATCAGTGTCTCCGACGAGGAAGATGATGATATCCAGCCAAGGAGACGTGGTTTCCATCCCCGCAAGGCCGCGGTCAAGGCAGGTGATAAGATAAAGCGCAAGGCTGAGACAGAGTCCGAGGATGAGGACTACGATTCCGAGGAAGAGTCTGAGCAGCCAACTACGCTGGAGTCCGAGGAGGCAGATGAAGATGACGAAGAGGAGGAATACGACGAGGAGGAGGACGAAGATACCCCGCCCCGGAATCGCATTCTTCTCAACTTCGGCTTCGGCGACTCTTCCAGTGTGGATGAGCGAATGATTCCCAAGCGCTACAAAATCAAGAAGGAGCCCGAGTCAGTACAGAAGTTCTTCAAACTCATGACGGAACCCATTGAAACGGAGACAATTGACGATCACATTGACCAATTCAAGGCTCTGAAGGAGGATGAGCAGAAGCGCATGATCACCGTCCTGGAGAATCGCCCCAAAGCGAAGGACCAACCAGTGATGTTCAAGATTCTCAATATGCGTACCACTCCGGAGATTCAGGCCAACCTTCTCGCCAAGTACAATAATCTGCAAAGTATGGAGCCAGGTTCCGGCGAATACTTCAAGATGCGCAATTGGTTGGACAAGGCCATCTCACTCCCTCTCGGTGTCCGGAAGGAGATTCCTGCAAAAGTGGATGATGGTCCCGAGATCTGCCAGGCATTCATGGCTCGCGCCAAGAAGTGTCTGGACGAGGCCATCTACGGCCAGGAGGAATCCAAACTCCAAATTCTCCAATTCATTGCCGGGAAGATTACAAACCCGGAGTCCCGAGGGATGTCTCTTCTGCTTGTGGGTCCTCCAGGTATTGGAAAGACCAGTCTCATCAAGCAGGGTATCGCCAAGGCATTGGACTGGCCTTTCCAGTTCATCTCTCTCGGCGGTGACAGTGACGCCAGCACATTCAGTGGTCACCAACTTGTCTACGAGGGTAGCCATTGCGGGAAGATTGTGAATTCTCTCGTGGCGGCTAAGTCCATGTCGATGGTACTCATGTTTGACGAGTTGGACAAGGTCAGTTCTACGCCAAAGGGTGAGGAGATCCAGAACCTACTGGTCCATTTGACGGATCCCACTCAAAATGCCGACTTTGAGGACAAGTACCTCTCAGGCATTCCTCTGGACCTCAGCCAGGCCATGTTTGTCTTCAGCGCCAATGATATCACCAAGATTGATCGCGTACTTCTTGACCGGTTTCTCGTCGTGGAGTTGGAGGGCTATGGTCCCAAAGAGAAGATGGAGATCGCAGAAAAGTTCCTATTGCCCGGAGCACTGAAGGAGGTCAGTCTGGGTGAGCGAGTCGGTATTCCCAAGGAGGTGGTGACACACATCATGGAGAACTATGCCAAGGAGGAGAAGGGTGTCCGTGAGTTGAAGCGCTGTATGGAGCAGATTGCGCAGAAGTTGAATATGTTGCGACTCTTCAACTCACCGGATCTCCCCTTCTACATCAAAGACTTCTGCTTGCCATTCATCTTGAAGAAGGAACATGTTGATAAGTTTCTCAAGGACAAGAAAGCCAAGATAGATGCAAGTGTTCAGAGGATGTATACGTAATATAGACAATTTACTAATAAAAGGAATTGTAAAGAGATGTTGCACGAATATTTAATGAATACTGCATCCGTCTTTTTTTTGGTATATTATGTTCCCGAACTCTATGCCAACTGGAAAAACAAGAATGCCAATATTTACAATATGCCCGAAAAGGCAATACTTGTTTTGGCTAGTGGATTCGCATTGTCTTATGCCATTATTAATAATGATATTGCACTTATATCAAACTACGGACCAATGCTGGCCCTTGATATAATTGCATTTGTTATGCGTTCATATTACGTCTATAAGAATTATGGTGATAATCATGCTACATTAGTACCAATAGACCCAAGTGATTCAAACGATACACACACTACTGACTCCCCTTAGGCTTTTCAGATTTTTCAGATTTTTCAGATATATTCCACATCTGATCCTGCTTTGCCCTTTCGGCATTGAGTGCGATCATGCGTTCTTGTATTTCCTTGGCAGTTTCAGTATTAGGAGTACGCTCCTTCGTTGTGCCTGGACCCCATCTTTTTACGCCACATAGGCTCATTTCTATATGATAGATAGAATGGATTATCATTACCCTCGGCCTCCTTCTCCAGGATTTAGACCAACATATTCAAATATAAAGGCTCAAAAAGAGTCTGGTAAGACTGCAGGACAACGTTATAGTGAAAGTCTTGCCGCTAAAAGGATGGCATCCTCTGCGGCTTCTGCTGAAAGACTTGCGGCGGCCCAAAGATTTGCTATTGCTCAAAGGGATGCTGCATATGAAAGGCTTGCTGCTGAAAGGCTTGCTGCTGAAAGGGAGGCTCAAAAGCTTCGTATAAAGGAGGCTACCAAAAAGGCAGGTACTAGCACATACCGTACACAATTAACAAGAGCTCATTTTTCGGGACCGCCAAAGCCAAAGGCGGCTCCAGCAGCGCCAAAGCCAAGTCTTTTAAACAGATTTGTTACATTAGTTGAAAAAACTGCAGCTGAGGATGCTCTAAAAGCTGCTAAAGATGGTAAAAAACGCCCACGTGGTGGGAGATCAACTAAACGTAATAGGACAAACCGTAATAGGACAAACCGTAATAGGACAAACCGTAATAGGCGGTATGCGTAGTGGCATAGACGTTATGCTCTGTAAATTATACTGAGAATATAGAGAATGTCTAGTTTGCCAGCAGGTTATGGATTTAAACCATCACATAATACACACGAAAATGCGGCTGCTGCTGCGAAGGCATTGGCTACAGAAAGGGCTGCAAAGTTCTTCTCTTCTAACAATAATTCTAATTCAAGCAGGCCTACAAATCCTATCGGGGCAACTGCTCCAAAATTAAATAGACTTTCCAAAAACACTGAGCTAGGAAAGCCTGCTTTATATATACCTTCAGCACAGGCAGGAGGTTATAAATATAAAAAACGTATTACGCATAAGCGTAATCATAAACGTAGCAAAAGCAGAACAAGAAGCAGACATTAAATGCGTCTAAAGAATAATATATAGTTCATGTTTCCAAACATGGGCGTAGACCCATCCTTCGCCCTCACAACAGTCTCGTCGTTATATACATTCCACAACCCAGTCGTAGGGCTCTTCACTTGGGCAGTGTAATGACCGCCCCCGGCACTTCCATGATGATCCATAATTGACTGTATGGCATATTCGGCAGATTTACTCTTCTCCGGACTCGCCGCCGCAAACCACTTCTCAAACTTTACAACCGTCTCGGTTTTGAAGTTTGCGTGGCACTTTGTTCCATTCGGATTGAAACGCTTCAAAACCAGAATAAGATTCTGCGGCAACTTCCAAATCCTCCTCGTTATAATTCCCGGATGTCTCTTTGCTTTGGGTGTACCTGGTTCCTTTGAATCCGGAGAACATCTATCACATTGATATTCATCAATGTTCTCCCCTTGAAACTGGTGATCCATACATTCCTCCAGACCACCTTCCTTCTTATTCGGGAAATCCACTTGTAACTCGCCGAACTCCTCGTACCTACAACTTACCCCCTTACACCCCTGGCATTCCACATTTACCTGCATCAGTCCCCAGAAGTAATCCACAATTGGAGAATATTTGGGTGCCACTTTCGTCTTCCAGGCATCCAGTGCTCCATATACTGCCGCATCAGGCGCAGCCATCACTGTCATCAAAAGCGGCCTTTTCATTGCCTCGTGTAACTGGTCCAGCAAGAACACGAGTGTCTCATGGGAGTCGTGCTGCATATTTGGCTGCGCCATATGCTCAAACATGGTGTCCTTCAAGGCATTCCGGAAATGATGAAGGAACCCTGCTGGCCTCAAATGAGAAGGTGGTGATCCAGACCATATATCATGAATGAGTTTCTTATACGCCTTACAAAGCATGACCTCTTTTGTCTCTGTGTCCGGGATCCAGGAGTCCGAATGATTATTCATAAATACTGTCAAATCAGGTACATGCCGAAGACATTGTACGACGGCATTCAAGAAACATGTAGACCCCATATTCTCAAGACCAATTTGACCTTTTTCCATTTCGTCTAACTGTGATGCTAGAAGGTCGTAAATTTGAATGGTTCAATTTTACCCACGTTCATTACAAACCCAGATGTCAGACGATTACCAAACAATTTACGGTGTAGGGCTCTTGGATGATATTCACAACTATTTCCCTAGAATCTTATACAATTCTGACGAATTCACAAGTTTCCAGAGTGTTATGATTTACGTACAAGACTGTATGCAGCGGAGGTTTAATCTCTTTAACCACGGAAGAAGGCAATATTTGAATACAATTCCTAGAGCGCCGCCGGAGAATACAATACGATTCAGTGTCGGTGAAAATCAGAACCCCTTAGTATCCACCATACTTCCTCTACTCCAACGTCTGGCCACACCCCGTGTAGTGCGAGTTCCTATGACAACGCAATTCCAGGATGTCATTGTCCACGCCTCCCAGGAAGTCATTAACGGGGCATCTAGGGAAGTGACTCTGGAGGAGGATCGTGAAGACTGTTGTAATATTTGCCAGGACAATATGAGGCAAGGGGAATCTATCAGAACTCTGGTATGTTCTCATTCATACCACAGGTCATGTATTGACAATTGGCTTCTCAATCAGTCAGTCTTATGTCCCACGTGCCGACATGATATCCGGGACCCTTATACAGTACCAGTCTCAAGACATGTATCGCCGGCATTGGGTCCTTCCACAACGCCTAGCATCAGTACAAGTAGTCCAAATGAAAATATAGACCCTGCCACAAATGTAGGAGAGACGTTCATTCTAACACCTCCCCGGATACCGCTTATTCCTACGAATGAGGATAGGATAAATGAATTAAGGAATCTCATGACACAGGATCTATGGAATTCCATTTACTTCCCTTGAGCATTAACTCAAATCCATAACACTCAAATCCTGTGGCAGCTGCTCCACAGTCATCTTATAATGTTCCTCTAACTCTCTCATCGTGCGCAAATCGTCAGTGGAGAGAAGATTGATGGCAGTCCCCTTACGACCATATCTTCCTGAGCGACCAATACGGTGAATGTAATTGTCAATCTCCCTCGGCAACTCATAATTAATAACCAGACTCACCTGCTGTACATCAATACCGCGGGCGAGTAAATCCGTACTAATCAAGACACGGGTCTCACCTCTCCTGAAGGACTTCATACGCTCCATACGGTCCTTCACATCCATATCGCCGTGGATACAGGTAATAGGAAATCCACTTTTTGTCATTGTCTCTGCCAGCCACTCAGCCTTCTGGCGCTTATTACAGTAAATCAGCGCCTGTGCGATATTCAGATTCTTATAAAGGTCCAGTAATACCTCAATCTTCCAATCCTCCCTCTCCAAATCCACACGGTATTGACGGATACCCTTCAAGCTCACCTGTTCGGCAGGAATCAAAATGCGTACAGGGTCTATCAGAAGACCATTTGCGAACTCTACCACATCCTCGTTCATAGTGGCACTAAATAGCGCGCATCGGCATGTTGCCGGAAATCCTAGACTCAATATACACTGGAGTTGCTCGCGAAACCTGTCCTCCAACATCTGGTCAGCCTCATCCACAATAATGACCTTCACATACTCAGTAGTAAAAGCCTTTCGACTCATTAAATCATAAATACGACCCGGCGTCCCAACAAGGAAATGTACTCCGCGATCTAGGGCACGAATATCATCGCGCACTGGTGTCTTTCCAAGAGCAGCATATGCCTTAATATTCATATGTTCACCCAGACTGGTTGCCACACAATGAATCTGCTCGGCAAGTTCACGCGTGGGCGCAAGACAGAGGACCTGGACCTTCTTAATACTAGGATCCACACGAGCCAGACTACCAATAGTAAATGTACCCGTTTTACCGGTACCTGAGCAAGCCTGTGCAATAAGGTCTCTCCCATCCGCAATCACTTTAATTCCTTTTTTTTGGATGTCAGAAGGTGTTTCAAAACCATGTGAGAAGATTGCTCTCAGCAAATCTACAGGAAGATCCATTGAATCAAAGGTCTTATAGACCTTGACCTCTTCCTCAACGGGCGCAACAACTTCAGAATCTTGGGCGGACATACCGATATAGTTATGACTAACGCATTCAACTTTAGGCCTAGACTAGAGTAAAATTAGGTCTAAAAAATGAATAACATGTCTATAGCATAAATAGCATGGCCGAAGAAGAGTATGAGGATGATGTATACGATGAAGAGTTGGAGGTGACAAATGATGATATGGCTCTTGAGGAGGCTCATAAGAAGGATGTTGGTAATGAGCTCCTGAAATTCCATCCAGAGGCTCGGATTGATACAATTGAAAGTGTGGCCCTTGACATTATCATGACGAATGTACCTCCCACATTCACAAATGCCGATGGTCAGGCGGATTCCAAACACCGGAGTCCGCCATTCTTGACCCAATACGAAAAGACTAAGGTTCTCGGATTCCGAACAAATCAGCTGAGCCTTGGTGCGAGGCCCTATATCGCTGTCCCGGCACATGTGACTGATATCCGTGAGATTGCCCGCCTTGAACTGGAGGCCAGACGTCTTCCTATTATCGTGAAGCGCCCTATGCCGGATGGAACATTTGAGAAATGGCGTATATCCGATTTACTCATTCTATAATTTCCACTTGCTCCTCCCAAAGCGTAGATCTCTCCACCCCCTCCTCAAAAGAGGGTTTATTTCCCGGAGGGGTAGTTTCCCGTATGTATACAGCATATGTATCATTATCCATTGCGTATTGAATAAGATCACTGTATCGTGTGACCATCCACAGATTCATATGCCCCCCATTTTTGAAATTGCCGTCAGCTCCATTGCAGTAGGCCGTGTAATAGAAATAGAGTCCGGACTTTAACAGTCCGATGGCATTCCACGACTTCAATGCCGCCTTACCTTCCTCAATCCAATAGTACTCAGCAATGTTATTTGGAAATGTATCAGGATACACTCCCAAATCAACAGGTGATTCTGTTAAGATTTGTCTATATATGGATTTCACTGAGTAACCGAATTGCTCATGAAGGAACATGAATGGCTCATACAATTTTGTCCTCTCAGGATCCCTAGTATTTTCACCACCCACTCTTTTTTCAAGTCGTCGCTCGGTCATCTAGTTTTACTCATCTTAGAAAAACTTTAACCGGTCTTTGACGGGTATAAAGAGGGAGTCACCCTCTTTGATATCAAAGACATCCACCCATTCCTGAAAATGGGGGACAATACGGTCCACACGGTCTTCTGCCAGTGAATGGACTGATCTAGCCATCTTATATTCCATCGCCCGTTTTCGTAGACGGTCTCTCCAGGAAACCGCATAACTTGTAAAGAATTCACGAATCTCTTTCTTAACCTCGGCCTCCGTGGCACCTTTTTCACCCAAGAGTTTCTTGAGTGCGCGGAGAGTTATAAGAAGCCCCCCGAAATCTGCCCAGTTCTCACTCAGCGTTTTCTCGCCGTCCAAGTGCTTCCCACAATGTGTGAATTTATTGAAGAATTCTACCATCTTACGTGTCTGGTTCTTGAAATGCGCACGGTCCTTCCGTGTCCACCAGCGCCTGAATTTCCCGTGGGCATTATACTCACTCCCTTCTGCGTCAAAGGCGTGTGTGAGTTCATGTCCAATGGTCGCGCCTGTCCCACCGTAATTCCAACCTAGACCCCTGTCCTCCATATAAAAAGGCTCCTGTAGAATGCCCCAAGGAATTATAAAGTGATTCTTTTCTTCATAATACGAGGCATTTACCACGAAACAGGGGTAATGAATATCCCTATTCACAGGTTTTCCGACATCCTTCAACCTGCGGCGTACCTTGGCCTTGTAAATTGAGAATTTAGTCTGTAATAAGCTATCTGGGTAATACGCTGCATTAGCCACTTCATTTTCTGACGGTGATCCGACTGACGGTGATCCGACTGACGGTGATCCGACTGACGGTGATCCGATCGTTACCTTCATCCTATGAATCTTTTCAACTACTTGTGACGTAGTTCGTTTGGCTAAAATGTTGCTTTCACGCATTGTTTCAACTGCCGCTTCTTTAATTCTGCGTGTCATATCCGTTAATTCATTCAGTTTCTTTTTGCTGAACTCAATCTTAGTAAATTCCTCACATAAGATTTCGGGGAGAGAATCGGATGTATCATCTATAAACCTAGTTTTTTCGGAGGCAGGCTGTTTTTCTCCCATAATGCTACGTCTGAATAAGTTGAAACTGGCCTGAGAAATAGCGGGTCTCAAATATTTGGCAGTGCCATTTAGCATGTGTAAGGTCAAGACTGCTGTAATCATTTCCACATTTGCGTTGCATATCCATTTCATCAACCGTTTAAGGCATATCGGGTCATTCAGAATCCACATATGTTGTTTCCAGTGACTTTCTAGCCCCGCACCATTCAAAAAGTCCTCCCATAAAAAGTCTGGAAGCCATGTATGGAGACCCTCTCCCTTATGCTCTTTGAACGCATCCTCATTTGTAGGTGTTCCTATAATTGAAGCCAATTGCGTCTCGGCCTCAATGGCCTTATATAAATAAGGGAGACCCAATTCTATAGAACATGTTCGTACATATGATACGTAAGATAACCAAATGGGTGTTTTATGTAACGATATCCTATTATAGTATCTGACCGGTAGGGTGAGTCTTCCAGGTGAAAGTGTGTTTCGCATGTAATAAGGTGTCCTCTTTTCCTCTTCTACATCCACATCAATGAATGTTGATACCATGGACACACAGAACCAACCCACCATTCTCGCCATCTCACGGCCATTACAACACGCTAAGAGTTGCCCGGTGATACTCTTGATGAATTGCTCCTCTCTATCTGACTCCCGATGTGTCCATATGTACTTATAAAACCGTAGATGATCTGTATGGCTCTTTGGAATTTCTGCGACGGAGGGTGCCCTTTCTTTCGTAGACTCTAAGATTGACCATATTTTCTTGTCATTTTCCACTTTTATTTCGTCAAATGCTCCATATTCACTACGTGAGTCGGGAATCTTCGCCTTTTCCATCCACTTGTGATTTATATAGCGGTAAAACCCGTCTCCTGGTTTGAAAGCGTCCGATGTCATCGTTCAGCCTTCTCTGATTACTGGTCATATTTACTTTACGGTATTGGACTTCTGTCGAGGCCCTGCGTTTTATAGGGAGGGCACGCAGTATTCTGCGGGCATATAATTCAGATGGTGCCACAGGTAACCCTCTAAGAAACTGGCGCATCTTCTTTTGTCGCCTCTAATGAACCTAGAGAGATTCCATTCAGGGCGGTCTCTACCTGTTCCTTCATCAGGCTTATGAAAGGGTGTCCGAAGGCAGGCTCGGTCCATGAGCAACACGAGTAAATATCTTGGCCGGTGTAATGATAGAGAAAAAACCCATTTACATTCACACTAATGAGGCGATATCCAGAACTTTGCAGGTGACCGGCAGCCTCACAGTGAGGTTGACTTGTATCTGGGGATTCCGACCATCTGACATAGATAAGTGATGGGCGGTACTTGGAGGAAAGAAGGCTAGCAAGAATTGTGATCTCTTCCTCAAAGAGTTCAATCTTACAGACAGCAAAATGTGGTGAGGGCGCCGCAGTGCCATCAGATGGTTCCGGCCTCTTACGCAGGGAATAGGCTCTAGATACTAAGGAATCCCAGGAACTCATACGAACTACGGTATCTGGACCGAGGTCGCGACCGCCATTAAACGTAGCAGGAAACTCTACGACAGGCTCAATCCATTTAGGATTCACAAAGTGAGTTCCGCAATCCGATTCCTTCAAATATTTCATCCAGTCCACGAGTTTCCCACGCTTTTCTACAAGCGTCGTTGCCCAGACAGTATCATCGCCAAATGGGTCGCAGACAATCGTGGGAATCGCATAGGTCTCCAGAAGTTGGAGATCATGTTTCCAATTAGGCACACCCACATAGACCGCCACAGAATTAGATAAGTTTGTACCAAAAAAACCATATGGGTCCTTGAGAATATGATGTGCACCGGGGGATTCATTATAGGGTTTGAGATCCGTTGTGGTTGTGGGTATGAGCGTACTTATGGTGTCCATTATACTTCAGCACATTAGAATCTATACTATGTATTTACGCATTGGCTGCGTAATTAATTGTATTATATAAGCCTACAATTATGATATAGAGAATTATATGGATGAAGAATTTGTGCCACTACATGATTCAACACTGAATGTAAATCCGAATATTCATACATTTTTATTAAATCACGGATTCTATAATTTTGAAGGCTATAGCCAAGAAGTTAATCAACAAGTCAAAGATTTAATATCGTTGACTTCTAAACCTAATATACGAGTTATGGAAATAGGATTCAATGCTGGACATTCGGCCGAAGTTTTTCTAAAAAATAACCCTACGTTAGAGCTTACATCGTTTGATTTAGGTGTACATGATTATTGCTCAACAGCAAAAGAGTTTATTGATATGCTTTACCCAAATAGACATACACTCATTTTAGGAGATAGTACTATGACAGTTCCAAAGTTTACTAGTGAACACCCGAATGCCAGATTTGATGTAATCTTTATTGATGGTGGTCATACATATGATATCGCTACAGCCGACATTTTAAACTGTAAAATGTTGGCCCATAAAGATACTATTGTTATTCTGGATGATACGTATTATAGTTCCGATTGCATACATTCTTATATAATTGATGTTAATAAAGTATGGACAGAACAAGTTTCCAGAAACTTTATCACCGAAATTGATAAAAAAGATTATTGTCTTAATCGTGGAATGTCGTGGGGTACATACACTACTGCTTCCAGTTCTTCCCACAGTTCAAGCAACTAATAAAGATTGTCATTGGCTCATCTGCGGATCTCGTCTGTAATTCATAGTACGAGCACATCTTCTTGTGACAACCAGAGCATCTGAAACGGTCTGTCGCCATGGACAAGTTGCCCTCCAAGATGCGCTTCTCCCTACGAAACTGCTGGTCTTTCAAGTGCTTCCAATTCGACGGCTTCAATTCATAGGGTGACCATCTACCGATTTGATCCAGTGTGAATTCACCCTCCTTCCAACGTTCAACGAGATGCTGGTTTCCAATATAGGATTCGGGATTGAAATTCCCAATAGTCCTCTTAGATATCATATTGTAAATCCACACGAATGTGGTATGTTCCCAGGTTTGCGGAATCATACGACGTTTTGCTTCCTCTATAGACGCATTGAATATACCACGTTCTAAGTCGCCTATATCATCATCGTCACAATGCTCCGATAGCAAGTTCCGACATGTTTCAAAGGTAGCCTTCCTGTTAGTATTGGTCTCAACGGCTTCAGGGTCTGTTGTATCCTGTTCCTCTAACACCGACTTGAATTGAAACTGTAGTTGCTGGGGGTCAATCTTAATGATTCGTCGGCTCACACGAGCACGAGGTGTCTCCTCTTCCTCCTCTTCTAGATTACCCTCTTCGTCAACTCCCTCTGCGCCTTCCTCATCGCCCTCCTGACCTTCCTCGGTCTCCTCTTCAACTACATCTTCCTCCTCATCACCGACATCCACCTCATCCACGTCATCTTCTTCACCTCCTTCTAGATCCCCCTCTTCTAAATCTCCTGAGCACGCCTTCTCATAAAATGTCTCGTAATCTGCCGCAGTAAATACTTCTAGGGCCGAAGAATCGGCATCCCATGTGGTCTTCACTGGATGTACTACAAGAATGATACTTCCATATATCTCAGGTGCCTCGCAAGGAGGTGGTAGTTGATGCTGCGATACTTCACCCTCCTTACCCTTTGTATATCCGAAGAAACTGAGTCGTTTTGTAGAATACCTATATGATGCAATTGGCGCAGGAAGCGTCCTCTTTTTCACGTGGGACTGGAAGTCCTTCAACGTGGGGGTAGCTCCTGCCTGCTTGATTTTCACTTGTTCCACACCACCATCTGGCTTCAGTTCTAAGATTGGGTATGTTATAGGCATCTAGATATTAGTATACCTATCACGCTTAAATCCCAGCAAAGCAATTTTATTAGTGACATGGCCTCCATAAAAAGAGTATGGGTAAAAGACGATACAGATAGGATATTCAATGAGACCATGTATATATGGGATTCAGGTAGTCTCCGATATGAACGAATGAATGAAAAAGAGACTGTCTGGACGGTCCTAGAAAGGGAAGAGACGCCGACAGGGTTCGTGGAGATACTAGTTGAAATACCTCTTTATAACACGCCAACAGGTTCCACATGGAAAGAGGCAATTTCATACGAACCTTTGGGAAAAAACGGGTTTCGTATTCCTGGCTGGAGCGTAACATGGGCTCCGGCAAAGAGATAAAATCCCGTATTTTTTTCCTCTTAAAGGCTCAGATGTCTTTCCGTATTGGTCTGCTATTCCTCCTATTAATCGTTCTAGCGGCGGCCCTCTGGTTTATGCCTCGCGACGGTTTTACTAGTAATCTGAACACTTCCGCAGCTGCTACTATAATACACCCCCCTCCACAAATCTATCCAGCACGTGAGATCGTATCTGCCGGCCCTTCTTCACCCATGCAGATGGCACCTAGAGAGGAAGTCCGCGTAGTACCACCTGAAGTCCCAAATGACCCCTATGAACCGAATGAGGAGAGTGCTGCCATGCCAGAGAGACTCCGTCACCCCGAGAGAATGTTCAAGCCTGCCCCCAGTAATGTGTCATCAGATATCTCGGAGGCTTCAGGAATCGCATCTGAATCTGTGAGCCAGGCCGCACAGGCTCTCCAGAGGTTTGCACCTGAAATGGCTCAGAACGGTGGTGAATTCATGCAGGGAATCTTCGCCAATGACACGACTGAGCAGAGCAATTTTTCGTCATTCTAGACACGAACAAGGCAGTCTAAACGCAAATCCAGTAAATACAAATAGAATGCACAAGCACCCTCGCTCGTCTAGACAAGATTATACAACACCCAGACTTCATAACCCATCTCATTACGAACGAAAATGGATTGGCAGAATACCAGACTCTTACCCTGATATTCTGCGAGCCCCAGCAGTGTCTTATAAACCCCAACGTGACGACCCCCGTATTCAAGCCAATCAGTACGTGTCGTTTGCCCGACCCTACAGAGGAAAACAAGGCCTACTTATTATCGGAAAAGAGTACCGTCCTGTGCTGATAGACGAAACTGAACCCGAACAACCACATATTCTGCCTATGCGCCTCGATAGAGAGGCCATCATAGATACCTGGATTTTTTCAGTTACAATCTATCCAACAGAGGGTCTTATTCAATTAGAAGACTGTGTTGTGGCAAGCGGTCAGCAGATTCGCTCTACGAAACCATTCAAAGAACGGGCACTCAGTCTCCAAAGATTCGCCGAATCTGTGTGGTTCCAAGATAAACAATTTCAACTTGGTTGGCAAATTCAGATGGCCGTATTCTATCCATTGGAATCTGTCCGACAGGCAATGGCCGCCTTGAGTGGAGGATGTCTCTGCCTCATGCCGAATCTCCCTACCTTCCGCCTTCTCAAGGTCGTGCTACAGGAAGAGAAGATTGTACCAGTCATCGTGAGTGGTCCACAAGAGTGTACGTGTGTTGCAGTGGAAGGAAAGCCAGACGTCTATGATTTGAGGTCGGTGGCCGACAATGCGCCTGTGGGTCGCGCATCCATTCAGACCCTATCTATTAGCCAGACACTCCAACACAAGGTTTCCACAGGGCAACCCATGCGTGTACTTGCTGAATGGAATGCGGATTTTGAGTCATTCGTAGTTATAAGTGTTTTGTAATAAATATATAGATGGACTCTAAAGAGGCCTTTGAGAAGCACGCAAAATATGTGAATTTTTATAAAAAAATAAAGCCAGAGAAGGAATACTGGGGACTCGGAATTGAGAATGAATGTTACCTTATGTTTGATGGCCTAGATTCGGTGACACCCGATTTCATACAAACGAAGCATAAGCCAGAGAGATATTCGGTAGACTACTGGAAGAATTACGAAAATGGTGTACTGGAAAAGACTCTCGCAAAACTCAATACAGGTATACCTACACCCACATATATTAATAGTTACCTCTTTCGCAATATGGACCTCTTAGGAGAACACGAGACGCTGTATGCTAAGACTCCTAAACCCAATCCGCGCTTCAGCGGAGAAACAGTAGACCAATATTTGAGGCGTGTCAGTCCCGTCACAGTTGACCTATTCAAGAATAACATGATATATGACGGAGATACATTTGAATTCACAACATTCAACTTCTATAAAACAACTGTGAGAACAACACTCCAGGAACTCAAGTATATCAAGGACACCTTTCTCAAAGAAATGAATAAGCGCCTCGTTTCCAAATTTACCATTTTCAAAAAGCCGCTTATTTATCCACAATTTAATTACGGATTCGCCAAGTTCGCATCAAATCCTAAGAATATCGCTGTTTGTAACAATGGCACCTACCATATAAATATGACGCTACCGACGAAATTGAACCCTGATGGTTCTATTGCCAACCCTGAAGAATTCCGAGCCCAGCATGCGAATGCAATTCGTGCCATTCAATGGATCGAGCCCCTCCTTATAGCACTTTACGGAACTCCAGATATCCTTCATTGCCTGAATCCCGCCTATGCGGGAGGCTCTCAGCGTCTTGCCATGAGCCGCTATATTGGTGTCGGTACATATGACACCCAGACTATGGAAAAGGGTAAACTCCTTGACACGTATGACTATACATCTCAAGCAGGTGGCAATTATTTCACCGAACTACATACGAACTCGCCCTATACACCCCCTAAGACGATCGGCTACGACTTCAACTATAATAAATTCACCAAACATGGCATTGAATTCCGAGTCTTGGACTATTTTCCAGAGGAGCATCTAGAGCACATTGTAAATTTGCTGCTTCTTGCCTGCCAACACAGTCTATACGTGGAAATACCTGATCCTCGCCTAGAATCGCAGCCCGTGTGGAAGCACTTTTGCAAGAAGGCTGTACAGAAAGGTTCCATGGCAACTGTGAAACCCGAGATCTATATACCACTCTTTAAAGTATTCGGTGTTAATATAAGTGCCCTCACTTGGTGGCCATTCAAAGGTATAGGAAATCACACTATATTGCGTGTGGCGCAAATTTTGGCCAATACACTCTATAAATCATATAGGAATGATACGATATGTCTGAAAATGTCGCCGTTCATGAGGCCTGTTATACTCGTAGACTATAATGCCGAGGTGAAAAAGAAGTACCGAACTATGTTGGCGGGTGTGAAACCTGCACAGTATTGAAACTAATCGGACGAGAGGTTAGTGGGACGAAAATTATCCTGAGTTAATGGTATTAATTCTTGCGATGCCCTTAAAAGAATACGAAAGCCTGGTTGAACCGCAGGGTAGTTTAGTATATATGTATCTAGACCGTCTACCACTTTTAATCTACCCCTAAAGCTAATACTATTTATTTGCTCTTCGCTACTTTCGTCGGGAATATGACCGAAATTAATTGATTCAGGCTCTTTACCTGGGCAAATGATATCTGTCTGTATCATGCGAAGTTTCGCCCATCCCATCCTACCTTTTTCAACGACTATGAAAGATATACGTAGAATGCTCCTGTCACCCATGGGTCCAATATCTGCGTAATGATACATATGTGTTTTTATTCTAACGTAGGGCTTAATATTTAGGTGTAAAAATGAATTTGACGTACGCTCATGCCATGAGTATATGTCAAGTCGTATTATAAATTTTAAAGAGTCAGATATACCCCCTAAACTCCCAGATTCTCTGAAAGGTCGCACAGACCTCACTATGATACTGTGGGCGGGTGATTGCGTACAAAATGGCATAACCGACGTTCTAAGGCTCCCTATATATAATATATATGTATGTAATGATGTATTAAAGGGTGGTCTTGAACTGAATGCATACGAACTGGAGACGAAACGCATGCCAGGTTATATTTGTCTCATAGATGTGAGTGACAAGATACAGATGGACATGTTTATAGATTTATTTGGCGGATGTATTTCTCTCATTGATTCTGACTATCATGGCAACACACCTTCTCTAGAACTCAATCAATACTCAGATCTTCTGAGAGGTGATGGAATCGCATATCATGTAGAAGGTATTAATACGGCATATTATCCTACTGTAGAACTCGCCTACGCCCTCGAAGTCTTTGCGCCCATTTTGTCCCCTGAAAACAATTATGTACGTATGTGGTCGAAACCAATACGGGATCTTGCCAAATTCAATGATCTCACATCGGCGGAAGTGTGGACATCCCCAGATTTGAGAGGCCTGGAATATGATTCGGTTTATCAGGAACAAAATAAGTATCGGGATTTCATGTTGAAAATAAACCCAAATGCCATGTTTGCATTCACGTATACAGATAAGTTGGAGGAATACTGGGATACGCTCTCCACACAGATTATCTCGGTAGATATTTTAAGAGTATATAATACTTGGAAGGAGATTCTTACTCCTCAGAAAGACGATAAGGGTTACAAGGACCGATTTATGGCATATCTGAAAGGCCGATGTGAATCAGGGCTACGCGCTCAATCTCAGAGCCTCAGTGACTTTGAAACATATTGTTCTAAATTTACAGATTCAATAGAACTCGTGCGTGTCTATCAGAAGACATTAATTCATTTGGAATTAGCTAAGGAGGCTTCTGCGCATCCTCTGCTATATGGAAGACTGACGAATTTTATAGACAAGAGGTTGGTAGGAAAAGATGTTGAAGAATACGGGGTTGTAATTTCTAAGGTCTAGATAGATATGGTAAAGAATTCCAGAAATTCCAAAGATCGTAAATCTAAATGTCATAGGCGTTCTAAAAGCGCTAAGCCTAGCCATACGCGTAAAATGCGTGGTGGTGGCGCGGGTTCTGGTTGGACTCTCGGATCTTCCGTGGGAGGAGTGGCTCTCGGTAGTCAGGTGAATCAGCAATACGATGCCTGTCTGAGTTCCGCACGCCCTGGGCAAATGGCCTTCTCGCAGGCAGGTGGTCTTCCCGGCATGAAGGGAGGTGCCTATACTAATAATTTGACGAGTCCCATCGCAGGTTTCGCCCAGATTGACCGCGATACCAGCCACTGCAACCCCAACCACGTGAATCTCATGAATACTGGTATGATAAAACAATCAGGTGGCGCCGCAGTTGGCCCTGGTGGTGGTAGTATCGCTGCTTCTGCCTCACCAATTCTAGAGGAGCACACTGCTCGGTATACTACAGCCCCCAGTCAATGGACCGGCTCTACGGGGGCTCCTGTACTTCTGAATCAACCCTTGAATGGACAGATGTGGAGCAAGGCCTGTACGCAGACCGGTGGCAAGAGAAAGAACAAGAACAAGAACAAGAATAAGAATAAGTCAAAGAAAAACAAGTCAAAGAATAAGTCTCGTAATTAATCATCATCCACAAACCCATATTCAACCACCTCTGGTTTCTTCTTTTCTTCTGGCTGCCCCTCCTCTAAAGAATCACAATCTTGAATCTTGTAGCCGCATTTCTTATAATAAGCAATGCGCTGACGAGCCTGTGACTGCATGGACCTATGAACGTCTATTACATCTATAATGAGTGGTGCCACCTTCCTCTCCTCTGGCCTCTGTCTCAGGATACGCCCCGTACTCTGCTCAATCTTTTTGCGCGGGCTCGCCATCAAGACTGTATTGAGTGTCTTGATATTCATAGCCTCACTCGCCATCGCGTAAGTCGCCCAAAGTATCTGCGCCTCCTCCGCTGCCAAATCGCGCGCTGCCGTCTTCATTCCACCAATATAATATCCCATCACGCATCCTGTCGGTTTCAGCAAATTCTCCAAGGCCTCTAGATGCCCAATACGCTCAGATAAGACCAAGATACGCCGCCCAGGCTCCTTTATGAGATCTTTCAGGCGATCGGCAATAAAGACATTGCGCTTCTGGAATTCCACAATCCTGGTCAAGAGCCTAGCTAAGATAACTTCCCCTCGGTAATTCGTAGGGACATCCGTATATTCAATATCATCACACGCAAAACGCATGAGTTCCACGCCGACTGTGGCATCGGCCTCCCGTTTCTTCTCCCAATACACTGGCTTCCCTAGATGCCACTCAAAGACCTTTGTCAGACCATCATCACGTGTGGGAGTGGCACTCAGACCCAGCATATGCTTGGTTTGTAGTTTACTGAGGACTTTACTGAAGTGTTTCGCCCCCAAGTGATGACACTCATCAAAGATTGTGAATGCGTATGAACGCAACACTGACTCCGGAATCTGCCTCTGAACAATAGTCTGAATCATACAAATCGTACAATCATATTCGGCTGGATCTACTTCCGCTTTCGCAGCCTGAAATCGGCCAATACGTATACCAGGAATGAGTGCCCGCATCTCTCCGGCCCACTGATCTAACAGGAACTCTTTATCAACAACAACCATAAATCTGCGACGCAAGCGAAAGGCGATCGCTACCGCCATGAAGGTCTTGCCTTTTCCACATGGTACGCAAATAAGTCCATTCGCGTCGGCATCTAAGAATTTCTTAATAATGGCCTCCTGATAATCATAAGGTTTTCCGATAAACGTCAGGCTCTTCGGCAGCAGATCACCATCCGACATGACCGAGCTTGCTGCGGGTCCCAGAGTATCTTTTGCCCAAACTCTGGGGAGATATAGACGTGTAGCGGATTCCAGGAAGACTGGAAATTCCGTATCGGCCATGGAATCATACCGGGATTGTTGGGTCACCGGTTTGACGGTTAATTCTTTCCGAATCTTAGTCTCTATTTCCTTTGATAGTTCAGATTTGAGAACAGCATATCCGTGGGTAGTCAATACACTTGTCATTCTAGTTTGTATAACAATATGAGTAAGATAACTAAGAGTCAATTTTTAAAGAAGATAAAGATAGAATGAGGCCCGACCCCATACAACTCGGAATACTCGCAGTATTATTTGTAGTATTTTTGAATGTGGTCAGCGTATCAAACCTTCTAGGACACTCTCTAGACACACTCCCAACACGCATTGCGGCCGTTATTATTATACTGGCCTCTGCGACATACGACCGGTATGTGACTCTAGCCGTTTTTATGATTGTAACTGGAATCTATGTACAGCATCACCAGAATGACTTGTCCAATTTGGCAATACCTGGACGTGATCTAAATGAGATGAATCCGTACGAGATTCCCGCGGCAAAAATCAACGTGAAAGGTGGTGGTCATAGCGATGTTCATTATGAAGAGCCTGATTACACACCCCAGAAGGAGGATCAGACAAATGAATTTTCAGCCGTTTCGCACTCACAAGATGAGAAGCAAGTACTCGTGAGTGAGACCCTAGGGAGCCGATCACAAAATATATTTAATGAAGATATGCGCCAGGCTGAGGCAATGGCTATGAGAAATCGTAATGGATATGAGTAATTTCAGATATCAAAATGAGGCACTATTCTAGGTTTATGTTTAAATATAGAATATTCCTCTGATTTATTTGTATCTTTTGAATTTCCTGATATAGCATCTTTGGTCTCAGCCTCTTTGGCATGAGCTACTTTGGCCTCAGCCTCGTTATCACGATTTGTTGAATCAATATCAATAGAAAAATCATAATTCCTACCACAGCATTTTGATCGTATATGTTTATGATTAACTGCACTATATATAATACCTGCAACTGATATAAATAGACCACTCCCTCCTAGAGCGGCACCTACGTCCATTCTAAAACTATTTCTGAAATAATTTACTGAGTATACCATTAATATTAGTATCTTTACCGGATGAACCCTGTGCCTCCATTAAAGCCGCAAGAGCATTGACGGGTGGCGCTTGTAGAGGAGGTTGGCTAGAATCCTTGGCGGCGGCAGGGGGGATTGTTTGTGTGGTAACCTTGGTGGTAGGACATGATCCCGCGGGAAGTCCTTTTGCATTTGCCATACTCAGAGTATTATCAACGTAATACGCCTTACTCGCCGGGCAAAACTGTAGATCATGTGATGGGTCAATAGGATTCGTAACACCCTTTGCCCGCATGAACAACTCGTATCTAGTCGGCTCATAACAGTTTACAGGAAGATCATTGGATGAGTGATTCTTAGGAGTATATGTACATTGTAAAAGTGCAGGCATTGCTGGAGAACCTCCTTGAACTAACACTGTTTTCACCGCATCACTCTGAGGACATACCATGGTATCCTTAGCAATTACATTTGTACAACTATCAACTCTAGAAAGTTCGTCATTCTGATTCTTGTAGATTACGCATTTTTTCATGGCAGGGTCTTCAGGCTGAGTACCATCTCCGCTACACTGGGATGTCGAGCAGCCTTCTGGTCCAACTCGGTGCATATCTCCATAATAATATGGCATTGCCTGAGAGCAATACGATGTCGCCCGCCGTGTCCACTCATTTATTAGCCATTCAGAGCACGTTTTAAGACCATATGTAGTTTTTGGAGATAAACTACATACTTCATGTCCATGACATCTACCATTCACGATATCACCCTCGCAGCAATTTGTATCACCCTCTGCATTTATATATTTATCAGTGTTTACAGGGCATGATGTAATACGAATATTCGGTAGGTTTACTTGGAACCCCTCTTTTCTATGTAGCCACTCCAGGCCATTTTGTCGTATGAATACTGCGAGTATAATAGCAGCAAGACCCACACAGAATAACCAGATTATAAATGGTAGTACCGAGCCCATCTAATACCGCTTAATATCTAAATTAATTTCACAATAATTAATTTACATAATAATGACACTGCCGTGCTAAAGGCACCGGGGTGCCATTAGGCACTACAATGTTAGTCTTGATAAACCCATCATATTTTAGCAGATTTCTTATCTTTGGATGTTGTTTCAAGACCATAGGTCAACGCAAATAGAACCAAAAAACACACGATAAATGATACAATATGCGTAATACCTTCACTGTATCTATGTCCCATGAATTGTCTGATTATATAAAATAAGTATGCGAGTAATGAAACACCTCCAATAAATGAAAATATATATACGAGTATCTCTTCAATATCACCAGGTTGTATACCCGAAGATTCTACAGACTGCCCCCCCAATGCCATCGCCAGGGCAGGATCACCACCCGCCGAACTTCTGTTTAGAGCGTCCATCGTATCCTTCAGAGGTTCCCCCGTGGTCGGATCAATCATAATTTGATCATCCACTACATCTTTCCTAGGATCAATGGTATAACATTTGAATGCCTTCTTCCCTGTCTTTTTTACAGGTGGCACCGTGCTTTTTGCAATACTCGCAAGTGATTTACCCAAAAATACTTCTGCTACCAAATACTGAAAGGTCTGTAATACGCCTTCCCAGTTGTCAACCATATTTCCAGAAAGCCCCAGCACTAGATAATTCGCAATAGGTGAAGGAATTGTCGGAAACTCATTCGTTTTTCCATCATCTGATTTACGGTCTGTGAATTGAATATTCGTATAAGAAGATACCCCAGACTGCTGGAATACATTCAAAAGTCTCATTCCATCGCGATTAGGAAGAGTATATTTAGCGACCCTATCACATTTACCCGTCCCATTTGATTCAGCATAAATGTATATAGGCTGTGAGCAGACAAGAATGCGTATTGTTGCACTGCCTTCCGTGGCACGATTGGCTCCTCCAATCAATCGTGTGGCAATACAGGTTTCGTACGACATCATCGGCATCATCGTATCACGATTATATGCGAATAGAGTGGATAAGTCAAATCCAGAGAGATTTGATGCCGACTTGTTTTTCGCTGCCGAGTTCACGGAGGACCATAGTTGAATGGACATTTCTTGTTTATCTGTTAATATTGCGGGCCTACACATGAATACCATATCGGGAGATGACGGGTTGTCATTCTTTGTTTCAATCGTAAATACCAAAATAATCTCATTCGTCACATCTTTCGCATACGACAGACGGGCATGTTGTATTCCGCAGAGTGTGAGCACAGGTGAGCACCTATATCTCGCACCTCCAAGAGTCAGCGTGGTTCCACTCGCAATGCTGTCAAACCCCCCGATATGATATATTTGATTCGCATATGTGGCCGTGATATTGGCGGAAGATGCGGGAGCCCAAGCAACTTCTACATCCGTGGGCACAACAAGCTTCTGGATATCTTGATTTTTAACTCCTGGCCAAGGATCAAAAATTGTCTGATTGAGTTTTATCGGAAACCCAGTATTTCCACCCTGGCATACTTGAAGCGACATTCTTAATCTTAGACCAGGGTTTAGTTTCTTATGATATCACTTACACGATAAATTGTCACTTCACCCGTTTCATTCGTCGCAGCCATCTTGACCTTGTCACCCGTATAGAGTTCAGGGCATCCAACCTGGTCCTGGCAATCTTTGCCCTTTATGAGAATAGGGACAGGAATAGGATTATAGGTGTCTGTGCGCGTATAGAAGTTGTAGCGCTCACGTGATGATATGGATCTCCTTCCATAGAGTGGTAGCAATTTCCCTTCACTCGTTTTAATAATGCCCATAGACTGATATGATTCCGGGATACCCTGCGTTGGAATGTTGAAGGGTGCCGAAGGTGAAGGAATACGACTGTAGTCGGGAGGAGTATCCCAGACACGCTCGGCCTCCGGGCTACGCGAATAGCGGTCATCTCCACCCCCACGAACGCTGACATTTACTTGTGGTACTTGTTGTGACACTTGAGAAACGCTAGGCGCCACAGGGAATATATAATCATCCCCTCCTAGACTATAGTGCCTCACACGTTGCTGTGACCAAATAGCCAAAAGAATGGCTACGACACCAATTATAATTAAAACGACCGAAGGCCATGAAAAGAATCCAAATTTATTTGGAAAGCATATCATCCCCGGTGGACATGTTCCTTGACTATACCTAGAAGGCATTCTCTAACCGACTCCTACAATATCAATATGATCTTCTAGGGGTTAGTGCAAGTTTAGTTATTCTCTTAAGTCTTTCCGAACATGTCCTGGAAGGTGTTCATCAATTCCTTGCCATCATTCAACATGGGCTTCATAGAACCCAACATACTCATCAGAGACTTTTGAGTTTCAATAAGTTGCTGGGTGTCTTTGGACATGGCCTTGATTTGTTCGGGATTCAGACTGTTGATTGCCTTGACCAGAGTGGACGTGGCGTCAATATGGGGTCCGTTCTTCACTTGGCTTGGAATCTCCCCCAACTTGAAAGGTACCGCCATGGAATCCTTATCAACTGCCGGGGCAGGTATCTCGTCCTTCTCCTTTTTCACGTCCTCGTATCCCTCAATCGTAGGCTTTTTTAATCTGCTAAGAGTTGCAACAATCTCTTTCGTAGGCGTATTGGTATTGAAGCCCTCTGCACTATCCTTGGTTTGATTCACTAGAACAAGTATAATCACTGCAGCCGCTCCCAGTGCCACGGGTGCGGGGAGATCCAGGCCATACAAAAGACAACCCACGCCGGCTGACACTGCCATATTGAAAAGTGTAAGTTTCTTGTAATAAATTACGAGAAGTACTACCAATGCTACAAATAGTGCTTGTGTGGGGAAATCCATTCTAACCCGTCTAGGGAAAATTAGGCAACTAAAGGAAGTATTATGCGATTTGTCCCCCAAAACAGGACACCGACCAGCAATGCCTTTGAGAGTTGCCCATAGATATTCATATCTCCCGAGGCCTTCAACATCCAAGGAGCATAATGTGCCACTAGAACACTTAAAAAGGGTAGATTGACTACGAATGCCAAGATTGCTATTAGAATAGGTGCCTTCATCTCCTCGCCAATATAGGACTTCCACGACTTCCCCTGGGATGCCTGGATGGATGCAATCTGTGCGGCAATCTGAGCCTGCGCATTACCATTTTGCTGGTCATAAGACCCAGCGGAAGCCCAGTTTCCACCCGATGGAAATCCTGGAGCGGAACTCTGTAACATTCTCGCAAAATCTCCAGATGTCGGGTGATTTCCTCCGATAATGTGCGCCGTAGCAGGTACCGTATCCATTTGATAACTCTGCGTAGATTGAGGGGGGGGCATGGGATTCTGGGGACCATTCTGAATCCCGCCCATGGGTGCAGCGCCGCCGGAATTCATGTCGCTGTAGATCATCTTCACTAGATCGCTATCTCCCGCGATGGGGGCCTTGGAATCCAAGTCCGATAATAAAGTGCCCGCGTTAGCCATTCTTTTTCTTCCGCGTAAAGAAACCCGGGGGCCCTTAACGCGGTTAGATTGTCTGAAAGGCCTCTATCACGCCTGTCGCGGGGCAATCCATCCCTTTTGGCTCAAATTTGTAGCATTTACTGCCGATATGATATACTGTATCTTTCACTTCATGGAGAGGTGGTGCTTTTACGACCATACAAGATGTACCACGACATACGGGAGATAAGACCATCACGATTGCCACACCAAACATGAATGATATAACAATACCGACTAATGGATTCTTTAGAGCATTTACAATCATCTTTACTATCTATCTCATCAATAGGTTAAGATGGAGGGATACTTCGGATTTTTTCATTTAGTCCCCTTCGTCATTGGTTTGATGCTAGGAGGCCTTTATGTCCTAATGGGAGGACATGGGGCACATGAAACCATATATAAATACCCCCACCCTAAGACAGTAGACGCTCTTGTCTATAAGGATCCTAATGGGGCATGTTACAGATATATGGTACAAGAAGTGAATTGTGATAAGAATGAGGGTAAATTAAAGGAGTATCCTTTGTCTGGTTAAGACCCAGATGGCTTTACACCCCGCTGACTTTGAATGACTTCTTCTTTACCTGTTGTACGATTGCACCCCTCTTCGTATTCTCAGCAATTTGCTCGGCGGTTTTAGGAGCTATGGCTGCTGCGCCTGTAGCGGGCAGCGAAGGGGCTACCGTCTCCTCCATTTCAGGACCTGTTATACCAAGATCAACATAGAGGCTTGATAGAGGCTCTACACGACGCTTTATTTGATAGAACATACCACCCAAGACTTTCCGCTGATCACGCTTACTCTCAAATACATCTTTACGTGATACGCCTGCAATTTCCTCAATCCAACTCTCAGGATACGCCATACCCTTACGGCGTTCCATGAGATCACGCACCTTCTGATTCTGAACGACCACATCGGCCGCCCCACTTCCGAGTTCCCGGTACGACGCTGTCAAGGCAATCAGGGATTTCCTCTCCCTTTCAATATCTTCCTCCAGCGCGGCGATATTCTCATATCGTGCCGTCAGTTCTGCCTCCCTCTCCTCCATTGTCTTGCCACGGCGATTTGGCAAAGGCACACGGACTTCAGGGCTATCTTTCACTGCCGGAATATAGGCCTGAGTTTCCGTTATCTCAACTGCCCGGTTAACCTTTTTCGCCTTCCTAAAGAATTTGGCATCCAGTTGGGAGGACATATCTTCTGTTTGGTCTTTATTTTTCCGGTATCTTCCATCAGATATGTCTTCCACCTCTTCGGTTCCTTCCACAATTCCTTCCACTGCTGCAAATCCAAAAAAGGCTTCGGGTGTCGGTAGTGGAATTCGTGTTATCATTTCATTTCTCGTGGCGATTGGTCTCGGACTCTTTTCACTCTTCTGGTACTACCAGATACACCCAGGAACGCATGCAAATTACATGTTTGATATCGGTATAATTCCAGGTATCACAATTGTCATATCATTCATGTGTAATTGCCTTATACAATATCTGAGTTGTGGGCAAATCCAGTGGATTACACAGGCATCCAGATTATGGATGCCACCCATTCTGTTTTTAATAATGTCACTCCTACTGTTCATCTTTCCATCTCTTCGTTGGCCTATAGAGGGCCTTTACCAGGAGTATACACCCAACTTCCGTTTCGGATTGTCTAGCGGGTTCTATACTTTCTGGATGGCACTCTATACACAATCGTATATGAATGGTATTTCTCAAATGTGTCCTAAGTAATTTTTCATGGTTCTTCAAATGTACCGTCTCCTGCTCCGTCTCCATCGCCAATTTCAGGCCCCAGATATACATACCGGGGAACACCATTACGACCGGTAGCCCCTTGATTCAACATGTAATACCCGGGAGTCAATTCCTTTACAGCATTGGCTTTCCTAGAATTCCCGTTCCCGTTTCGTGTTCGCATTGTGTTTCTTTGAAATTCAATGGAATCTGATGGAATATAGAGTGCGTCTTCAATAAGCATAACTATCATATAGGCCACTATTGACCAGACAACTGTAAAGAGCCAGAATGGCATATAGGTAAAATATGTCGGGTCACGTCCAATACCAAATTCTTTCCATCTCCCATCATCTTGAAACATAGTAGACGGTTTTATCAATAAAACTATTGCGATACCTACTAAATATACTAAACCGGAAATGATGAGTCGTCTCATACTCCCTTCTTAAAAATACCCGTGAATATAATTTACACTATGAGACGCCGCTAATTGTCATCATCAAATCCATTGATGTCACCCAACATGTCATCACCAATGTATCCCTCCTCATCACCCCCTGCGCCATAGTATCCGAGAGCGTCCATTTGACCTTGTTCAGCCGCACCAGGGCCCTCGGGCCCATGACCCGGAAAATCCACTATACCTGCTTCTGCACGCTGCTCCCGTTCAATGTCGTAGCGATCCTGGTCGTATGCGTAAATAGCCTTGGTACCACCTACCGCGTATTCTCCAATACCGAATTTAATCTTCAGCTTCTCAATATCCTTACCTGAGCGTGACATATCACTCATCTTCTTAATTATATTCGCCTTCTCCTTCTCATTTCTCTCCGCAATCATTTCGCGAATCTGCTCGGGTGTCAAATGGAATCCTTCACCCTTGAAGCGCGCAGCCATTTCGCTGATAAAGCGCGCAGGAAACAGGGCCTGCTGCTCCACCTGGGAGGCAGGGGCCTCCACGGATACTCCTGCGATAGGGAGAATATTGGGATCTACAAAACTCGCTAGGGGCGCATACAAGCAGAGCTTCAGAAAGTACTGGAATGTCTGAGAACCCCCAGGAATCTGAAGGGGTCGGAGTGAGGATAAGGCATTTAGTACGGCTCTTGATTGTACTAAGACAGTCTCCACCTTTGCATCCAACCAAGGAGTTGTCTGAATCTTATTGAATTTTGTCAGATAACTACGATGATCTTTGATGAGCGATTGAATATCCAATTGGTGTTGGTAACTCAAATCCCACGACTTTGGTACGAGTAGTTCGGGGGCCTGCTTGGACACGAATTGTTTGAGAGGGACAATAACATAGGATTGGAGGAATCGCATAATGGACTCGGCACCTGAGCTCACTAGGCTGTCAAACATGGTGTGTTGCGCAGAAGAAACCCGAGTCTTAAACTGCGATTCAATGTCGGTTACATAACTGGAAAACTCAGAGAGGGCTACTGCGACTTCCACGTCTTTCGCATCAGGAGGTAGTTTTGATAATGCAACCTGAGTCCTAGACATCACCACGCGATAATCGGGGGCTGGCTCTGGATTCATTTCCGTCAACTTCACCCAGGTATCCAGAGGGCCAGGCAATTCCAACAAAAAATCTGTCTTGAACCGATTTACACGATGCGTCTCATTCAATAAATCCTCAAAGGATTCTTTGGAAATATCAATACCCTGTTCTTCAATAGCCGCACGCCCTTGTTCCGCTGTTAGAATCTCTGCCTCCTTCGGCAACTTCAAGCCACACCACATACATGTATGTGTAAGACCAAATTCATGGCTCTGACCCTTCTTTTCACCGTCATAACAGACCTTCAAAAACAACATATAATAACTGCTCTCAGGTGCATCGGGTAGGGGTCTGAAAATCTGGGAGGGTTTCATAGTGGGCTCGGAACGTGTTATTTTCGGTGGCGCAGGAAGCCCCTCAGGTACTTTGAAAGGTGGGAGACTAGACGCAGACTTCTTCCAGAAGTCCTGTGTATCATGGATGGGAGAGAGACAACAGGATGTCTCTGTGAAAACGAGTGGCCTCGGCAATTTATTCTGCTTTGCCAGATGGTTCCCCTGTCGGACCCAGAGTTCCGCGCGATCCTTGGGGCTCGCAGCTTCAGGTATAATGACTTTCTCCACAAAGTCCTCGGGTTTCATGACAAAAGGTATCGGTGCGAAATATTCTGGAATCTGCTCATCAGGTCGTCCTTGTCCAGCAGTGAGTCCGAGAATTTTCCGATTATAGTCACGCTTCTGTGCGAGGGCCTGGAGAATAGTAGGGTCCTGGAGCGATGAGCGTAAGATGGGTTCAAAGATTGCCATGATTGCCTTCTGGCGCATACCTTCTTCCCGCTCCTTCTGGAAGTGTGTGAGGCTCCAGGGTGGTGAATCCTTCTGGAAGGAACTGATGACGGCTACAATACACTGTATTCCCTGATTCCCGTCGGATTCTAGAGGCTGCCCTTTTAAATTACGACAGCCTGGAGGTGGTGACCGAATAATCATATCTGGTTTCTTGGACTGTATGAGAATGAGTATATGAACACCCACCGCGCAAACGAGTGCCTGATTAATATAGATATCATAGTCTGCCGCTGCCGCCGCTGCAGTGGCTGCCGTCTTAGACTTTTTCTGTGCCTGCTGAATCTGGATATAACGTTCTCTGGTTGGAATCTGCTGGATAACACCGAATGCGCGTGAGACTATACTCATATAATCGCCAATTTCAAGTGGCGCATTCAATTTATCGGCTATCTGTCTTGTAGTACTGTAAATAAGGCTCTTTGTCTCATTATCAAATTCTATAGTCTCTTCTGCATCTAGGGAACCAAGTGGCCCAATAATCTGGTCAATCTCTTCTCTCGTTATCGCGTCTTTATCTACGAGTTCAGAGCGACCCATCATTGGGCGACCCTGATCGTCAAATTCCAAGTGGGTATCGTATTCCAATTCGCTTATAGGTTGCCCACAATTGCGGCAAATATAGTATCCCTGGAATTGACCACCCCCGAAATTGAGTTGAATGTCCTTATTAAGGGCAGCTGTATCTCCAGGTCTGAGAAATTGATATATCTGAAGGAGTTCGTGTACGCAGAGAAGTGGGTGATCCCCGATACGACATTTGACCCAATTTTCTTCTTTTGAGCCCTGGAAGGTCGTGAGAAACTTCGCCATCAAAGCCAGTCGCTTATGATCATCCTTCACCTTGCGAATCATGGTCAGAGGTTTCACGTGGGGGCAATTAATAGGCTCAGGAGGCTCACCTGCGAAGGCTGCGCGCTCCTTGACTTTCTGGATATTACGAATCGTCGTCAGATACTCTTCACGCGCATACTTCATACGTGACCTCGTGAGTGCAGCCGGCTGCTCGGCAAGTTGGGCAAATGCCAAATCGGAGTGCTGGCGTAGGACAAGACCTACGAGTGCCACATCAGAATTCGCGAAGGACGGCATCTGGTCCTTGATGTCCTTCTGGATATCTTTCAGGATGGGCTCGTCACTGAGTTTCTGAATGAGTTGGGGGCCCTCAGGTACCATCTGAATTCCTTGGACTGCTGCGGGTTGAGAGGCCTGTTTTGCGACTGCCTCGCGCTGTCTCAGCACTATATCGTAGACTGTATCATGCGTCTTTTTAATAATCTCTTGAAGAACATTCTGCTGGTCAATTGTCCATTCTCTCTCTCGCATTCCAAGAAGGACTTGGAGTGGCCAGAAATCACCCATACCTTCCGCTTTTGTGGAGACATTCTTCAGATATTCACGCAGGGGAATATTCCCTAGTGTGCCTCCTTCCACGCTGACTAAGAAAGGCATGATGGGTGATGGTACATCCGATATTTCCTTACCAGATTTATTCAGAATATCACGGAGACTCTTGAAATCAAGCATACCGCTTTGTATATCACGTACTAATGACTCCTCTCGCAAAGTGGATAGGTAGGCAGCAAATGCAAGAGGGAAAATCACGTAAGAGAGAGTACTGGCTTCTTCACCGACTTCCATAAGTTTCCCTTTGCTTCTCAAGGCCTTCAATCCACGAAAGAGTGATATACTCACTTCACTGACGAATTGGGCAGACAGTGATTCCTTTTCATTCATAAGGCCTGCTGCGTAGCCAGGAATGGATGCCTCTGCTTCGGGTGCCTTTAGACGAAAGACTTCCTCGTCACGCTGAAAGGCAATACGAGGCTCTGATGCAGGCCGCCAAGGTGATGTGAATTTTGTCAAATAAGAATTCATAAATGCCGAGAATTTCTGTCCTTCCATATCGGTGGAAGACTTCAAATATGTATCGGAATCCATGACATTTTTCTTGAAATATTTCACAATGAGGTGGTCAAGAGTAGTAGGTTCATCCGGGTTTTCATTTGGATCCATGTCGTGATATATCACCTTATCGGCATCTACAACGGCACGACTCACGGCCATATTACGCGTTTCCAGAAGGTCAATAAGTGTCTGAATACTACTGGGTTTGATTCCTTTGGGGGTACCATCATCTGAGAGGCGAAGAATAGAGGCGCGAAGTTGGAAAAATAGTTCCGTGAGAATCCGAGTGTTTTTCTGAGTGATATCCAGCCTTTGGAGGGGAGCTGTGTATAGTGAAAGTATATCAGTGTAAGCTTCACTTTTCTGTCTGATATTGGAATATGTGCGCTCAGACGAGGGGATTTCCACAAGATATTCTTCCGAGTTGGCCGGAGATACATCACTCTCCAATTCATCATCCAAGAATTTGAAGTCCTCCATTTCATCCTCTTCCTCATTGGCTTCACCAGATTCACCAGCGTCTTCTTCCTCTAGCTCCTCTTCAAGAACAAGGGGTATTTCAGGAGCTTGACGTCCACGAATGACTTGAAACGGCAGTGATGTAGGAACTCCTTGAAACCCAAATGTCACATCCACATCTCCCTCTTCTTCATTTCTAATCACAACGGTATCCAAATCAGAATCAACCTTTACTATCGTGTATTTGGGTCCAGGGTTTCCATCATCGCCAAAGGTTTCTAGAACTTGTCCAGGGGCCAAATCTAAGATATCAACGAGTGCTGCCTTTTTTCTCTTTTGTAAGATTTCCACGCCATCTATACCATATTCCTCGTCAAATCCATCTTCATTCAGATTAAATTTGATACTTGTATGTGTAAGACCGTCTGGCATCAGATGTAATTCATCCTGTGATCTGAATATTACACGACCCTTTGTACCATCATACTGGCCACCTGTCAAACGAATGCGATCACCAAGTTCAATGACGGGGGCTTCTTCCTCGGCTTTTACACCGTAGTTATTTGCTTCAGGTAATTTCAAGGGCTCAACTTCAGCCATCTATTGAAGCAGTAGTAACAAAATTCCTTGGCATATTTACAGCGCTGTATTTCATAAATAACATTGTAGTTATATATCCTATAAATGCTTCAATGATTTTATAACTTGTATGTTCAAGAGAATTATGGCTTTTCACAGCCATCTCAAATAAGAAGAATCTAAACCCGAAAATATATTGTAGAAATTGGTATGCTAAAAATGCAATGAGTAAGGCTGGGAAAAAATACCCAATTATACCAATTAACATATGGCTTATCATATATATCGGGTGTCTTGGCCAGATCATATTAATTTCATCTTATATAAAAAATGTTAGGCTAGTTAAAATTGAATGGTTGCCCGTCTATGCTGCCAGGTATAGAAATGACGAGTCGTATGTCTGTGTTAAATGCCTTTGCATCCTGGACTAAGAAGTATTCTACATGGGCAGATCTTAAGGCCTGGCTAGAGGCTTCTGAGCCAAATGTGGAGATTCTTGACGAGTTTGAAAGCCGCTACGTCATCTTGAAGAACGCAAAGGAGGGTCAGGCAATAGAGTCTAAGGAGGCTCTCATCGCAGAGGATTCCACATCCGAGGCGTCCCAACTCTGTAGGTCGGTGGTGTGGGACACCAAGACGAACCTCCCCTGTTGCGTGGCCCCTTTTGCAGCTCGTCGTGACCAGAAGATTCCAATGGGTGAGGCGCTCCGTCTGGAGGACTTTGTGGAGGGCGTCATGATTAATATCTTCCGTACAAAGGGTGATTCTCACACCAATGTGGCCACACGCTCCAGGCTGGATGCCGATGGGTCCTTCTACAGTGAGCGTACTTTCAGGGAGCTCTTTGAGGATGCCATGGAGGCCAAGCGTGTCTGCCTGGATGACATCGAGGGCGTCATGGGAGACCCTAATACCATGGAGGGGGTTACTTCCACCTTCATGAGTCTAGTTCTTGCGCACCCTGAGCACCGTGTGGTCCGCTCCGTGGAGCAGGCCAACTTCTGGGCCATTTATCGTGGTGTGGTTCGCACTGACGGCTCTGTGGATTTCTACACGGAGGACTTGCCTCCTTCCTGGCGCCCTAAGACCTACAGCCTGACATTCAAGCCTGCCGATTGGCCTGAGTTGAAGGAGAAGTTTGAGGCTATCAAGGAATCTAAGCCCTGGTACTGGCAGGGTCTCGTGGTCCACACGGGTCTTCAGCGCTGGCGATTCCGTAATGCCGACCATGACCGTGTGCGCAAGGAGCTTCGTGGGACCGAGTCTAATTCCTTCGGGCGTTTCTTGAGGCTGCGTTCTCAGAGGCGCATACAAGAGTACCTCCGTGTCTATCCAGAGGATAGTGATGCATTCCAGGGCTTTGAGCAGGATTACAGGCGCAGTACCAAGACACTCTATGACTGGTATTGTCGTTGCCATAAGGAGCACGCTATGCCCTTCAAAAGTCTTCCCATGACGGTTCAGCCTCTGGTCTTCGGTCTCCACAAGCACTACTTGGAGGCCCTGCGTCCTCAGAGGAAGACGCTCCGCATCGGCGAGGTCATTGAGTGGATTTTAGAGCAGTTGAAGACTCCCTATGGCATCCCCAACATGATCCGTCTGTCCAAGGAGACCGAGCAGCCTCCTGTTTCCACGACAAGTGGTGATTACAGTGGTAAGAACAATGGTGTGGCACAGCAAATAAATGAGTCCGAGTTCAGGGATGAGTAAATGAGGGATTCATTTCCTCTAGTAATTCCACAAATTCAGGATGTATATTTGTCTGCCATCTCCTTAACTTGACCAAGGTATAGGCAGTCTGATAAGACCAGCCCTTATAAACTATTAAATACGTGATAACAACTGATACAGAACGGCTCATACCAGCCATACAATGAACTATAATACGTCTACCCTGCGAGATCCACTCATTGAGTTTCGCAGCCCCTTCCATAAATCTATCTAGTGTTTTTTCATCTGCCATATTATCCTCAATAGGTATCTTGTGACCAATTCTATCTTTTGAATAGGGGTAACCTGCCCTCAAATCTAATTCCTCACCACAACACAAGACATGTGTGATTTTCCGCTCATTCAGCAATTCATCATTACATACATCCTGGTACGAACCAATCCATATATTTTCTGTTACCTGCGACATATTACTAATTTATATAATATACATTAATATATTAAGTGCTAATAGATTCAGTTCAAGTCTAGGTGAAGGGTCTATAAAAGGAGACCCGATGCAAGAGGACCGACTGGTCCAGGTAGCCCGAACTTTACAGGCTATTTCAAACCACCACATACGCAGAGTGGGCTATCGAATGTTTCTACCCTTGCCGCAGTGCTAGAAGGAAAAATAAGACAAATAAGAATAAAAAGAATAAGAATAAGTCTCGTAAGAATTAAGAGTTTTATAATTTAAGTAAGTCAACTTCTACTTCTTTAGTTTTTTCATACTTTACCATTGTTTGAATTAAGCACCTACATCCCTTGAATATATAGGAAACCTCACCCTTAATTACCCACCCATTTTTAAGATATTCTGTAATTTTAACCTCTAATTCAGCAAGGGCGTTATCAAGCCCCTTTTCTGTAGAATAATTATCATCCGTCCATTTGACTTTAAGAAACTTTATATGACTTACGTTTTGCATTTGTGTGAATAATAAATACAAAAATATGCGTTCAATTTTATTACACTTAGGCCTAAAACCTGCTCACCTTTACAGTGTATAATGCCTACTGCAGTTGGAATTGACTTGGGAACAACCTATTCTTGTGTTGGTGTATGGCAAAACGACCGTGTGGAGATCATTGCGAATGATCAGGGGAATCGCACGACACCCTCCTACGTGGCTTTCACTGCCGACGAGCGTCTCATCGGTGACGCGGCCAAGTCCCAGGCCGCAGCAAATCCTGCCAATACGGTCTTTGATGCCAAGCGTCTCATCGGTCGCAAGTTCGGCGATTCTTCCGTGAAGTCCGATATGGCTCACTGGCCTTTCAAGGTGAAGCCTGGTACTGCCGATAAGCCTCTGATTGAGGTGACTGTGGCTGGCGAGACCAAGACCTTCAGTGCCGAGGAGATTTCTGCCGCTGTGCTACAGAAGATGAAGGCCACTGCCGAGGCATATTTGGGTGAGAAGGTGACTGACGCGGTTATCACGGTGCCTGCGTATTTCAATGACTCTCAGCGTCAGGCCACGAAGGACGCCGGTGCAATCGCAGGTCTGAATGTGCTTCGTATTATCAATGAGCCCACTGCAGCCGCCCTGGCCTATGGATTAGATAAGAAGACCAGTTCTGAGCAGAATGTGCTGATCTTTGACTGCGGTGGTGGTACGCACGATTTGTCTATTTTGACGCTCGATGATGGTGTGTTTGAGGTGAAGGCCACTGCAGGTGATACGCATTTAGGAGGAGAAGATTTTGATAACGTAATGGTGGACTGGTGTGTGGCCGAATTTAAGAAGAAGTCCAAGTTGGACGTTGCAGGAAATGCCAAGGCCCTCCGTCGCCTTCGTACTGGCTGTGAGCGTGCTAAGCGCACCCTTTCCTCGGCGACACAGGCTCAGATTGAAGTGGACAGTCTCGCCGAGGGTGTGGACTTCCAGGCTACTATTACTCGTGCCAAGTTTGAGAGCATGTGTGAACCCTTTTTCAAGCGCTGTATCGCGCCTCTGGATGGTCTTCTCAAAGACGCAAAGATGAGCAAGGACCAGATTCACGAGATTGTGATGGTGGGTGGCTCTTCTCGTATCCCAAAGATCCGTGAGCTTCTCAGCGGCTTTTTCAACGGCAAGAAGCTCAATGACTCAGTAAATCCCGATGAGGCTGTTGCCTTTGGTGCGGCTGTTCAGGCCCATATCTTGGCCGGTCCCAAGGATAAGAATGACCGCACCAGCGATATCCTGCTTGTGGATGTTGTACCTCTTTCCGTGGGCTTGGAGACGGCGGGTGGTGTAATGACCAAGATTATCAATCGTAATACTGCGATCCCCTGTAAGAAGACGCAGACCTTCTCCACGTACGCCGATAATCAGCCAGGTGTTCTCATCCAGGTCTTTGAGGGTGAGCGCGCTTTGACGAAGGACAATAATTCCCTGGGTAAGTTCCAACTGGACGGAATCCCTCCTATGCCTCGTGGAGTGCCTCAGATTGAGGTGTCCTTTGATGTGGATGCGAATGGTATCTTGAATGTGTCGGCTGCCGAGAAATCCACCGGCAAGTCCCAGAAAATCACCATTACTAATGACAAGGGTCGTCTGAGCAAGGACGATATTGAGCGGATGGTGAGTGAGGCCGCCAACTTTGAGGCGGAGGACAAGGCTCGCATGGAAGTCGTGGAGGCCCGCAATGGCCTGGAGTCCTATGTATATAATGTGCGGAATTCGTTGAATGACGAGAAGACACGTGCGAAACTTGGAGCAGAAATGTGTGATGAGAATTTGGAGAAGACGAAGGAGTACATCAGTTGGCTAGATGCCAATACAAGTGCAGAGAAGGCCGAATACGAGGCGCAGAAGACGAAGGCGGAGGAGGAATTCCGACCCTTCTTTATGAAACTCTATGCCACTGAGCCTTCTGCCACTGAGGAAACAAAGGGGCCCAAGGTTGAGGAGGTGGATTAATATATCGTGAAGTATTGATTTTATTTGTAGTGATGTACAGTGTAATTAAATTAAATATTAAGTTATATCGCGTCTTATTGTAAAAACAATTCATCATCCTAATCTTTAGGAAGATGCCTTGTTCGTGTGAAAAACCCCAACCAGATTACCCTGAATCTGACCACTGGGGTCCAGTACTCTGGACAATCTTACACGCTCTAGCCCAGAAGGGTGGGAAGGCCCTGTTTGCGTCATCACGAGATGACGAGCGGCGACAGTGGATTCTCATGCTCCAGACACTTCCAAAAATGATACCTTGTGCAATGTGTCGCGAACATTCGCAGGCGTGGATACAGACCCATCCAATTGCTGTAATAAAAACAATGCCCTACGACGAACTGGGTCCTTGGTTGGTTAATTGGGTCTATGACTTCCATGAGGTCGTAAATGCCCGTGTAGGCAAACCATCCTTTGACAAGGCGCTTCTCGGATCGACGTATAATAATGTATCGGTCCCAGGTGCTATTCGTATATTGAAACCCTTCATTGAAACTGCGATCAGGCTGTCGGGTATTACTCTGATGCCATGGAATAGTTGGGTGGGCTATGTAGTATTACTGTGTTCCTATTACGGGTTGTAAGTTAGAAATTAATAGATGATTGACGGCTTAATATACCGCTTAATATCTGTCATTTCAGAATATTAAGAGCCACTAGGAGGTGCTAATAGGCGCTAACACATAATCATATTCTAAGATGGGGATATTTGGTAGCATTGGTACATATTCACGCACAATTTTAAGAAGTCCATTAAAGTCAATATCGTATAAAAGTATCACACCAGAAAATCTTATAATAAGAACATCTTGCCAGTCAATTCCAGGAAAGGTATTCAAGGTGAAAAATAAGAATAGGTATAGAGCAACAGATATTTTAAAGACCGTATCAGTGAAGATATACATCTTTGAATCGCGTGACTGCTTCTTTAGAGTGACCAATACAAATTGTATGAGAACTATGAGTTTCAATAAAATAAAGTATGAATGATAATGCTTCATCTATTCTCTAATCATATAAAACTTATGCGTTAAACAGCAGGGGTACGCTTGAGTTTTATAGACTTCTTGCCTGCCGCAAGAGTTGCTGCGGCTGTAGTTCCTGAACCAGAACCTGCTCCAGCAGCAGAAGTCCCAGTCCAAGCAGCCAACCAAGACTCAAACATGGCCTGGCACCCGCGTGCTGCCGCGGCAATCGCCGTCCTCGCGGTTAGCTCATTCCCATCATCTACACCAATACGAAGCAGCATCTCGTCCTTCAGAGGATGAGGAATCTTGTAGCCCGCAAAGTTCAAATTGGGGGTCGCCTCCCCCTCCACATGATGCTCCACCAACCACGTCTGAATCATGTTTCCGAAGGTGTGGTCCTGATTTTTGATGATGAAGTCAAACCCAGTCATCAGTGTATCAGAAGATGTTACCGATATACTTTCAGGTAGATCACCTGTATCAAGACCCACGTAGCCTTTACACATATCAATAAGACCCAGGAAGGCACGCTCTACAATGGCACGAGGAGCCATTGGACCAATAGATTCAATCTGGAAATCGAAACTATTGGGCTCCCCTTTCTCATCCACCTTGTAAATACGCTGAATCTCCATAGTATTGAACTCACGATCCAACTCTGCTCGGCGTACCTCGTCCTGCTTTAATGACTCGGGCTCCACCTTCTTGTGTCGGACCAGCCACTTCTCAAAATATTGATTCCGGCGTTCAGTGTTCATGTCAAGAGTGTAGGCATACGATGCCTGGGATGTGGGAATGAACCGAGCGTGCTCTCTACCGAGTCCCACAGTCGCCCGCATTTCAGCCTTCAAGGCAGGTGTTTGCGCAGAACGCTTTCCAGGCAGCGTGGTTATCAGGCAAGTATCGCGAGTCAACGTATTCGCAGGAAAGAATGTACGCCCAGGAATTTCCACGAGTGCCTCTGATAAATCAGCGGCTTTCCGCCTCTCAAAGACCTGGATATCTGCAGCCATGACATCACGAGGCTCAGGACTATCGTTATCCACATCCAGTTTGAAGATAATGTGGTCAGGGTCCCATTTGAGAGGGTCCGCACCGTGAATGGGGATGAGACTGATACGATGGGCGAGGAGTTCATTCGGCTGCGTATTGCTGTCGTTTTGGATGATTTTGATATCCGGAGTATCGAGTACTACGCCGGGTGGGTCAGATCGGAATCCGATAGTGGAGACAAGAGTCATAATGGCCCTACGCAAAGTGTTGGCGTAGGGATATGCGGTAGGACCGAGAGTGAATTGAAGCCTTCTCTCTGAAGGTACTTGAATATTCTGAAACGTTGCCATGTGTATAAGCAATTCTGTTAAAGGCTATACATTCATTTTTTAGACCATGTATAACTAGAATGCCTAATAATCTGAATAAAAAGACTGGGATAACCGAACCAGATCCAAGTGGTGCTTCCACAAGTTACCCGGTCGTATCTTACCCTAATAACATACCTGGTGTAACCCCAAGTACAAAGGGTGGACGTAAGACTCGTAAGGCTAAGATGAAGCAGCTCAAGGAGCGCAATAGGAAATCGCGGCGCAGATAATTTATCTGATTACAACATAAAACAATGTGCGAAACTTCGAAAGTCAACACGCGTCTTACATCCAAGGAGAAACGTAGAAAAAGGCGTGAAGAAAGGCGAAATACATATATTTCTGCTGCTAAGAAACGAGAAACATCAGCTATTTCTAGCCAATCGGGTTCGGGGCTGTATAATTGGTAATTCATAGTAAATGCGTTTTTACTAAGCCACCCTTCTCGTGTGATTTTATAGAATGGCTCTACGGCAAGGGCAACCACCCCACAGCTGTTTTTACAGTAACAAATGCGAATGGTCCGAAGCGTTTTTGAAAGAACTTTCCACGACACCTTATAAGTCAGAATTCCATTTTATCTGTATTGATACCACCCCTAGAAGTCAATTGCCTGCCTGGCTCAAACAGGTCCCGACACTCTTGATTAAAGGCGTAGATGAACCTGTGAAAACCGGTGGTGATGTCATGAATTGGTTGTACGAAAGGAAAATGGTAGATACGAATCGCAGCAATAATTCATCATCTGGAAACCGAGGACAGAATGGCCCTACTCCTGCAGCGGCTTCCTCTGAGCCTGAGGCCTGGAATATTTCTGAGATGGGGGGGAAATTATCTGAATCATACGGTAATCTCATAAATGGGTCGGGAGCTTCCGTGGAAAGCAGTAGTTCTAAAAACTTTGATTTTGGTTTCTTGAATGGGAATGCATCTCCTGGTGATAGAACCACTCAAGGAATTGGAATGTCCGGACAAGATGGTGGGGGGAGTAAGAAATCTAAAAAGGAAGATTTGCTAAATAAACAATTGGAATCTTATCAACGAAATCGGGATGCTGGAATGCCGAATATGCGACCAAGGGCGCCTATGTAGCGTGCCAAAAGCATGCCATAAAATTGAGGCGTATTACCTAAAAAACTATGACATAACTATAATTAGTCATGTCACAGTTGGGTGCTTTCTGTAATCAGTTGATTCGGTTCTTTGAAGAGTTACAAGGGTCTTTTCCTGAGGAGAAAGGTATTTCTATGGCTCTGGAGGCCATCAAGGCTGGGAAGAAATCCAATCCACGCCTTATGCTTGATATATTCTACGACAATATCTATGTCAAGGCCAACGACCTCATTATCAACAGGAAGGACGACGAGGTTCGTGATCTTGCCAGAGTAGTCTTGGCCCAGAAATATAATGAAATGATGCCTGCTCTCATGATATTTGATAAGTACTGGCCTACCATGAGTCAGGATAGCAAAGATGCAATCTGGAAGTACTTATTTGTCCTTTGTAAACTTTGCGAGAACGTGCGGGCCGAGAAGTAATAATAGAGATAAGATACGTAAAGATAAGTAATATCCTCTATCTATCACGTCTAGATGAGTGGCTCGCTGAACGCAATTTTTCAATCGAAGTACGACGAGTTTGCAGCATCCCTAACCGAAGCATTCCCTGAATTGACAGAAGTCATCAAGGTAGCTGTAGCCATTTTACCAGATGATAGGACGACCATGTACAAGTCCCTTGTACTTCCAACTGCCGGCAGCCCTAAGAGGGATCCCACTACGAGCCCGGGAATGGTTCTCCCCGGCGTCTTTATTAATGATGCCCTCTGGAATGCATGTAGCGAACGTACGAAGGCAGCCATCAACCAGTTTCTCAGCATTATGTCCTTCTCCTTCCTTATTAATGACGGCGACAAAGACTCTTTCGGAAGCGAGGCATTCAAGGCCTTCGCAGACAACTTCATGAATCAATGGCGCTCAAAGTTGGACCGCTCCGAATTTGACTCTTTCACCGAAAAGTTAAAGGAACTCTTTGGTTCCGGTGGCGATCGTCTTCCACCTTTTCCCGAAAAATTCAAGAATGGGAAACTCGCCAAACTTGCCGAGGATATTGTCCGCGAATTGAAACCCGAAGAATTCGGTCTAGATGCCGAGACGATGAAACAATGCGAGGAGGATCCCAGCCGAGCCTTTGAAGTTCTCATGCAAAGTACAATGCGAAATCCTGAAGTTATCCAGAATGCCATGAAGCGTATAATGAAGAGGCTTCAAGAGAAGTTCCAGCGTGGCGAGTTCAGGCCCCAGGACTTGGCATCCGAGGCCGAGGAGATGATGAAGGAGTTTTCGGAGAATCCTGTCTTCGTTCAGATGATGGAGTCCATGCGCAAGGCCTTCAGTTTTGAGGATCCTGAAGCAGCAGCCGCTGCCGGGAGACCCGAGAATGCCAGGTTGGCCATAGTAAGAGATCGTCTCCGACGCAAATTGGAGGCAAAGAAACAAGGTAAGAAGTAGGTAGTATGGTCAAAGTTCCTCAATGTACACCTGGATGGTGGGAAGACCCCAGTGTTATTATAACAGATTCATGGCTCGCACAATGGAAGCGACGTAATACAGGTCACCCACCCTGCTTTACTGAGCGTGTAAATGCCCTCACTAGGACATTCTTTTCTATTATAGTGTTAGCGCTCATATTTTCACTATTCAATAACGATATGACGACAACACTGATATATTCACTTCTACTCGGCACCATCATTACACTCCCAGATATTGTAGACATGATAAAGGCATCGTATATACAGGAACAGTTCGTCGCCACGATTTCACCCAATGAACCGGCTTCTAAGGCGTGGACAACACCTCCGGTAGCTGGCGCAGACAATTCTTACGACGACGGGGATGCAATGACTCTCCCAAGTCCCAGGAACCCCTTTATGAATGTATTGATTGATGAGATCAAATATAATCCGTACAGACCTGAAGCGAAATCCGTTGACGACCCTGTAGTCAAGGCAACTCTTGACGACTTTTTCAGAGTTAATTGGTACTCAGACCCTACAGATATATTTGGTAAGACACAGAGCCAACGCACTTTTATAACAATGCCATCTACGACAGTTCCCAATGACCGAGAAAGTTATCAGAATTGGCTGTATAAGCTACCTGGTAAGACATGTAAGGAGGGTGGTCGGGACGCATGTGTGAGTGCTACGGATGGTGCCGCGATACCTTGGCTCAATATAACGCCCTAATTTCCATAACTATAACAGTAAGATGGTGAGTTTTCCTAAAATTAGCCTATCACAAGCATTGTTCGTAGCAATACTTCTGGTATTGGGACTCTATATATATATGAGGGGTGAGGGATTTAATGTACCTGCGTCAAGTTCTATTGCTTCACCTGCTATCCCTTGTGCTATGGGATATTGGTGCCCTGTATCTTCAGGTAAAAACAAGGGCTATAGATGTCCTGGAGGTACATATGGTAGCGGAACAAACCTGGCTGACCCAAAGTGCTCAGGTTTATGTAGGGCTGGGTGTGTTTGCTCCGAAGGCTCTACTCAACAGTGTGCGAGCCCTTGCCCAGCCGGATATTATTGTGTAGAAGGTACGGGTGGAGCAGTTCCACCTCTTGTATGCCCCGAAGGCTATTATTGCCCAGAATCTACAGTGGATCCTAAGATTTGTCCTAAGGGTGTTGTATGTCCTCCAGGAACTTCCGCATTGCCTTAGTTTGACTGTGTCTGTAATATGGGGCCCTTGCCCCCCCGGCATTTGAATTTCTTGAGAGTTCTGCCACGAGATTTCAGAACAGATTTAATACAGATGGCAATGGCGCCTGATTCTTTGGTCTGCCCTGAACGACGCTTCACTGTTTTACGAACCGCCTTAATACATCTACAAAAGCGCAATGCCTGTTTCATTCTGTTCTGCTAGAGACATTAGTTTTTTTTGAAAAAGTGTAGTTAGATGGATATCAACCGACTGACAAAGACGCGTGACGACCTTTGCGGAATCCAGCAATACTACACCCAGAGTTTGGGTCCCGGTAAATACACTACCATGAACCTGGTGCCTGATGCAAAGAAGGTGAATCCCCTGGCATCCGAGCAGCAACTCATGTACCCTAGGGAGGGATATGGGTTTAATAACGCCACAATTGATTCTGATTCTATGCTTCGTAATGAGTCTTCTTTTAAGAGTAATAGGTGCCAGATTCGCGCACAGGCCAGACCCTTTCTGTCTGTGCCATATATGGGCGGTGGTCGTGGCAATACCGATGTCGAGAGCCAACTCATACATGGAGAGCAAGTGAAGCAGATGAAGGAATGTGGAACTGTCACTGAGCAGGAATTTGCGGGGCAGTGGACTCCCCTTGTAGAGAGTCTATCAGAGAATATTCAGAATCCCAAGAATTTGGTACCGGAGGTCGCTGCGGCTGGATGGATTCGCGGTGGAATTCCTAGTAGGGCTTACATGAGGGATGTCAATTGCTAGACTGAAAGTCAAACAATATCCAAAGAGCCGCGAGTGTGTCATGACCATATAAACACAAAATCGCCATAACTTTCCTAAAAAGATATGGTAATTTTGATTCTCCTCTGAGATTAGAATGGTTCTAAAGGGAAAAACGCATAATATGCGTAAGCGTATACATATGCGTAAAACACGTAAAATGCGCGGCGGTCAAGGTAATCTTTTCAAGCCTACACTAACATCCTATATATTCGGTACAGTCAATAAAAAAGAACCAAGCAAATGGGAGAATGAGCATATATTAAACCATCCAAATGTGCAAAATTTAGAATATTGTCTCTATAACTTAAATGATAAGTGTATGGGTGCCATGGCTGAAATGATTATAGCCGCTATGTCTGCTAAAGATAAAGATGAAAATGATATGGTAAAATATAATATATTCTTCGGGCCATATACATACGGCGGATTTGCTGGTATTGGAAAGCAAAGCAATATGATTGCTAGGCATTTTTCAAATGATCATTTACAATATCCTATCGTACAAACGGATGATTCACTAAAACAGACAATAATAAATGTAATAAAATCATTTGGATATACGAAGTCTATTGATTATTTTAAACTTACTGCCGATGTTAAACGAACTACTGAGATGTATTCTTCTGGCAATACTCGGGCCATAAAAGAAATAAAGGGGCAAATGATTGAAATACGAAACTTAATTATGCAGCAACTTTTAAATTGTAATAAATGTGAGTCAGGTATATTTAAACGTAATTACGTGGGTACAACGCAATACAATGAACTATTTGATACTTCCTGTGACCCATATCAGCAATCAACGCCTTATACGTATAATCCTAGACCAACCCTAGTAAGACCCCCTAGAAGTGTAACCATACGAGCGCCAACCCTAGTAAGACCCCCTATAAATTCCACACGTCGTAGAAAGCCAACCATACAAGCGCCAAGTGCCGACGTTCATGGTTATATTGGACTACAAGGACCAGAGAGTGTGAGTTATGGACGACCTGGAACTGGTATAAATAGCAAGAACACAAGGGTGGCTATTACTACGGTTCCCGGTGCTCCCACTACACGTACTATAACTTCTAGAAGGCCAACAATCAGTTATAAGCCTTAATCACGGCAAATCCTTCCATACCTATAATTAAGATAATATATCAAACCTAATATTATGAATAGAAATTAATTATAAGGCGATTTAATATATCCGGGAATCATGAAGTATCAAAGTTAATTACACTGCCTTAAAGATTGATAGATTCACGGTAGATAAATATCTAATAACGATAGATATGGAGGATCCGTTCAAAGTTATGAATCATCCATTTGAGGCCAAGGAAAACCCTCAAGTGTATGTTGAGAGCCCATTTAGTTACGTGAGCCAAACCCCTGCCCGGCACATGCTAGGTCTCGTCGGTGGTAATGAAGTAAGTCTTCCCGCCGGCAATATGGTGGATGTGGAATCTGATTTACGAGGCCTGAATATCCCCTTGACACATAGTCCTGCCCGCCAGTACCAGGCACCTCCTGCGGAACAGACTACCATTTATAGGAAAAACACCAAAATTAGCACCAGTATTAATGTGCGACCCAGGCATCTGCCTGCTATTCAAATGTGGCCTTATGCTCCCACATTTGCTCCCGTGGCCATGTCCGTACAGCAATGTGGGTGCCCTGAGAAATATTAAGTTATTTAATTATATCGCACAGCAGTGCAATTAAATTAAATATTAAGATGTACTAGGAAAAGTATGCGTAAAGGAAAACATTATGATATTCATGATAACGGTGCACGACCATTTCGCGTCTATGTAGATGGCAATAAAGTTGCGATTTACAAGGATGTTCATATGGAAATAGGTGAACCAGAGGATTATAGTAAGCTTATAATGGAACTTAGAGTGAAAGATATCTACGTAGGAAAGAGTACGGGTCATGCGGAAGGAGCAGATCATCTGCCAGATAAGGCTCATATGTTCGTAGGAAATTCCTTACTCTTACATGTTTCAGCAAACAGATATGTCCATGTGGGATCCAGTATCTATGAATTCCAGATGGATGATAAGGTCGACAAATATTTTTCTATGGTTGGCAGAAATGACGTGACTTATCCAGTTCTACTAGGAACTGATAACGTATATTTTATGCTTGAAGGAGATCATTGCTATTTGCCAAGGGGTATGTTACCAGCGAAACTTACAAAGGCTCAGTGGGAAGATGCTTACACGTATTTTTATGGATGGCTAGACCCCATAAATGGTCGGCATAGGACAGATAAAGAGAGAAATAAAGATGCCCTTGAAAATCATGCAAAGAAAATGAAAGGGTATCGCCTAATACAAAAGAGGGAGTTTTAACCTACCGTTTAAATAATAAGCGATATTAGATATGGTATATTCTAAAAATACCCCCATATTTTACATTAATATTATATCTATATCAGTTATAGTCATACTTTGCGTAGTCTATTATATAAATAACAGCTATAAAAAAACTGTATATCTTGTATGGAATAATCTGGTAAAAGGATCCCCCAGATCCAATGGGTTTGGAGATAAACTCCGTGCGGCAATTGCTACATATCAATATTGTAAAGATAATAATTTTCGTTTTGTACTTGATGCCACTGACGATATATGTGGAAAGTTTCTAAAGAATGTTAAATCAAACGAATATAATCATATAAGAGGTAAAAAAATCATACATATTGACTGTCCGAATGGGCCCGAACACTGCGATTTTGAAACCCTAGTCGGCAGCGAATTAAAAGCGCGCGATGATGTGTTCATATACACAAATAAATGTCCTAAAAATGACGACTGTTTATCCTACAAAAAGGGTGTATTAACTAGCGCTGACAAAGAATTTGCTAAGCGTATATGTGAGCCAATGGACTTCTTGAAAAAAGAAGTGGATGAAACCATCCAGACTCTACCCAAAGACTACGGAATTCAACACTTCCGATTCAAGGACAGTGTGTTTAAAGAAGATATAGATGAAAACGATCCTACATTCATTCAGTTTTTTAATATATTGAAGGAGACACATAGGAGTACTGACGTATTATTGTCAAACTCAACGAATTTCAAAGAATACGCGAAAAAACAATTGAATATCAAAACGATTGAATGTAATGGTAAACCCTGTAAAATGGGTCATATTGGAAAAACATCGGATGTTGAATCCGCAAAAGTTGGGTTCATTGAATTCTACGTAGTCTCAAAGGCAAAGTATGTTAAAACTGTATCTAAGTATGAATGGGTATCCAATTTCGTCAAATGGCCGTGCCTGATATATGATGTGCCTCTGGAAGAACATACGGTTCATTAAAGGTATCTTATTATTTATATTCTTGAAATCCCCCCACCGTTTTTTGCGCTCTTATATTCTTGAAATCCCCCCCCACCGTTTTTTGCGCTCTTATATTCTTGAAATCCCCCCCACCGTTTTTTGCGCTCTTTTTTTCTAAAAAAGAGCAGGGATGACATCAACGAGGTCCAAATACGACAATTTCCACCAGCAGGATGATATGCGTATTACTTCTTATTCGGCTCGGTACTACCTAGAGAAGCCAGAGCATAATTGTCCGTCAAGCTTTCCGGCAGAGCCCACTATTCGTCTTCAGTACTCAGGTGCTTCTTGGCCTGAAGGGCAGTGGAAGACCGATGTAGAATCAGATTTGAAAAACATTAATCGCCTGGGAACCCGTGTAAAGAATAATCATATTCAATATGATCCTGATACGAATAAAATGAACCAGCATAGGCTCGTAAATGCCGACGATCTATCCATGGGGCTCACCTATCAGCGCCTCTATAACCCCCCCTGTACTCTCAGAGCAACGGGCTGGAATCGCTGGATTGATCTCCCCCACGACCCCCAGGAGACCTTTGAGACACCCTTTGACTTCTTCATCCCCTCTAGGACCCAGAGCAAGGACGTGTGGACGGATCAAACATGCTATAAGAAAATCGCCTATAGTATTCATAAGCCATAGGTGCCATTTGTAGTAGCACTAACCTTGTAACGTAGTAACTGTTAAGAGTAAAAACACCCTAACAGTTAGTATGGAAATCGCCGCCCTCTCAGGATTACTTGCCGTGGGTTACGCTGTATCCCAGTTAGCCGGCGGAAAGAAGCCAATTCAAAAAGAAGGCTTTCACACGCTCGGCCTCGGGATCCTCCCTCAGAAAACGCCGCCCTCCGACCCAGCCCTGCCTGTCGCCAGTGAATATTACACTATTGGAATTCAACAGTATCTCAGCCAGCAAGAAGCAGGAAAAATAAAGGATCTCAATGACCGTCTGAATTATCTTGCATCCATCGGCTCCTCCGACGGAAAGCAGGCCGTCAATGCCCAGATTCAGACTATCCTTGAACGTGCCTCTCAGAGGCGTTCCCAGGCGCAGGGCTCCGATGCTAAACGAGCCGCCACAAATTCCGCCTTTTCCAGCACGGAATTGGATATGATGTATAAGACTCCCGGTGGCCAAATGTACCCATCCGAACCCAATGGAGGACCCATGTACGGTGGCCCTATCACCTACGCATCCTCTCTCCCCCCTCTGAGAAACCCTACCGAATCCAATAAAGAAGGCTTCCAAGGATATGGCGGAGGCCCGATGCCCGAACCTATTGAAGCCGCGACAGCCCAGATTGCCATGACAAGCAGCGGTGTAGAAGAGTCTTCCGCCTGGGTCAAGGGAGACTCCGTTTTCAGCAGTCTCAGTGGCCAGGAGATACCTTCCTCCGATTTTAAACACAGTAACATGCAACCCTTCTTTGGAGGAAGTGTCAAGCAAAATATGACTGCCAGCGCCAACACGAGTCGTCTGGATATGTACACTGGCGCAGGGACCACGCAGATCCAGAAACAGGAGCAGGCCCCCATGTTCAATACGAACGTCCCCTTCGGGCAACCTTTCGGAAATGAGCCCAACGCAGATTTCATCCGTAGTCGTATCGTAGACCCGTCCAGACGTAATAATGAGAAGCCCTTTGAACCTACACGGGTCGGTTCTGCTCTTAATGAAAAGGGTGGTATTACGGGCAAGGGTGGGTTCCAACAATTTGAAGTGAATGAAATCATGAAACGTGCGATGCCCACCACGGATAAACTCCGTGTTGCCGATAAACCCAAGGTCTCCTACAACAACCAAGTGATTCCTGGTGCCCATTTCATTGGAGCGGCAGCGCTGGACTCCGGGGAGGTTCGCAAATACCGCCCCGATACATTCTTTATTAATGAGACTGGAGAGCGCAATGGTGTGGCGACATCCGAAGTTACAAAAGAGGCAGTGCGACCCATGCAGGTCATGAAGCACACTACACGTACCGATACTACGGAAGAACTCATTGGTACTCCCGCATCTCAGGACGCATTCCAGTCCTACGTGGCCGGTGACTACAGGACACCTATGACACAGCAATATGGGGGGGCAGGATACCGTAACACGGATGGGAGTGGATATGGTGGTGGAGCCAGGGACGATTATGGCGCTGCGAGTTACGAAGTGCGACCCAATGAGCGTAATGGCACACAGGATCGCATGATGGGTCTCAACTTGGTGCCGGCTGAATCTGGGCAGGTCGCGGTCCACTACAACGATGACGCGAGACCCACGAGGCGTGGAGAGACGGTGGGTAATATTCGGCAGACGGGCACTCCCGTCGGCTATGCGAATGGTGCCCCTGCCATTACAACCTGGGATCCAAGTGATGTGGCACGCACGACCATCAAGGAGACCACAATTGACTGGGACTACCGCGGCATCTCGGGTCCCGGTGCGGGACCTGAGCGCCTCAAGGTCTACGACCCCAACGATATCCCTAGGGTCACACAGAAGTCCCAACTCTCCAGCGATTCCCGTATTGCCGGCCCTGCAATTTCCGTCAACAAGGATTTCACGAGCCACGAGGCGGCCTACAATATGCGGAAAAACGAGTCAAAGACGACGACTTCTGTGCGCAGGAAGCCTATGGCGGGTAATGGCAATATTGCCGTGTTTAAGGGCGAGATTCACCAAAAATCCAAGAGGCTCACTGCCGACGATGTGAATGACAGAGCCATGGCCGTGAATCGTGTGACGGGGCTTACGGCAGGTACCGCCGACCTGGGTCGTGTAAAGTACCGAATGCCCTTGAAGTTGGATGTGAGTATGGAGCGTAATATGCCTGCGATGGTGGACGCGGTGGATAACAATCCGCTGAATCAGAGTCTGAGGCGAAATGCCATCCATGATTCCATGCTGTTAGAACAGTTACAGGCAAGCCATTAATAAATTCGTTTAGAGTCCTCATCTGTCAGAATGCTTATAATACTCATTATCAGACCAGGTATTGTCAAGGCAGGAGACCAATTGCGTGCCCCACCATTCTTATTTAGAATACTACAGCTCATAATACCAGTATCAGGATGTACGCATTGACAATTTACTGTGTTCAAGAATCTTACGGTAGGAGGTGATAATGGGTAATCATCGGTCAATATAATATCAATCGCATAGTTTTTTCCCTCATGCCATTTCACTGGTAAGCAATGTAGATTTGCAGACCAGTGTAATATATTATTGGGGTCATATGAAAGGTCATAATACTTAGATACGATATATGATAAACCATTATCGTGATAGTTCCGTATCTCTCTTTGTAGGCGGCGTGAATGTGCTGCTTGCATGGAGTATATAATATGTATTATGTAAATATATATTATAGTTCAATTTTTACTAGTGTTCACGCTGTTACCACATATTTACCGGTCTAAGACTTTCACCCTTTAGAAAACAGAATGCAAACACGTGGAAAAAGTTATCTCGTTGTTGGGCCACCAGGATGTGGGAAATCGCGCTGGATTCGTAATGCCGCTGCGAATGCCGGTCAGACACTCTTCCGCTGGAATTGCAGAGATGATCGTGCCCTCAGACAGGGCCGAGAACTCCTACATGGAATTGTACGGACCAGAGAGCCTACATGGGTGTGGTTGGAAGGTGCCGACGATATTACATTAGACGCCCAGGCATTCTTGCGTCGTATCCTGGAGACTGCGTCAGCAAATGTCACATGCGCACTGGAAGTACGACGTCTAGAGTGTATGTCTGAACCAATTCAGTCCCGTTGTATTTTAAGAAGGCTCTCTGCCCCCCCAAAAGTATCATGGAGACAGTCACTCATTCAGACAAAGTGGGGACAGCCTGGTGATATAAAGGCACCCACCATAGAAACGCCGAAAACGCTAGATGAGCTACGAGAAGCGAGATTGGCGGGATATGATCCATATGCCGTGTCGCTTCAGATTATCAAAGGGCATCCTTTGGAGCGGGATGCTTTGAAACGCCTTAGTATAGGTGTAAGTCCGTGGATTCTTAGTGCGTGGCTCTTATCTCATTCGTTAAATACGAATTCTTTTTCTGAACACCAGATTTAGCATACATGGAAGTTCATGAAACCCCCGCTGCCATTTATAGTGAGGCAAAGTCTGAATATACAAAGCAACTGATATTCAACTTTCAGCCCGTACTTCTCAGATTCTTCTTGGATCGCTACGATGAAACAAAAAAGAGCATATCTGTAACATCTAAGACGAGATCCGCTTTGAGTGAGTTTCAGGACTCTCTCAAGCAGATTCCCGAGTGGAATTTGGACAAAGTACAGCGTGAGACGAGTGCGCTTCTAGAAAAGGTAAGTTGCGACTATATTGAAGACCTTATTACAGCAGTATTCGTTGCTCACACGAAGATTCTCTCTGCCATTAATCTTCATACTAGACCCCGGCGAGGACCCATTAAGATTACTATTCCCAAACCGGACCATTTTATGCATCGGACAATGTCTGAGAGTAGCAGGATTTTATGGTCTAATATATACTTATTTGATGATTCTTCTGGAAGTTTGGATCGCCAGAAGAATATGAATGAGGTGAACCGATTTCTGGAGGAGGGCATTCTCCAGGCTATTCGAAACCTTCTCCCGGTGAAGTCCATTTTGAGAGATAGTCTCCAGGAGGATGCCGAAGATGCCATTCAGATTACAACGGGGCCCGCATTAGCCGAGGAGGATGAAAGTGAGACACCCAAGTTTGAGGAGCAAGAGGCAGGAGAGCCCAGGCTAAACGAGCCGAAGGTGGAAGAGCTGAAGGTGGAAGAGCCCAAGGTGGAAGAGCCGAAGGTGGAAGAGCTGAAGGTGGAAGAGCCCAAGGTGGAAGAGCCCAAGGTGGAAGAGCCCAAGCCCAAGGTGGAGCTAGCAAAGACAGGATCTGTAGTACATATTTCAAAATTGGAACATACAAATTCTGAGCCTCAGAATACTCTTGTATTTGATACGGAACGAACTGTAGGTTTCACGGGTGTTGATTCTATTTTTGGAGAATCTGGAGATGCCGAGTTGAGGCCCATGATTGAAGAGGGAGATGGTGATATTCAGATTATTGGTGAATCGGAAGCATTGGATTTGGATGATATAGAAGATCTGAATGAAGCTGAATCTGGCAAGGATGGCCCACCCGCACCGCTTTCTGCCGATGATTACGAGGCCCTTTAAGGAGGGTGAGGCCCTTTAAGGAGCGCTATGCCCTTTAAGATGCCTAAAGCGCGCGAAGTATGCGCTTTTTTTCTGCCAGGATTGCTCAGAAATGAATACACTTGAGCACATCCTCTGGGCCGTTATCGGTGGCCTCATAGTTGCAATACTCACTGCCGGCATCACCGTATATAATAAAGAATCTCCCAACACGAAGCATCTAGCCCGTGATTTCATTCTAGGCTCCCTGACAACTGGATTTCTATATCCACTTATCCCGGAGTCATTTAACGATATGAAGCAACTTGTCTCTGCGTCTGGTACTGGTCTAACAGAGTCCCTTGCCTCTGCCTCCAGTTCCATTCTTTCATCCGTAAAGTCATCTACAGACCCCGGTGTGGAAGTGGGCCCTGCAAATTTCTAGCAAAACAGCGAATATACCTTTTCACCCTCTGGCACATTATCACTAAAACAAAATCCAACAAATGGCTTCTTATTCAATTGCTCCCTGGGTACAGCACCTTTAACCTTTTTCGCGATTACGCTATAAAGGTCAAAGCCGGGATATCTCTCGGACCTATCCGGATTACACAATACATTGCGCCCATCTTCATCAATCAACCACTCCCACAGGACATTGTATAAATCTGACACAGTCTCATGTTGTCTGAAATTCGCCTCATCACTCAAGACCCGACCTCCCTCACGGTCTTCAGGTATCTCCTGGAAAAGGGCCTCAATGATACTCACAGACAGACGACACAGGTCAAAGGAGGGGTTTGGATAACACAGGGGCTCCTCGGGTTCATAGAAAGGGCCAAAGTTATACTGGGTACCCGCCTCATTCTCCGGCCAATAGTCGTCACTCACGCACAGAACATCATTATGAGTGTAAATGGCCCGACCAAAGTCTATAATCCGGAATATCTTGCCATACGTCGGAACTCTCCATGTATGACCATTTGTAGTACTGTAATACAGATATGGTTTCTCAGTGCTAGTCCATAAGATATTATTGCTATGGAGGTCATTATGTGTCATGGCCCACAAGCTCTGAATCTGACAAAGAGCCGCAATTACTTGAAATAACCAGGCACTCCATTTAGCCTCTTTTTCGGTCCCATCATTATCATCCAAGAGTGAATCCATGGTATTCGTATTGGATTCCAGAAATATGAGCATTGTCGGGAATTCAGATATTGCAGCAAACATTTTGGTGTTTTCCCCGATTTCATCGGTTTCCTCGGTCCCATCTGAACCTTCTGAATCAGATTCTAAATCGCTGGCCGTTGTAATGGAGGCAGAATGAAGAGATCCGGTATCCCCCACAGCCTCGTAGCCTCCAAGTTCAGATATATGGCTTTCACCCGATTTACTTCCATCTGAATCATTGGAGGAAGAATCGTAATCCAAATCCTCTTCCGGCGATTCAAGAAGTGGATCGTCGGCGTCCATGGGAACATCTCCATTAAATCCTAACAACCGGAAGTGCCCCTGCCCCTTTCTTCGCCAAAACCATTTTTCAAACCGAATATCTGCAAAGTCCTCCGTGATATTGTAAAAGTACTCTTTCGCAATGGCTAGGTAGGCCCCGTAGAAGAGTGAGAAGTGAGGAGAGTGATCGGCTTCTCGGAACTTACTCAACATGTAGCAGGCCACTGCATCTACGTAGGCCTGGTTGTGGGGATCATGCAGCTTCCCATAGACCTTCGCAGATTTCTTACCTGGAGATGGAAGAGCGGGGTGCTGAGAGACCGGGTAGTTTCCCTGAAGCATCCGGTAGGCGTCCAATAAATGAGTAATCTTACAGAAGCCGGAAATGTCTGTTAGACTCTGCCCTGCCGCAGGGATTCCGTTGCTTCCGTTGGAAGAGTACTCCCGAATTCTCCCGGAAAAATGGCCCGAACGATGGGGAATCTCTCCAACGAAGTGTTCCAAGTGCCAGCGGTGGTCAAATCGCAGGAAGGGTGTCTGCTTCTTCGTTTTACCGAAACGGAGAAGTCCGGGATGTGTTGTCTGGAGTGGACAGAATCGAGCCTCTAGGGCAGCCTTCAGCGTTGCAGGCGGGTCCAATTCCCAAATTTGGGGAGAAGGGAGACTCTGTGTCTGAAGTGAAGGATATGGAGACGACATTACTTTAGGAAAGAAGGGTCTTAAGAATATATAGCGCGTTACATAATGTATTTGTAATATTTGAGTAGCAATTAGGAATGGCTGCTTCTGCTGCGATGAATCTTCAATTGAAGAAATTCAACATGTCTCAAATACCGGAAGATGCAGTCTGTATTTTTATTGGACGAAGGCGTACAGGAAAATCTACACTCGTCCGGGATGTGCTATTTCATCACCGAAATATGCCTCTCGGTACGGTTATCAGTGGTACAGAGGAATCCAACGATTTCTACAAGAAGATGGTGCCACCACTCTTTATTCACGGAGCATATACACCTGTCATCCTACAGAACTATGTGGCGAGACAGAAGCTCATCATGAAGAAAATCATGGAGGAGCAACAGGCAAGAGGGCAATCCAGTATTGATCCTCGTTCCTTCTTGATTCTGGATGACTGTCTCTATGACGACTCCTGGACACGCGATCTCAATATCCGCTACCTGTTCTTGAATGGGAGGTGGGTGAAAGTGTTCTTTTTGATTACGATGCAATATCCTCTCGGCGTGCCACCCGTGCTGAGGACGAATGTGGATTATGTATTTATTCTGAGGGAGCCATATCTGAATAATAGGAAGCGTATCTACGAGAATTACGGGTCGGCATTCCCATCCTTTGAGTTTTTCTGTCAGGTCATGGACCAATGTACACAGAATTACGAGTGTCTAGTGGTCAGTAACAACACACAGAGTAATAAGATTGAGGACATTATCTATTGGTACAAGGCCGAGTTACACGGAGATTTCCGTATTGGGTTGCCTAGATTCTGGGAGCACAGTGCTGCGAACTATATTGATGCGGAGGCGGCGGAGACGAATCGCTACGACCCATCTGCTGGACAGAGGTTGAAGGGGCCTGCAATTACAATTAGGAAGGTCTAAGGCATTTTATGACAATTATAGCCTAAGCATTATTAGAATGCTTGGACTATCAAATTCCACTCTTTTTGTTTTTATGGTCGGCCTCATGGCAATTGTTGTCCTTCATGCTGGAATTGTGCGGATACATGAGGGATTCAAGGCAGGAGAGGCCGGTATAAGATGCGGTGTTGATTTACCCACGTGTGCTGGCGGGACACAATGTCTGAATGGATTCTGTCAGAGAATGGATATACCACACCTCCAGGAGAATCAACTACCTGTACTGTGAACCTTTAAATCCACGAGCATTTTCTGAGATAACATCAGAAGGAATGTCACTGAAACTAACATCCGGTATTGGTTTAATTCTGGTCGTGGCATTTGTATGCTTCGTCCTTGTAAAAATCTTTGCAGCCTCTGCTACAACCAGGCATTTCGGAAGATGGAAGGGTGGTTCCGCCAGACTCCCTTGTCTCTCAGGCGGTAAGTGCCCCATGGGACAAACATGTATGGGAGGGTTCTGTTCCGAGGGATTTACGGCTCCCTTATTACCAAGTATTGATATGTCCTCTTGTGGCGCAAAAGAGTGTCAGGGAATCAACGCACCCTGCGCCAGGACTGGAACTCCTTGTGGGGAGGGCACTTTTTGCCAAGGAAATACCTGCGTAGGTATTGCTGCCCCCGACCGCGGCGAGGCTTATAAGCAGATTGGTACTCTGTTAGAGTAAATTTAGACCATTGTATTTTCGGGAACAGCTGAAACAGTCACACTGTCCGAAACAATCACACTGTCCGAAACAGTCACACCAGAAACGTCGGTAGTAGCCTCGCGTTTCCGTTGCATAGCCAAATCGGCCGGGCCATCAAACATAGACCCCCAACCCTCTGCTGCTGGGCCTCCGGATGCGGCTGCGGTTTCCGGGCTACCCTTCTTCGCACCCTTCGTCATCTCTGTACGCTGCTCTGCCACGAACTTCTCACGCGACTCCTCATTATTCTTGTAGGCCTTCATGAGTGTATTAAGTTGGTCCTCAGCGTATTCTTGCTCCTGGACCTGGTGGGGCTTAGGATCCCATGGAAGCCATTTGCCGACCTCACCCAGAAAGATATTATGAATGGTGTCATTGCGCTGGAGTTTCTTAGACAGGGCTACAGCCTCCGCGTGGGTCCCAGTAACTCCCCGGACCTTCAAGCCACGAATGGATGTCCGGAACTCATTCTTGGCGAAGAAGTCCTCCTCTAGCTTTGTCTGGTTCTTGAAAAGGAAGTCGTCGTAGGATTCCTTGATAGTGGTCTTCTTGATAGACGCATCATTATCCTTTACGAATGTACTGTATGTCTCCAGAATTCCACCGATATTGAGCCTAGACTTACGGCAGTGTGCGGCTGCTCCACTGAGATCTGGGCCGAGGCCATCAAGGCGGTCTGCCTCCTTTGTAAGGCCGTCATTCACTCCCCGGACAAGATTCACAAGGAAAGTCTCAAGGTTCTTCATCTTGTAGTCAACCTCGTACTGCTTCAGGAACTCTCCGAAGAAATACTGATCCTTGTTCTCCAAGACGGCCTCGGGGCTGAGGAAGGAAAGAAGCACGAACTTCTGACTGCGGATCTCAGGATCCTCTTCTAAGAAATCCTCACGGGGTGGCTGGCCTGCGCTGGAACTCATGGTGTCTGACAGGTATAGATATAAAGTCTTAAAGTAAGCAAACGCATATAGTACCCGAATAAAAAATCTAGGCTTCAGTTATAAGAAATGGACCTTTCTCTCGGTGACGTTCTCACTTCTCTCTTAAAGTATCTCATTGAGGGCCTGGTGGTGGCCTTCGTGGCTGTCCTGGTGATGAACCCCAAGAAGCCTAACTTTGGTGAGGTTACCACCATTGGTGTGGCTGCCTTTGCCACCTTTGCACTCTTGGACACCTTCTCTCCCTCCATCGCCGTTACGGCACGCCAGGGTGCCGGGTTTGGTGTAGGCGCCAACCTGGTTGGGTTCCCCCGCATGTAAGACGGGTACCTCTTGAGTATAATTCAATGTAAACTCATATAATATTCAGACAATGTCTGTATATTATATGATAGGATAGATTAGATGAAGATCTCATTATTGAGCCAAAATTTAGGAAATAATAATGTATATGAAATAAACCCTATTACTCTTATCACAAAGCATGCTAAGCTGCCCACCGTAACAGACCCTGATATTCATGTTGAATTCACGCAAGAAGATAAGAGGTCACTAGATGTTATGAAACCACTCATACCTCTACAATCATCTTTAGGACAATCATATATTATGATTGGTAGTGAATCACTTAATAAAAGGGCAGTAAAAGGAAACGTAATTACCAAGGTCTATGTGCGCAGTGATAACCCCAATCTGTTTGTCCATGGACGAGGTCATTTAGATATAAAAATGGAAAAGGGAGTCATAAAGGGGCCCTTGGCGAATATTATAGGGGTATTCAAACCTGTCACGAAAGGTGCTACATGGATTAAAGTGACAAATACAGACACTAATGAATCATATCTGTTTGTGAATATGCATTTACCAATTGATACTGGGAAGTGGGCTATGGGGGAAAAAAATCGTACTTTAGGAAATATGTATCGCATAGAATCCTTTAAAAGAATTATTAGTAAGATTTACGAAATATATGAGATGGATCCTAAATTAAAAATAATAATGGGTGGTGATCTTAATTTCAGAAATATAGAAGGTCAAGATCAATTGACTGCGCTCTTAGATGAGATGCAATTGAATAGTAACATGCCATATAAGTTTACAGAATTATCTAAAAATAAAGGTGCCACCTGTAAATATTTAACTACTTGTTCATTTAACAGGACAAATCACGAGGCATGTCTTGATGAAAAACGCGCGCCTAGTAGGTGTGACAGATTTTTAACGAATGCGTGGAGGAATATAGATAAGAATACATTGAATTTTAATAATTTTGTCTTAGACCCTATATATGATCATAATGCCATACATGTGTCATTTGAATTTGAGGAAAGCACGACGCGTCCTAGAATAAATGTACACTTTCATTTAATGAAACCCTTGAATTCTCCTGGGACCCCTGTGAATTCTCCTGGGACTCCTTTGAATTCTCCCCGTACACCCGCATCTGGGGGTACACCCGCATCTGGGGGTACACCCGCATCTGGGGGTAGGAGGCGCACTTTACGAAAAAATAGTAAGAAAAGGCGTACCTTAAGAAAGGCGTACCTTAAGAAAGGCGTACCTTAAGAAAGGCGTACCTTAAGAAAGGTGTGCCACTAACCACTAAGTATAATCATACACTGTCACTGGCAATAGAAGACCTTCGGTAAGGTACGAAGGCGTGTCTAGGTGGGTTTGTTAATGGAGGAGGTGGTTGTTGTGGTATGCCGAAGCAGCCATTGAGGCAGAAGGCGAGTATGAGAGGTAATATTACAAATGTAGTTATTGATAATGCAAATATGAGGCCTATCATAATCAGTATATCTATTGTGATGGTTGAGCATGTGAAATATTTATTACATATAAACGCCATAGGTATAAATATAATGGGTATTACAAATATTAATAACCATGTAAGAAGATATATTGGGTTTCTTCTTAAATGATTATAGCATTGAGAAATATCATTATTAAGACACTGTTGCATTCATGTATACATTATACATTGTTATATAGGTATCAATTTTATTTGAACCCTACCTTTTTCTCTCTCATTGCTTCTGCTACACGAGCCGTTCCAGGCTTAGGAGTTTTATTCTTCTTAGTTTTATTCTTCTTATTTGGTGTAGCTGGTGAACCCTTCGCAGCCTGTAGTCTTTTGGTTACTGCTTTTTGACCTTCGCTTTTAGCAGCCTCTTTAGCAGACCCTTTAGGGGCCTTCTCAGCTTCAAGTTTTTTAGCATCCTCTATTACTCTCTTAATACGATCGGCAACAATTTTTTCCTCTTCTGGATTTCTAGGTGAACCAGTATCTTCATTCGGTGTCATAGGTGATTTACTAGTTGATGTCGTAGTCGGAGCAGGAGGAGCAGCAGGAGAAGCAGCAGGAGAAGCAGCAGGAGAAGCAGCAGGAGAAGCAGCAGGAGAAGCAGCAGGAGAAGCAGCAGGAGAAGCAGCAGGAGAAGCAGCAGGAGAAGCAGCAGGAGAAGC